ATCGAAGTTGCTTTTATTTACAGTACACCATTTTGTACCTGATGCATAATAGCATGCTGCTTCGTGTGTCAGTAACCTCACAGCGAGGAACTTATCTGTTTTGATTAGCACTTCAACACCAGTCTGTTTGGTTTCTTTTTTAACGGAACGATTACTTTTATGCTCTTTTGTTCCTTCAACTGCATCATACAATTGGTCCAAATTTGCAAATCTGTTTATGTCTTTTTGTTCTGGAGGCAACGAATTTTTCTTTTTGATAAACTCCGATAACGTATCCTTTATGCGTTCAACGTCCTCAACACGAAATTGTCTCAATGAATACATTCGTAAAATAAATGTTATAAAAGCTCCACGCTCTCCTGATGGGTCGGCTTGACTTAGTGTCGTGATGATGTGTTTGACATTTTGTGCCGGTTCGTGATCTTTTAATAAAGATTTCGCAGAACCATCCTTGTCTGCTGCATCGAGTAATTTCGTTCCAAACTGTTTTGTTAATAATTCCATTTTTTGTTCAATACCTTCACTTAACAAAAATTGTAAAAGCGTTATTTTTTTCATTTTATTTTCTTTCAACCGTGGATTTTCTTTTTTATGTGATAACACTTTTTCGTCACTTGTTGGCCACGAATATACATATTTCCCTGCAAAATCTTTCACTAACATAAAAGTATATCCAAGAGTTTTGAAAATTTTAATATCAGCTGAGTAATCTGGAATTCTGTCATGAAAAATTAACTCTGCTTCTGTATCACGACGCCCGTGATGTAGTACATAATTCGCGACTGCGTTAATTTCTTTATCTGTATTTGGTCCTTGACCCCCAAGACTTGCCAACACTTGGATGTCTTCTATTTTTGTATCAGTGAAAGGTTTAAAAACTGCGCGACCGATAGAGCGAATACCCGATGCCAAATAACCAGGTAGGTGTTTAACCATGTGCCACTCTGGGATGATTTTGTTGTCATTCGTAGATAATGCTTTCGACATTAATTTAGGTAAATTTTGTGGTGTAACAAGATCTGTTGATGGTTTTGTTTTAGGTGAGGAAGTTCTCCCCCCTGCATTTCTTGCAGCTTGTTCATCAGATATTTCATCTTGATGTGACAAATCTGCTTTGCTTAATTTTTTAGTAGCCTCGTGTGAAGACAAAGATCGTGTTTTGGCTGCTGTGGCTTCACGTGATGCTGTCTTCAATTTATTTGCAGACAGTTTTTCTTTTTCTTTTTCTTCTTTTGTTTTATATTCTTTTTTGTCAGTAGTAGATGGAAACTGATCCTGTTCATGGTCCAAACGAATTTGGTCAAATTTATCTTTTATTGATGAATGTGTTTTGGTATTAGTTTGTTGTTTTTTCATGATAAACCCTCATAATATAAGATGTATTTATAACAAGATTGGTTTTGTTATCAATCTTACAGATAATATCAAAAGGGTGGTGTAAATGTGAATACCTCACTCGTTCCAATTTGTTCTTTATCTGAAAAATCAGAGAGTGTGTAACGTTTTGATTATTGGTCAGGGACGAGAAATATTTCAGACAATTTCATTTAAATTTTGATTCAAGAGAAAACACAAATTCGTCCCAACCTACCTTGATCCACCTTGGAAGTTTTTCCAATCATGAGCAGAATGTTGATACTTTATTACACCCTTCGAGTAAAGAGGGTAAATCGTGACATCGAGTTTTGAATGAATGTATAAGTGCAGTCGTTTGTGTTACCCCATCAGTTAAGTTATACACTTAAACACAAAACATAGTTGGGGTCAACAATTATTTTCAAAATTCCACTAAATCGTTTAACATTTCTTCTTTTTTAATATCTTCTTCGCTTGTCCACTCTGGGATAATCACTCCAATACTATCTTCTATCCATTTAGCAAGCACTCTCCTATGACAAAACTCTCCTGCACTTTCATAACAAAGCAGTCGAGTGTTATCCGGTAATGCATCAACAATTTTTTGAGGATCATATTTACGAGATATCAAAAGATTGATATATCTGGTGGAATATTCTTCTTCAGTAATAATTCCACGTTTTATACCTGTTACAAGTTCCCATGTTGGAGCGAGTTGTGGTAAACACTTCCCTTCATACCAATCAGGTGGTTTAACGCTGATTGCATACGAAAGAGAGTATTTTCCAGAACGAGTGTAGTTAGATGTGTAAATCAACGTTTTATTTGTAATCTGTTTGAGATTTTAAGAAATCAACATATAATTTGGGTGGTGCTACTTCTTTCCAAATTTCAGAACAATTGGTTGTTTAAGTTGTTGTAATTTGCTTGTTGATATAATCGTTTAACTTTCCTTAATTAAAATTCCACTTCTTCTTCGATGAATACGCTTTGGGGGCTTGGTACTTCTAAATTGATAACAACAAAGATTTTACGAAGTGTTTCATCAACCAATTTTTCAATTTGAACCTTTTTGTCAATAATCGGTTCAAACTCTTCCAAAAACCATTGTGGTATAATAGTCAAATCGGTAGGGATTGCGATTGCTTTAAATCTACCAAACATGCGTTTTAAATAAAAGACTTTGATCTTCATATTTGATGTTATCGACAGGCTCTCTTTATCTCCGTATTCCTGTAACATATTATTCCAAAATATCCCTGCTGCGACGTGTCCAGGTAATCTTGTCTTCTCATTCAACTTCCAGGCTGCAGTATATTCCTCGATCCCCTTTATCCCTTTAGGAAGTCCAATTGACATCACATCAACAGACTCGTTGAGTTCTGTTTTGAAATCTACGATATCTCTCGACAACACATCCCAACTTTCACCTTTCAATAACCGTTCAACATACAAAGACAGTTTTTTTGCAATTGGTTTCGGTAAAGTAGTCTTTTTCAATTCAAGACCCATAATTTTCATCTTATCAACGTGATGACCATCTAAGTCAACCAAATGAAGAACATAACGCTTCTTATCGACGAATATACCACGATCGGAAACGACTTCGCGACCACACTTGATGATATCGTCGTATCCTGGATTGCATAAGAATGCTTCTTGCATAAATCCTTGGAATGACTTGTTAACTTGGTTTGCAACAGCGTCTGCAATCAACGTAGCTTCTTCTTGATCTCTTCCGTGAGTATTAAAGTATACGGAATCTGTGTTATGAACTAAGATATTATTTGCAAAGAATGTATGAGTGTTGTCAACTTCGATATCATACACATAATCACAATATTGTATTTCTTCTATCTTATAAACATTTACTAATTCAAAATCATACTTTGAAATTTCAGATTTTCTTTTTCCGTTTTTAACTAAATGCATTTTATCTTGTTTTCTGTTTTGAACAAACCCAACCACATTAAAAAAATCATTTGCATTCTTAACTGTAAGCCGTTTTGTGAATGTTCCGGAGAATGTCCCTTTATACGAATTTTCGGTTTGTTCGGAGAACCAAGTGGATGAAATCCCGCAACGAAATAATAACTTTTGTGCACCAACGATTAACTGTTCATCGATATTACACAATCCGACGGTTCCGTTCATATTAACAAACCCATCTACTGAGAACCATCCTTTCATAAAAGACGATATGTTGCTTGGAATTTCATTGAACATCCAAGCAGGGATTTGTTTATTTCCAGTTGAATACAACTCTCTTCGTAAAAACTTTTTCAGTTGGGTTCCACTGATTTGAATATCGTGGACGTTAGGTTTAACTGTGTAGGAAGACAACCAACCTTGTTGTTTTAGTGGGACTATCAGTTTAGAAACAACTTCGTCTAAATCTTGTTTACCTAACGATAACAGAACTCCACCTGTGTCTGTTGTATCTACATACCCATCTCCCAACACATATCCCATTAACACGTACATCTCAGTTGAAAGTTCTTTTGATTCAATGATTGTTTGAGGGAGAGTTTTTTGGTATATCAGAGTCTTGATTTCTGTTCCCAAATCCGTCGGTTTAACTTTAGATATGTGAGCATTGTTGTATTTTTTCCTAAATTTCGAATTTACGTATCCCATGAGAGAATGGTCTTCAGTAACATTAATGTATTGACTGTTTGTAATCCACACTCGATACATTTTTTTATTACACCTGTGTCTCATCACGTAATTGATTTGTGAATATTCGGTTTTGTTTAATTCTTCATTATACGTTAACACCTGTGGTAAATCTGTAATACAATATTCTTTGTTTCCACGAACATAATCAACCTTCGTGAAAAGTGTTTGTATTTCAATCTCTTTCATTGCTGTATTGATAACGGAATCACCAGACACAGAATCACCGTAGATGATTGATTCTGCAGGAAATATTCCTTTGAATTCGGATCCATCGAGTGCATATGTTGGATCGTTTCCGTCCTTTTCAGCACTTTTCACAGAACTATATAATGGAAAGTTTGTGTCGTATTCCTCGTCATCAAGAATCTCGGCTGTTTTACGAACCTGGTGACGTAGAATGGCTCTTCCAGTTCCGGTCGTTGATTCACCCATTCTTAAATCAAAGAATCGGAAGTAGTAATTTGTTAATGCTCCATAAAAACTGTTCAATTTAATCTTAAACACATACTGCAATCTATCATAGTATGCTGATTGTTCCATCAACTCTTCTTTTTCTGTTTCGTCAGAAGCGAGTTGAGCTTTTTCGTAATATTCATTCTTTAACTTTTGGTATTCTTTTCTCTGCTTATACCACTTTGCAAGAATAGTTGGAACAATCCCTGGTTTATTTTGATCAAACACAGTTCCAAAACCACTAACAACCCACTTCTTCTGTTTTAGATATTGTCTCCACTCACTTGCAGTTCCTTCTTGTAATTCTCCGTTGTCGTATTCCAGCGTTATTGTATTATCAGAGTTTGCAACGATCTCTTCCCAATCAGATATATTTCCTGTGAACTGCCCAATCAACGTTTCCGGGCTGATATTAATGCTTCGTATTGAACTTGGATACAGACTATTTATATCAATAGAACCAATCCACTCATGCATTCCAATCTGTGGTAATAGAACATATGCTCCCTGAATCCTTCCGTCTGGTTTTTCAGTCCAATCAGGAACTTTAACGTCAAGTTCGTAATGACAGTAATTTACCACAGCGAAATCAGATAATTTTAATGTTCCAAACACATCTTTAAATTGAGACGTTGATGTGTGACACATCACATTTGCAAGTGCAATATATCCTAATTTCTGTTCAAATCCTTTCAGAATTTCTGTATCTCGAATGTTATATCGAATGAAATGATTGAAATCATTTTTATACAATTCAGCTAAAGAACCTTCATATTCTAATTTAGGCAAATGTGGGAGAATCTCTTCTGCAATTGACTCTAATTTGTAAGATGGGCGTTCAGCAACTTCATATTTTCTGAATAAATTCATATAATCTAAATGAACACGCCCAGATAAGTCACAAGTTATTGCCTGTTGTTTGAACACTTCAACTTCACGGTATCTCGGTAAATTAGCACCATCAAACGATAAACGACGTAATGCACTTTTTCCTAAGGTTTTTTCGATTCGTTTTGCAATATATGGTATATCGAAGAAATCACTGTTCCAACCGGATAAAATATCAGAATCTTCAATCTCTTCTAGTAATATATTAATTAATTCTTTTTCGTTTGGAACTATGACAATTTCCGATAATTCTTCCAAAGCTGTATCAAACGTAGTTGGGTCCCATCCTGGTGGTGGTATCGCAATGACAATAGAACGATTCGTGTGAATATGGTGTAGTGCTATTGCGTTTATTGGTGCATATGGATTTTTCGCTGAAGAGAATCCAATTTTTGGATTGTAATCAACCTCAATATCCAATAAAGTTATATTTGGAGTTGGGGGTGTAACATTATAATAATGCTCAGATAACACCTTAATATCTGGCATTATATCAGATTCATACAGTGTTGTACGTGTTAATTTTCTTTTTGTTTCTGAAAATTGTGCATATGTGTCAAAGTCATGCCTCATTAACTTCTTACCAAAAATACTTGTATAATTCCCATTCTCGGCTTCTGTATAGAAATACAACGGAGCTGGGTAAGTCTTTACTTCCCGAACCCCGTTGTTTCTTTCCCATACTACAACTTCATTTTCGTTTTTATTAAATAATGCTGAAATATAACTCATTCTTTCCCTATTTTGTTTTTATACCTACGTTTAATCTGGGTCCTTTTAATGAAGAACAACAGGTGGGATATTGCAATCCTGCAATACCATAAAACTCTATTGGACGATGAATCATATTACACTCTGGACACATCCAAGCATTTAATGAATAGTTACCACCAGACATCTTATATGGATCATATTCATGTCTGTAAGTATATCTGTTATTAAATGCTTTTGCTATATGTTTCCTTTCACAAACATCTTTTCTGATTTCGCAAGATGAACACAACAAAACATATTTTTGTTTGACGTATTCCAAAAATTGTTGGAACATTTTAGTCCTCATCAGAATGTTCTACTCCACCGACAATCTGTTCGTATAGTTCTTCAAATTCACTATTTTCAGCCTTAACTTCATCAAAAGCATGTTTATACATTGTCTTGGCCATTTTTCCCGAATACTTCGGAGCGATACCAAACTGCTTTTTAATCTCATCTTTAATTTCTTTGATAGAAATTTTCTCATCATCAGCTCGTCTTAATGCGTGAACGATTTCTTCCAACATTGTCCGAAGCTTGTCACGATCAGCGGGTGATGATGGGGCAGAATTATTTACCGGGGCTGTTTCTTTTTCTTTTTTAATACGCATAATAGTATCTCCCTTTAGTTGTTTTAATTTATCTAATAATTATAAATTACTAAAAAGGGTATGACAACAATATTATTGGGGTGTAAATAACCCACCATTTAACTGATATTCAGCCTTTAACTGTTCAAGACAAATATATCCCTGTCCAGATGCTGGACCAAGAGAAGCCCATGTTTTGTTGAGTTTTTGAATTGCTGAATCTATATTTCCATTTTTAATGTCTGTCAACGCATTATGTTCTGAAAATAGGATTGTAGCGGCACGTTCCTGTTCTTGAACTGTGAATGTTTTAAATAACGAAGGATAGTTTTTCTGTAAACCTTTCCACGTTGAATATGTTATTTGAAATGCCCCTGCTGCTGAAGATGGTAATGACACATCTTTTTTATATTTTACATATACTTGAGGGTGTTTTGAGAAGTCTGAAAAATGCATGTTTGTAAAGGAACCAAGACTCGTTAGCGTTCCTGTCACTCCTAATTTTGATAATAAAAGTTTAGGGTCAATTGGGAATACCCAAGTTCCTGGTGATTCTGCTGCACCAATTCCGGCCCACATAACAACGAATCCGTCGACTATTCTCGTCCAGCCATCTGATTGGTAAGTTCCTTCAGCATATCTCAACATTTTAAGGAACGCTTGAACGTTTTTACTTCCAGTTTGACCATCACCACCATCGTTGATTTTGATTAATGGTCTACTCTTAACACAGCCCCCTGTTTGTTTTGTTCCTTTTGCAGCAGACGATTTTGCTTGGTGTCCTGTTCTGTTTTCTGCTGTTCCGGTTGTTTTTCCACTATCCGTCGTTGCCACGGGTGACTCATCGGTTAAACTATCAACATTAGAAACCTGAACAAGGTGCAATTTTTGTGTAAAAATACCATTATTAAAAGAATTATCCACAGACATTACAAAAAATATACCATTAAACCAAAATGGATTTTGAAATGCTTTTTGATCCGGATAATTACCATTTTTAAAATCAACGAAACCAGTAGTCAAATCAACGTAAGGCATATACACGTTGATTTTAACGTAATATGGGGTAGCTGCAACACCCGAAGGTTGAAACTTTTGTATTTCAGACGCAAACAATCTTGGGTTTCCTGTTATTGTAAGCTCTGCTGTTATTGCTTGAATTGCTGAATATTTTCGAAGTGCATCTTGGAACGCATCGTATTCAACTGCATCTTTTAAAGGAGATGACCTCGAAAACGGAATACTGGGAAGTAATGAATCAGTAGTGGTATCCGTAGTTGTTCTTGGTGGAACAGCAGATAACACATTTGTTTTCGTTTGTCCAGTTTGTGTTTTTTGGGCTGTTGCTTGCTCGGTTACTGTTTTTGCATATAACAATCCTTGCCCGATATGATCGAAATGAATTCCAAAATCAATAACATCATCATTTTTTCCAGAAAACATATAATCATATTGTAACAATTTACCCTCTGTCAATTGTTTCTGTAAAAACGAATTAAACTGTTCTGGATCTAAAGCTTTTGTCACAGAGGTTTGATTTGCATCTGTTTGTCCTGTTTTGGATGTGTAACTTTTAAAAACTGCAACAGGAATTCGAACAAGTTTATACACGTTCGTTGAAGTTACTTTATTATTTTTATCTGTTGTCTGACGAACAGTTGTATGAACCTCGGGACGATACACATAAAATACATTGGGGTCATCAGTGGGTTGAGGAATTTTGATTTCATCTCTAATCTGTTTACAGAAACCAACTAGATTGTATAAAGTTCTAACTATTGTTGCGCCAAGAGTGGGTGAAAAAACCCATTCATTTTTTGTAGTTTTTAAGTAATCGTTTATTCCGCTCTCCAGCGAATATTCACTACCTTGGTACGTTGGATCTAAAACAATTTCATATGTTGGAACAATTTGGTTGGTTATTTTATTATCAACAAGTGTCTGGATTGTTTTGGAACCAAGTTCATTTAAGTTTTTGTTATATGAATCAGCAAACGATTTTAAGGTAAATCCTTGTACAACAAACGGGTGGCCACCTGCAGTTCCTGTTATTGGGGAATTTGCACTACCATCAGAGATTGGAAGAGCCTGAATTACATATGTTGTTCCTGTATTTGTGAATTCAAAATCAATGTTTATTATTTTTAAAGGATACGGAGCAATATCAGATATTGTTTCTATGGAACCGTCATATCTGTGCCCCACAAATATAGTTTTTAACACATACTGAATAGTTGTTTGAGTCGCACCTAAAGCATTTTGAGCAGCTAATAAGAATTCAATAAAGCGTGTCCCAAATGGTTCTGTTATAGTCAAAGACGTGACTGCACCAAAAAGACCTGGAGAAGCTGTTTTGGTTTCAACGTCATGAAGATTTCCTGGAGGTTCTCCACCAATAACATATGTTGTCATTTCAAGGTTTACTATTTGGAGATAAGAATCTGTCATTGAATTTAAAATAACAACATATGGTTTAGAACCATTAGCAGTATCAATCGAACGTGTAGTGTATCGCTCTTGACCAGTTCCTAACATATCAGGGTGTTGGTATACGTCAACGTTAGTCCCAAGAGGAGAATTCAGTGCGTCAATAACTGAACTATCATTAACACCCAACAATATGTGATGATAAGAATAGGACCTAAAATCTTTTAATCGGTTAGCTTTAGGGTTGAGTGTTGGATCATTAAGTGTTTCGTCGTAAATCATTATATTATTTCAGTATTAACTCGTGTTGGGGTTGGAATAACAATGTTCATTCCTTCAACAAATTCCGTATTAATATCTAGTATATTGTTGTATTGAAGAATAACCCACATATATGATGGGGAACCATATGCATCAAATGCCAGTAAATCAGGGCGAAGATGATATTTTGAATTTATTGTGAGCAAAATATCATCTTTGCTTTGTGTAAAAACAATACGTTCCCACCACCCCAAACGGGTTGGGAACTGTTCGGTGATTCCACCTCTAACATATCTTGATTTTAAATTTTTAGTTGAATTTGTTGACATTAAAATCCGTCCAATATTCCGCTTGTGTATTTAGCGAGGTTGAATTGATTGACTTCTTGGGGTGCATGAGATTCTGTTAAATCAATACTAACCGACATTATAACAGGGAAAGGGACACCTCCTAAGGCGTCAATTTGCCCTCTCATTGCTGTTGGAATATACGTAACATCATTTGGATAGGTTATTGATAAATTAGATAATACAACAGGGACTCGGTTTATGTTTCCCATATAAGTTTTAGATTCTTGTTTGGATTGATTTCCACTTACTTGGGTGTATGCAGAAAAATAGAGAATTTCTGGTGGAGCACCCAATCGTTTCTTTAATGATTTGGTTTCTGCTTGCAATCTTGAATAAGGATCTAAATTCAATGTTTCACCTGATTGAATTTGAGTGAAAAATGCGTTGAGTTGTGATTGGTCAAATTCAGTTTGACCATAATAAGGCATTCTCCAAGAACGTAAGATGTTTAATGTTTGAATGTTATCTCGAGCTTCTGATGGTGTTCTTGATATCAATTTTACATCGTTCATATTATATGTTCTTGATGGTGTACCCTTATACATTTGAAATGATGTAGGGCCATGAAGAACTTGGATAGCATCATACAAAACTTGACCATTTTCTGCAATTTGAGGAGATACGTTTAATACCACAACCTTTTGTGAATATTGTGTCTTATCAGAATAAACTGATTGATCAATCGCTGAAATTAGTTTAACTTTAAAATCTTCTGTTGTTGGTGGTTGAACAATTGGCATATATGGTTCCATTAAAACATAAATATGTTGTTATATGAGTAAAGTCTGTTCTTACTTATGTGACTGTGTTGATATTTATGTTGTTGTCACGTGATACAAAAAATTGTATAATATACATCTATAATAATTATAATAAAGGACCGCCAATGAGCAATCCAATAACTGAAACACCAGTAACAACCGAAGTAGTAGCACCAACCTCTCCAAAGAAAAATTACCTCAACAACAAAGATTTACTTTTTCAAGTAGTTACAAGCAAGAAAAGGGGTATCATGTCAAATGAATTAGCCAATATGTTACTAACTTTGACTAGTCGTTACGCAAAAAAAGGCAATTTCGCGAACTATTCTTATAACGATGACATGCAGGCTTATGCTATGTTAATGCTTTGTAAAACTTGGTCGGCATTCGATGAAAACAAGAGTTCAAACCCCTTTGCTTTTTTTACCCAATGTATTAAACATTCTTTTATTCAATACTTAAACCAAGAACGTAGAGTTCGAGACATCAAAAACAAATCACTAATAGAAAACGGGTTTAATCCATCTTTGAGTTACACTCTTGACCATGAAGAAGAATTTCATGAACGGCGAGAAGCAATGATAAACGGTAATTTAGATGAATATGCGAGGAATAACGTAACGATCGTTGAAGATACAGAATTCAGTGATCCTGATGAAGTTAAAACAGAGACAGATACTCCTACAGAAGAATAAAATCTTTTATGAACAAACAAAATAAACTGAAAAAAGCCGCAGTTTTCACCGATCTTCACTATGGTCGGAAATCTAACTCCGATCAACATAATCAAGATTGTATCAATTTTCTGGAGTGGTTTTGTTCAGAAGTTAAAAAAGATCCTGAAATTGATCATATTATTTTCATGGGAGATTGGCATGAAAACAGAAGTGCTTTGAATATTTCAACGATGTTGTATTCCTTTAAGGGTGCAAAAATAATAAACAATCTCGGCCTACCAGTTTATTTTATAGTTGGAAATCATGATTTGTATTATAGACACACAAGAGATATTCATTCTTTGTTTCACTTTTCATCACTGTCTAATTTTAATATAATTGACGAACCGACTGTATGTGAAGATACTTACAAACCAATTTTATTATGTCCATATTTGTTTCATCATGAATACGTTGAATTATCACAGTACTTAAAACTTCCAATTTGGTTTGGTCATTTTGAATTCCAGGGATTTATGATAACAGGATATAATAATGTTATGCCAACTGGTCCCAATTGTGATGACTTTAAAGAGCCGAAGCATATATTTTCGGGACATTTTCATAAAAGGCAAGCAAACAAAAACGTAGTTTATATTGGAAATACTTTTCCAATGGATTTCAGTGATGCAGGTGATACTTCTCGTGGAATGACAACATATGACTATGTGAATGATAAAATTGAATTTATTGATTGGGGTAATTGTCCAAAGTACACAAAAACATCACTCTCGTCTTTGGTAGATGGGAAAACTATTTTATTACCTGAATCGCGAGTGAAGTGTGTAGCTGATATTGCTTTATCGTATGAAGAAGTTAGTGTGTTAAGGCAGACGTTTATTGAATCTTATAAACTACGAGAATTAGTTATTGAAGATTCTGATGAAATTGCAAATGTTATCAGTGGAACAGAAATTGATATCGACACAAATGAATTAATGACAATAAGTGATATGATGCTTCAACTATTAAGTAGTATTGATACAGAACATATTGATAATGAAATGTTAATCGAAATATACAAATCTTTGAAGGTATAAAAATGGAAATTAGATTTAAAACATTAACTTTAACGAATTTTATGTCTTATGGAAAAGTTAAAACAGTTATTGACTTACAAAGAACCGGAACAACTTTAATCCTTGGTGAAGATTTAGATAATACTACCGAAGGACAAAGTAGTAACGGTGTTGGGAAAACGACTGTTATGAATGCTTTAACATATGCTTTATACGATAGACCAATTTCAGATATTAAAATCGATGAGCTTATTAATAATGTTAATAAAACTCATATGGAAGTTATTGTAGAATTTGTAAAAGGTGGTATTCCGTATCGTGTGGAACGAAGAAGAAAATCAGGAAAAAGTGGAAGAGATAACACTGTTCATTTGTTTATTGATGGAAAAGATAAGACAAGAGGTGGTCCACACATTATGGATAAAGTAATTCTTGATATCATTGGAATGCCTTATGATATGTTCGTTCGTATTGTTGTTATTTCTGCAACACACTCTCCATTCCTTGATATGCCTGTTAATTCTCACTACCAAGCAAATCAGACTGATTTTATAGAACGACTATTTAATCTTACTGTATTATCTGAACAAGCTGTTATGTTAAAAGATTTGATTAAAAATACAGAAGATTCTATGAATATCAACAAAATGCGGATAGAACAGCTTGAAAAAGAACACATGCGTTTTGTAGAACAAATCAAATCAGCAAAAATGAGAGTTGAGAATTGGAACAGTTCAAACTCTAAAACAATATTAACGTACGAACGCCAGTTAACAGAAGCTGAAGGAATTAATGTCGATGAAGAGCAAAAACTTCATCACGAGATTGATGAATTGGAAAGAAAATCTCGGGAAATTTTACAAGAAAAGAAACAAACCAAATCAATGATTGAAAAGTATAAAAAGATGATTGATGAGAGTACTCATGAACTTAAACACTTAACAGATCAACGATGTCCATATTGTTTACAACAATATGCTGATGCCGACTCTAAAATCGACTCGTGTAAAGAAAGAATTGAAACATCAAATACACAACACGAAAAACTCATGAAAGAACTTGGTTTTATAGAAGAGGACGAACATGACCTTCAGCAGTTGTTAAAAGTATTAAAAAAGAGGCGACAGGTTAATGACGTAGACCAATTATTGGAAATACATTCACATAAACAAACTATACATCAAAAAGTTCAAGACTTAAAAAATGCTGAAAATCCATTTTTAGAACCGCTTAAGGAATTAGAAGATTATCATCTTGACACAATTGATTATTCTGACTTGAATAAGTTGAAGAAAACTCAAGACCATCAACAATTCTTACTAAAACTCTTAACGAAAAAAGACAGTTTTGTTCGTAAAGCGTTGTTAAATAAGAACTTACCATTCTTGAATACACGACTTCACCACAATTTAACACAGTTGGGTTTAACACACAAAGTTGAATTCACTCATGAAATGACTGCCAATATTAGTTTGTTTGGAAGGCCGTTGAGTTTTGGCAACCTGTCTAATGGGCAACGCGCGAGAGTAAATTTGGCTCTCGCGTTAGCTTTTAGAGACGTTCTCCAAAAATTACATACTCCAATTAACATATGTTTACTTGATGAAGTTCTTGATGTTGGGTTAGACGCGGTTGGTGTTCAATCTGCTGGAAGAATGCTAAAAAAGAAAGCTCGAGATGAAAATCTGAACATCTTTATCATTTCACACAGAGATGAGATTGGGAATATCTTTGATAGGACAATGATGGTTCAAATGCAAAAAGGATTTAGTTCTATCAAAGATGTAACGGAACAAATTTAAAGTTTTATTACTCTGTCTGACAATACTTGGTTGAGAGCAGTTGGTGTGTTCCCTCTTCGGGCAACTTCTGTTCTAACACTATGTTGGATATTATCTGGTAAACCCTTAATTGTATCCATTACAATTTTTGTAGCTTGGTTAATCTGTCCAGAATGATCATCATTCTTTGGTTTTTTTCTTTTCCGGTTCTTCTTCTCTTGAACCAAATAATGCCGACATTTTTTGGAATAAGTATTAACCGAGGAATCTAATCTGTTGGCTTGTGTCCTATAACCTTTGTTTTTTAACACTGGAATTAAGTGTTTGATAACAGTCAATAAACTACCACATTGTTCAATGGGGTAGTTCACTCAGGTAACTATTTGAAATATTAACGTAAATATTCTCAACTTTTGGGGTATTTTATGTTTCTGGGACTCGATCAATCATACAAATCTTTTGGGTATTGTCTTTTAGATAATAACAGCAATCTTATTGATTTTGGAACCATTAAAACTACCGATAAAGACGGTGATAAGGTTGATCGCTGCACTATCATTACAAAACAAATCATCCAGTATGTTGAAAAACATAGGCCAGTAAATATCACAATAGAAGGATTGGCATTTGGGATGAGAGGAGACGCTACCCGTGATTTGGCTGGGTTATTTTTTGTATTAGTAACTTCGCTACGCAATTACGGGTTTAATCCTGTAGTAGTAACTCCTCTTTCATTAAAAAAATTTGCAACTGGAAGTGGGAAATCTGAAAAAGCACAAATGGTAGATGCCCTACCACAAGAAGTTAAAGACAAGTTCATCGATGCTGGATACAAAAAAACCACCGGTCTTACAGATTTAGCGGATGCTTATTTTTTGTCTAAATATGCGTCTACTATAAATACTACAAAATAGGAGAGATTAAATGTCTTTTAAATTACTTAAAGAAATGATGGATGGGGAATTTTCATTTGATACATCCATGGGGCAAGGTGGAGATAATCAAGAACCGAATCCAGCCGCTAATATATTTTCAAAACAAACACAAGACCATCCTGATGTAATCGCTATGGATGTTCCTACTTTAATTCGTATCATGGAATGGGCACACGAAGACTGCAAAGACGATGTAATGCTTCATCAGTTCGCAAATGCTTTAATTCTTACAAGTTTTAGACATTCACCTTTGGATATTGATGATTATCAAGAGGTTGTTGATTCACTTACAACAGAACCGAACGGTGGTGGTAGTGGAACAACGGAACCAAGTCAACCAACAATGAGTAGAGAACCTGTAGCTATTTTCAATAATTAAAAACATTCAATCAAGAGAAAAGGTCAATTCGTTGACCTTTTTTCTATTTTGGGGTATAGTTAAATTGTTTTCAACTTTTTAAGGGCCTACAATGTCTGACGAACTAGAACCTGAAATTATATACGTTAATCAATTAAACGCCGCGTTGCTGAATGAAGTTAACCAACCAACTAACGAGTTCCCGGAATTTTTTGCTGGATGGTACATTGATGGTTTGTTTGCTGGTGGTTCCTTAACTCACCGAGCTGTCTGGACTTGGTATATTTGGCTGTTCGATGCAAAAGCACTTGCACTTGCTGCCTCAATTGGTGTTATCACGAGTGATTCGTTTAAACCTCGTGATATAACAGGAAATGTGTTGATGAATTTGTTTATATTCTTTCTAACATCAATCATTGGTTTTGTTGTTCCCGTCACTTTGGGAATATTGCATGACGTATTTTTACTACCAATTGAGTTCTTAGGAAATTTCCGAATAGCTTGTAAGTTGAGAGAACAAGGAAATCAGTGGCAATGGACGAACGGAAAAACTAACGTAGAAAGAGTTGAGTTTATTAAAAACACACTTCAATATTCACCGTTTAACAACTAATTAGGCTGTGTGATTGTTGAATAGTATACAGGAATAACGTATACTATTCGAAATCCTCATAAAAAGAACTGTCAATGACAATATTAAATTACTTTACTCCAAATACACACAAACCCAGAGAATCTCAAATTACAGCACTCGAGTGGATAGAAAAACAAAGTGCAAAGTATATCATATGTGAAATTCCAGTCGGTGGAGGTAAATCTGATATTGCCTTAACATTCGCAGAATACTTAAACAATGGAAAGAACCTTCCTAATGGTTCCTACATTCTTACACCACAAAAAGTTTTACAACACCAATACGAAAAAACATTTGAACACATTTCACCTCCAATTCTCGCAACGTTATATGGAAAAGGTAACTATAAATGTGCATCAAGAAATACAACTTGTGACATTGGAGGTATTCTAAAACCAAAATGTTCTGCTTGTCCACACGAATACGCGAAGACTTTAGCTAAAGTAAGACCCCATGTTGTTTTAAACTATAAGCTCGCATTGTTATTATTGGGTTTTACAACAATATTTAAAAGTACACGAAAGTTGATGATATTTGACGAGTGTCATAACATGGAACAAGAATTAACAGAATTTGATTCTGTTTTAATTTCAAAAAAACGATGCGAGAAATACAATCTCCCATATAAAGAATTCCCGAATATAACATTGGCCTTTAAATGGTTACAATACACGTATCTAGAAGCATTGTTACATCTCGTTGATGAAATGACGGAAGAATATTCATACATGCTTGATTCAGCTTATTCTGTTGAATCCAATGAAGATATTAAAAAAATTCGGGAATTGAACTCACTGTCGGAACACGCTGGAACCATTGAAGCTCTTATAACTGGGAGTGATGTAGAACAAATTGAAGATTTGTATGTTCTTATAAAAGACCCGAATTTTATTAAATTTAAGAGATTGTCTGCTGCTCACAGTTTTCAATCAATATTAGAGCCACGTGCAGAAAAATTCTTATTTCTATCATCTACTGTTCTTGATTATAAACAATTCTGTGCTGATTTAGGTATAAATGAAAAAGAAACAGCTTTTCTTTCGTTGGATTCTGAATTTCCCAAAGAACATCGTCCAATCTTTTACATGCCAGTTATGAAAATGAACGCTTCGTGGAAAGAAGATCAAAACAGAACAGGTAGAAAAGAATTAAGTTCAACACTTATTAAACTGTTAAACGATCACCATTCAAGTGAATCGGGTATTATTCATACTGCAAATTTCGCAATTTCAAAGTGGATAATAGGAGAGTTAACAGACAAAATTCCTCATAAAATCTTTCATCACAATCCTGACAGTGGGATGGAGAGAGGAATGATAATTGATGGTTTTCAAAAAAACGATAAACCTGGACTACTAATATCACCAAGTATAACAGAAGGATTGGATTTATTTGATGACTTGTCACGTTTTGCCATATTCGCAAAGGTTCCGTTTGGGTTTTTGGGGGATGAGTGGATTAAACGGAAAATGGAACTATCCCAACAATGGTATATGAGACAAGCACTAATTGAAATCATCCAAGGGTCCGGACGAGTCGTTAGATCCAAGAATGATTGGGGTACTGTATACATTTTAGATAGTTCTTTTGGTTATCTTATGAACAAAACGAGGTATATGATCCCAAAATGGTGGTTAGAGGCGTTCCAACAAGTGTATTAATAGATTGGTGTTGGGCGCTTTGATTCTTGTTCGAATCTCTTTTTTAAAAAATTATCAATGATTCGACGTTCAGGATATGTCATATACATAGCTTCAGTGTATTGTACACTCCCACGCATGAAATAAATCATATTGACAATATTTTCAATTATTGCCTCTGCTTCACGTTGAAGTTGTTTAATGTGATTTATTTTTTCTTCAGTAGAACCCCACCGAAGAATTACATAAAAAAAGTTAGCGGGTTGAGTGTAACCGACAACTCTACCTCCTGCCCGCAGTCAACACATTCAGCCGTATAATGAAAATCTGGACCCCATTCACTACCTTTTTCAATTGTTTTTGATATATCGTTGAACCATGCAACTGGAATAGATTTTAACCAATCGATTATCATATCACTATCTGTTATTTCATCAACAGCAACAATCATAAATGCTACTGACCGTATTAACTGATCTCCTAAACCATCATCTTGTTGTTGATCGTTAATAGATTGCATTATATTAATAATGTTATTAAATCTCATCGGTTGAAGCTTGACGACTTGATAATTAGGCATTGTCATTGAAAAATCAACGTTGAGTTGTGTTGGATCTATTGGTTTAGAAGCAGCTAGAATTTTTGATAAGGAGATTGAATATGCATGACTTTTAGCATCCTTGCAATTATGTGTGTAATTTACGTCGATAACATCGCCATAAGTAACTTTTCGAATTGCCGTCATAATATAGTCAATGTCTTTTGATAACATATTCATTGGGTTTTTAATTTGAGGAGCACATTGAGCAAACACTTCAAGAAGTGCATCTCCATTTAACATCTTATCAGGACTCCGTAACAGAATTTCACTCATCGCTGTTAAAGGATATAAGTGGATTTCTCCATTTCGAACATCATCACTCAATTCACCATTTTTGTAAAATAACCCATTTGATGGTAACCGAACTGTTTCTCCTGGGATTTTAATTCGTTCTAAAAGTGGATTGGATTTGATTTCTTGTGATTGTACATCCATGATATCTCCTTGTTTATTTTAATATATATAGTGGATTATTAGACCCTATCATATCATTGTAAATATGTATACTTATTAGGACTTTTTATGGCTACTCTAAACCAATCTGATGTTCAACAAATTGCTTCAAGTTTGTTGAGTTCTTTACAGTCGGCAGCAGGACAAAGTGCTTCTTTTTCGAGAGCTTATGGTACTACGTCGGGTACTACAGGTGGTGTAAACAGAGCAAGAAATTCTGAAACAAACGCCGATTTTCGAAATTTAACAAAAGCTGCTGATTCGTTATCAGCAAGATTTTTTGGTGTTATTAAATCATCTGGAACTTTTGTTAAATCGATGGATTCTTTCAATAAAGTTCAAGTAGACAATATAACAAAAGCACGACTTCAAAGCAAGTACGCATCGGAAGTTGTTGCAAATTTTTACGAAACAGTTAGTGATCTTAAAAAAGCCAATAAAGAGCTCCCAGAAGCGTTTGACAAATTAAAAGATGGAATTTCTTCGGGAAATAAATTTATTGAAGCTGCTTTGAAAGGTGTTAGCGTAAAAACTGTTGAAGATTTTGATAATGTGTTTCGAGCTTTAAGGGGTGCTAGTGTTGAACTCGGACAGTCGAGAAGAGCAATTGCTTCCAATGTGGCTGAATTAGATAGATTAAAAGAAGAGATTGCTAAATCTAACCCAATGGATGTTGAAACATATAAACTTCAAAAACAATATGACCAAATTCTTGAAAAAACGGTTAGTGAAATGCAAAAGCATGGTGCATTGACTAGTGTAACTGCTGAACAACAGAAGAAAGAAGGACATCTTGTATTAGATATGATCAAGAGTGATACCACACTCAAAGATCTGAAAGCAGACGAAATTAAGGGAACGAAAGCATTAAACAAAGGAACTATTAATTTAGTTTCTGATTTTGAAAAAGCGGATAAAAGTATTAAAAGTTTTAAAGACAAACTAAAAGAAAGTTTGTTTGACAAAGCTATTGGGAAAATGGGAGGAAATGCTGCCGAGGCTGCTTTAATGAGAAACCAAGGTTCGTCTATGTTGGGTGCATTGGCGAAACAACTCCCAGCGGCAATTGTGAAGATTGGAATTGATGTTTCAAAAGAACTTGCTAGTGAAGCCATGGACCAAGCAAAAACAGCTTTTGAGACTGGTGTTGGACCTATGGCTGCATTTGCCCTTCAGTTGAGAATGACTGCCCCAGAATTACAAAAAATTATGGCATTAAACAAAAGTGCAGCATTTTTCGGTAAAGAGGGGATTGAACAAACAACTAAAAATTTAAAAGAGCTAGAAGATCACAGTAATGCATTTTTAGAACTTACAGGTAGTGCTGGTGGTGCAGCTCAATTGATGTTGTCAACCCAACATTTCACCAAAGCGTTTTCGGATGGAACTCAAACGATATCTCAAGGGACAACAACGTGGGGAAAACATCTTTCGCAGATGAATTTGTTGACGGGTGAAAGTGCTCAATCAATAATGGATAGCACTAATGCGATGATGGGTGATTCGGATATTCAGTTGAAGTTACAGGGTTTGCGAGGGAAAGAGGCAGATGCGTTAATGGAGAGTATTAGGTCTCGTCAGTTAGAATTCGGTGCTGTAGGAATGTCAACAGAACAAGCAAATGCTTATACTAAAGCTCTTGCAGGATTACAAGCAGAAACTATTCCAGATTCAGCTAAGCATGCTGGAATGGTTGCAGTAGAATTGTCTCAAGCTGGGATGTCTGGAACGGGTGTTATGAAAGAAATTCAACAGATAATGTTGGGCAGAGAAATGTCCAATGAAGCTGTTGCGTTGTTAGCTAAACATCAAACAGGTTTATTGAAAACGCAAATGATGGGCTCTGATAATCAAGCTGCTTTTGTTGCGAGAGCTTTAAGAGAACAGTTTGTGCCAGGTCAAGGTTCAAATGTTGGAACTATGGTAGGATTGACGAAAGAGAAGCAACGTCTCGCTGCTACTGGAAATTTGGCTACTAAAGAACAAATTGCTGCGGCAGGTGGAGAAGGGATTGGTGGAAAAATGGGTGGTCTTGTTAAGATGGGTGAAGAATTTATCAAGACTGTTGAAGTTGCAACTGCATCAAAAGGAAACATGTATGCGTATGTTGAGGATTTTGGAAAAAGTGTAAAAATGTTTGCCGATACAGTTGCTGGTGGGGCGGAGGCTGCAGGAGGTTTAGTGAAGAAAGTTGGAAGTACTGGGGCTGGAGCAACTATGATGGCATTATTTGGAGGTACATTAGCTGGGTCATTATTGTTAAGTCCTGGGTTGGGGTTAGGAAAAATGTTAGCCACAAAGGGGATTGGTCAATCTTTGGGTTCTATTTTTGGCGGAGGTGGTGGACCAACTCCCGTTTCAGGGGCTGGAAGTAGTAGACTTGGAAAAGTGTTATCCAATGGAAAATATTTAAACACAAAAACTATGTTAAAAGGAATGGGAAAAGGTGGACTTGGTTGGATTGGATCTGCAGCTTTAGGTGGTTTGTCGGATTATGCTGGGAGAGATACGAAAACAGGAGCTTTTGCAGATATAGGTAGTGATGCCTTGAATATGGCTGGAACAGGAGCAATGTTAGGAAGTTTGGTTGGACCTGCAGGAACTGCGATAGGTGGAGCGATAGGTGGAATAGTTGGTGGTGCCTATGGATTGTATGATAACTGGGGGACTTTAACTGGAAAAAACCAAACTTCAACCCCAACAATTCCAACTGGTTCAGCACCAAAAGCATTCCAAAGTATGAACGATGTTCAACAACAAACTTCTTCACAATTGGATATGATGGTAACACAGTTGCAGATTATTTCAAATACATTGGGAGTAAATGTGAAACATTCAGAAAAAACTAGTATTGCAACTCAAAATTTGAATCAAGCATACCAAACAGTTGAAAATGAAAAAATTATACAAGAACGCACGAAGATGGGAAAATTGGCAGCGATTTTACCAATTAACAATCCATCCGCTGTATGATAAGAATTCCTCCGGATATTTAACAATAAATACTTATTAACAACAAAGAAGAAAATTATGGGAAAATTTGTAGATTATTTCAAGTTTGTATCTCCAAACCAAGAAACATCTGTAGTTCAGGACAGCCAGGGGGTGGATGGACAATATGCTACATACGGAAATTATACATGGTATCAAAGACTCGTTCAAGGTTCAGCCACACGGTTAACACGATATCGTGAATATGATATTATGGACAACGATATTGAAATTACTCGAGCGTTGGATACCATTGCCGAAGAAATGACAACAAAAAATGCGGCAACTAATTTACCGTTAGATGTTGAAATTGAAACAGAAGAAGGTTTATTAGTTGATGATACTTTAGTTATGACGATAAGAGCTGCTTTACGTCATTGGTCTGGAATTCATAATTGGAAAACAAGATTGTTTAAAATTTCTCGTAATACAATCAAATATGGTGATTGTTTTTTCCGAAAACGTTCTCCTCATACTCCATGGGAATGGATACCAGCAGCAAATGTGATAGCGGCTTATGTTGACGCAGACGATGTAACTAAAGTTAAGGGTTTTGTAATCAGAACAGATACAAAACGACCGAGAACTGCAGGTGGTGCGCCTGGAGATGGAACTCCCGGAATGAACACTGTTTCCGTTGGTGAGCCGTATGAAACAGAATATGTGATGATGCAAGATCTTGTTAGATTTTCTTTGAATGACGATATGTCTGAATCTGCTCCTTTTGGTGATTCTGTTCTTCGTAGTGTGTATCGTTCACACAAACAAAAAGAGTTACTTGAAGATGCAATTATAATTTACCGAATCGTTAGAGCCCCGGAACGTCGTGTGTTTTATATGGATGTCGGGAAAATGCCACCCCACCGCGTTAAACAGTATCTTGAAACAGTAAAGAATGAAATTAGACAAAAGAAAATCCCATCTCAAATGGGTGGAAAAGAATCTATTGATTCAGTATATAACCCTCAATCTATGACAGAGGATTTCTTTTTTGCTTCCCATCCAGATGGTCGTGGGTCAAAAGTAGAAACACTTCCAGGTGGACAAGGTTTGGGAGAATTAACAGATTTGGATTATTTTGTTGATAAAGTATTACGTGGATTGCGTGTTCCAAAATCTTGGATGAAACCAGGGGCAGAGGGTGGTATATTTAATGATGGTAAAGTTGGGGCAGCTTACATAGAGGAACTGCAATTTGCTCGTTTTGTGGAACGACTTCAATCTCCTATTGAAAATGTTATTGACAAAGAATTTAAATTATATCTCCGTAATTGTAACATCAATATTGATGAATCTACATACAGAATTAGAATTCCAGCACCAAATAATTATGAACAACACAGAAGAGCTGACTTAGATTCTAATCTAATCAATAATATGGCATCAGCTGAAAGTATTCCTTACTTATCCAAACGATTTGCTCTTTCACGTTATTTGCAATTGACAGATGACGAGATAGTTCAGAATGAAATGTTATTAAGACAAGAGAAGAAAGTTAAACAATCACCAGATGGTTCTGACATTGCACTTCTTTATGGTAGCGAAGAGATTGGTCTTGACGGTGGAATGGGAGGCGGCTTCGGTGGTGGAATGGGAGGCGGCTTCGGAGGCGGAATGGGTGGTGATTTCGGTGGTGGAGTGGGTGGTGATTTCGGTGGTGGAATGGGTGGTGAAGAACAACTTCCTCCAGGAAAGGGTGGATTAGATTTGGGGGGTGGAATTCCACCAGTCGGAGGACAACAACCTCCTAACCAAGGAGTTGGAACCCAACCACCACCAGGTGGAACTAAACAGCCGGCCATTTAATTTCCAAAGTTATTTCAATAATAATCAATAAAAACAAGGGGTTACTACTTACCCTTTGTTTTTAATACGTTTTTCTGTAAATATCAGTGTAAAGCTGGGTGTTGTATTATTATCAGCTTTCCAAAAACCAATAACAACAAGGAGGAATACTATGTTTAAAGAACAATTAAAGACTCTCGTCAACGCTCTTATTAACGAAGATGAGGATACAGCTCGTGAAGTTTTTCGTAGCTATGTAGTCGAAAGAAGCAAAACCATCATTGAAGTCGGTGATGAAGATGATGAAGATGATGAAGATGAGGGTGATTTAGAAGACAAAGAAGACTCCGATGAGGATGAAGAAAAGAAAGAAAAGAAGGACAACGACGACAAAAAGAAATATGACAAAAAAGTCGACAAAGACATCGAAAGGTTAGCCAAGGACCAGAAAAAGGATGACGAAGAAGGTGAGGATGACGATTAATCGTAAAGGAGAATTAAAATGAGCACACAACTCTTAATAGAGGAACTCTCTCCTGCACAAAGTGGAATTATCCAGGAATCGTCTTCTGATGGGAAAAATGTTTGGTTGTCTGGTATCTTTATGCAGGCTGATATCAAAAACCGGAATAATCGGATTTACCCATTAGATGAAATTTCTCGTGCTGTAACTGAAGCATCTTTAAAAATTCAAGAGATGAATGGTATTTTTGGAGAACTTGATCATCCACAAACTCTGTCTATTAATTTGGATCGCATTTCACATGCTATTACGGATTTGAGAATGGAAGGTTCTAATGCATATGGTCGCGCAAAACTTCTTCCTACTCCAATGGGAAACATCGCAAAAACTTTGGTTGAAAGTGGTGTTCGTTTGGGAGTTAGTTCAAGAGGTGCCGGCGAAGTTGGGGATAGTGGAACAGTCAAATTGTTTTCATTTGTTACTGTTGATATTGTTGCTACTCCATCTGCACCAGGAGCAATGCCTACATCAATATATGAGTCTTTGGAAATGATGAAGAGTGGTCGGAACGTCTTAACTTTAGCAGAACAAGTACAACACGATCCAGCTGCACAAAAGTACTTAAAACAGGAAATTATGAAGTTTCTAGGTGAAAATTTATTCGCCAAGAGGTAACAATTTTCAAATATTTTGGAAAAAAATTGGATTGTAACTCATTGTTTTTTCAGGGAAAAATAAACTACGTAACTACGTAGAATCCCTTTAAACACAGTAGGTTATAAATATATACAACAAAGAAAACAAGGAGATACAAAATGAATGAACTTCTTAAAAAGCTACTTGAAGCTGACATTCTTTCTGAAGATACCAGAAAGGAACTTGAAGAAGCAATGAGCGTACAGATTCAAGAAGCTGTAGAAGCGGCAAAATTGGAAGCAACAAACCAAGTACGTGTTGAGCTTACAGAACAGTGGATTACAGAACGTGATGCTTTAATTGAAGCAATTGATGATAAGGTTGAGGAATTTTTAAAAGAAGAATTCAAGGAACTTTATGAGGACGTGTCGGCTTACCGTGATCTTGAAGCTGATTATGCTGAACATTTGGTTGAAGCAAAAACAGAAATGGCTGAAGAATTACAAAATGATTTGGCTGAATTAGTTGAAAAGTTAGATTCCTTCTTGGAAATTCGTTTAAATGCAGAATTTGAAGAATTAAAAGAGGAAATTAATGAAAGTAAAAAACTTCAGTTTGGTCGTAAGGTCTTTGAATCATTTGTAACTGAATATCGTAAAAACTTCGTTAATGAAGATTCTACTGAAGCTGAACTTCGTGAAGTTCGTGAACAGTATGAAGAAAAAGCACAACAAGTTAAAACTCTTGAAGAAAGTATCAATTTGGTAGAACGTAAACTTAAGATGGACAAAATTCTTGCTCCGTTGAATGGTAAAACTCGTGAAATCATGGAAACTATTTTGAAGAGTGTTCCAACTGAAGGGTTGGAAGAAGCATACAAGACCTTTATTGGTCGAGTGTTAAAGGAGTCTGGGGACAATAGATCAGAGAAGGAAAAGTCAGTACTTGCTGAAAGTAAGTCCAAAAACGCTGAAAAGCCTAAATTGAGTGATGCCTTTTTAAGAACAGGTGATCCAATTTACGAAAGCACCAAAGAAGAAGACGGAATGGATGTTTCTGAAAAATCCCGTAAGGTAACAGAATCATTTAAACGTTTAGCTGGTTTGGAATAATTTACAACAACTTACTTACAGGGAGTTTAAAATGAATGAACTTTTAGAAAACTGGGGCGAAATTAAGGAAGCCCTTTTAGAAGGTCTTGATGGTTCAAAGAAAGAGATCACAGGAACTCTTCTTGAAAATCAGAAGACACAGGTTTTAACAGAAACCGCAGCAGCAGGATCTACAGATGCAGCATCTATTGCTGGTTTCCGTAAGATCATCATCCCAATGATCCGTCGTATTATTCCTAGCACTATTGCTACGGAAATTGTTGGTGTTCAACCTATGCAAGGTCCAGTTGGTCTTGTGTATTCTTTACGTTACAAATATGCTGATAGTATCACTACAAGTGTTACTCCAGAAGGTGATATTCCAAATGCTGGTGACCCAACAGACTTTGAAGCTTTTGGTAACTTGAATGCAATGCGTCGTTTCTATTCTGGCACAACAGGTGCTTCCCAAGTTGCAGGTGCTGATGGTATGGGTGCTCCAGCTCCAGGATCAATTACTGGTGTTGCACAAGGAAAATCTTGGGGTGCTAATGCAGGTTTCTCATCTTTGGATGGTTGTACTGTTGGTGGTTCGGGTGGTACTATTGAAGCTTCTGGTGGTCGTCGTATGACTGTGCAAGTTATGTCACAAGCTGTTGAAGCTGGTTCACGTAAGTTGCAAGCAGGTTGGACAATTGAAGCTATGCAAGATTTACAAGCACAGCACGGTCTTGATCTTGAAAACGAAATGACAAAGGCTCTTTCAGCAGAAATCGTTCAAGAAATCGACAACGAAATTATTACTGACCTTTTAGGTCTTGCTGGAACAGTTGCAACATTTGATGGTTCATTACCAGCAGCTCCAGGTTACTATCGTCCAACATTCGTTGGTGATCGTTTGGCTAACCTTGGTGTTATGATCAACTACGTCGCTAACGAGATTGCTCGTAAGACTCGTCGTGGACAGGGTAACTTCATCGTTGTATCACCAATGATTGTTTCAGTTCTTCAATCAGCTGCAAAGAGCGTTTTTGCTCCTGCTGTTCAGGGTTCTTTCAAGGGTCCTAACAACACAATGCTTGCCGGAACTTTGAATTCAACTATCAAGGTTTACACATATTTGTGGAACCAAGTTGATTCAACAGATTTTGGTGGAACTGGTAACGACAGTATTCTTGTTGGTTACAAGGGTGGAAATGGTGAAACTGATTCTGGTTACTTCTACTGCCCATACATCCCATTAATGTCTTCTGGTGTTGTTATTAACCCAGTTACTTTCCAACCAGTCGTTTCATTAATGACTCGTTATGGTAAGACCACATTTACCAACAAAGCAACATCTCTTGGAAATAGTGCGGATTATTATGGTAAAATTAATGTCACAGGAATGTCCTTGGCTTAATTGTTTCCAAATAGTACAGAAAAACCGGCGTTATGCGCCGGTTTTTTATTTGCTGTAGGCAACTCACCTCATCATTATGGTGTTAAGTTATCTTCAAAAATCTGGCTTTTTTTTAATATTTAAACCCCGTTACATTCAACACTGTTTCCTCAAATGTATAAATATATTATAATATCCCTCAAAGAGGAGGTTAGTATGAATGACTATGCAAAATCATTAGAACAGAACAATAAAATCAAACTACTCGAACCGCTGAAGAATGTAAAACAACACCACAAAATGCAGTGTTTGGTGTGCAAACATGAATGGTCTGCTACACCATTATCAAAACAACAAACATTTAAAAAATATGGAGTGGGTGGTTGTCCTGTATGTAATAAACAACGTAAACATACAACATATGATATTTCGCGGCAAAAAACACTGGAAAGATTAAAAGTTAGAGGAATTGTAGTTCTAACAGATTGGTATGATGGACGACACACATCCGAAAAGATTAAAGTAACTAATACCAGATGTGGACACACATTTTGGATTTCTGCTAATAATTTGATACAAGCAGAAGTTGATTGTTCTGTTTGCGGCCCTCAAAAACGGATTGCGCCTCTTACAGCTTGGTCGAAAGAGAATTCACGAAAGTGGAAAGAGACAGCTTCTGAATGGCAGTTATATAAAGCAGAGGTCACTTCTCAAACAGAACAAACGTATAAAAAATACAAGAAATACATAAACCCAGAAAACTTACCCAGAGGCAAAGCCGGTGTTGATGGAGCATATCATTTGGATCACATCGTTCCTAAACGATTTTGTTTCGAAAATGATGTACCAGTTAGTGCATGTTCCGATAAATCAAATTTACAAATGATTGGGTGGCGAGAGAATGTAGGATCACGAAATCACATTAAAGGAACTATACCTCCTTTATTTTTTCAATATATTCCATCATATGATAGAATAAAGCGTTATGTGGAAACTATACAAACGTTTTTACCAAACAGTCAATCTTTTGTATCTATAGCTGATATAATTGTAACATTATACAATCAAACAACGAATAGGGCTATCATAATAGTTCCAATTGATCAAATACACGCTAATCAGAAAAATGGTTATAACGCATATAAAACATTGATGGCATTGGGTATCAACACAACTATTATTTTTGAAGATGAATTATTCAACACTAAATTGATACAGGCAAAATTGCGTCATTATACAAACCAAAATCAAAACCTCGAACGCATCCATTCTCGTGCGTGTATTATACGAGAATGTTCAAAAGAGGAGAAAAAAGTTTTATTAGACGCCAACCACTTACAAGGAAATGATATTGCTCAATTTAATTATGGAGCTTATTTTAATGGTCAATTGGTGGCTGTTATGACTTTTTCACGTCCAAGAGTCGCGTTGGGGCAAAAAGGAAAAAAAGATAGAGAGGGTCAGTGGGAACTTAGTCGATTTTGCACTGATGTTAATTTTCGTATTCCTGGCATAGCTTCTCGTTTGTTAAAATATTTTCAACGTCATCATCCCAATTGGGTGGAGATTTACAGTTACGCTGATAAGCGGTGGAGTAAGGGGAACATGTATTATCAACTTGGATTCGAATTGGTTATCGATAACCCTCCAGATTATTTTTATGTTATTGAAGGAGTACGAAAACACAGATGGAATTACCGAAAAGACATATTAAAGAATACATTACCGAACTACGATGTTAAACTAACAGAATATCAAAACATGACAAACCATGGATATTATAGAGTTTGGGATTGTGGAACCCTAAAATTTTCCATGAAAAACAACACCCAATTTTAATTTACAATCAAGTACCTATAAATACTCTACAACAAAAACATCTTTTTATTGGTGATCATGAAATTAACATTTAAAGAATATTTGGATTCAAAAAATAGGCTGTTAGAAGCAATACAAAAATCGCCTGTTCAACGATCTGTTTATGATATTTCTCGATATTGTAAACTTGCTGTGTATGGAGAAGATGACAGTAAGATTACGTTGTTGTTAAAACCAAAACAACAAGTGGTTGTGGAATGGAAATATGAAGATGTGAACGATCCAACACCTGTTCATATTCGGTTTGAAGATGAAAAAAATCCAACTTTAAATGAAACTGATTATTTTACGAACTGGAAAGGTTCTAAATTAAAGAGTTGGTTATCAAAAAATACTAATGAAGTAACACCGTGAAGTAAATCAATACCTACTTTGTATAAATAAATGTTGAACTATACAAAAGAGGTTATTAATGTCAACACTAGGTTTTTACACTGACGCTCCTGGAAAAATTTCCAGCGAAGGGCGTGAAATAACTCTAAAATTACAAAAAACAAGTCCATCAACGGCAAAGGTTAGTTGGACCCTTCCAAAAGGTGCACCAGGGTGTTCTGTTGATGATTTATCATATAATGGAATTTTGGTTGTCGCAGACACAGTTCCTATAAAACAAGAACAAACTCCAACCAATCAAAAGTATTACACTGGAGATCCAACTGTGGATCGCAATCTACATGCTGGAAGTAAAATAGGAACAGGGTTAGTAATTGGTGCTTTTTATGACGATAAAACAACCACTTCTTTAGATATTTCAGGTTTACAATTAAACACACCATATTATATCACGGGTTTTGCTGTAGATAATGTTGGAACGTATGATTTAGAAGGAGCACATTCATATTCACAAGATTATCAGGAAACCCCTCATGATCCTGATACGGCAGGATGTCAAACAATAAAACTTGGAGTTCTGTCATCAGATAGTACTGGACTCGTTTCAACAAACACTTATACTTTCAATGTTTCTGTAGATTACCCAGGCTTTGATAATATGGATTTGAATAGTGTGTATGATCAATTTGATGGTTTTAATGATGGATTTTTAAATACACTAAATCAGAGTACGTTATTAAGTCAAAATTTTAAAGGTCCACTAATTTCAATTAGTGGAAGTCAGGCTCAGACATATCAACAATTAATAGATTTAATTAATTTTAATTTATCAACATTGAATAACCCATTTCAGGGTCCTAACGCCCCTGGAACTGGAACAATTTATGTAAATCAACTAACGAACGAAGCATATATTTGGAATGGAACACACAACGTATTACAAAACACTCTAACGAGTATCAGTGATCCAACTTCACCGACTGTTAACGATTTTTGGTTAAATTCAACTACTCAAACAATGAGTAAATGGAATGGAACGTCCTGGGTTTTACAAAAATCGATTAATTTTGCTTCTGATCCTTCTGTTCCAGAGTGTGGAACATATTGGTTTAACGGAACGACATGTTTTCAGTGGGATGGAACTATTTGGAAACCACAAATAACAATAAACCAAATATCAGATCCTTCAAGTGCTCCAGTTCTTCCATGTGGGATGTTCTGGTTAAACTCAACAACAAATCAAATGTTCCAATGGATAACTTCAAATGGTTCATGTAAAAATGGGGAATTAACAGAAGGAATCTGGACACAAGTTAATGTTTTGGATTGGAATGAAGATCCAAGAACTATTTTAGATGGAGTATATTGGTTTAATACTTCTGTGAATAAATTACAGGTAAGGAATGTTAATACTTGGAGTGTTCCATCTTACCAAGTTGTTGTTAGTGATGTTACTCCTCCTTCAAGTTATGTTATTTCAACGTTGTGGGTGAACACATCTACTGATACGTTATATGAGTGGGATGGAGTTAATTGGGTTATTTCATCAAATGAAATGATCGTATGGGCAACAGATCCTACTACCCCTTCTGCAGGAGAATTATTATGGAATGATAACTTATTTGTGTGGGACCAAGTAAGTCAACAATGGAAATTAGTTAACAATTTTGTGGAAAGTTCACTTGATCCTTCAGAAAAAGTCGTTATTGAAAAAAATGTTTGCTGGAATGATGGAACAACCTTAAGATGTTGGGATGGAATGCAGTGGGTTGTAATTTCGGCAATATCATTTGCAAATGATCCCGCAACTATTAGTGACGGGATTTTGTGGAATAATACACTAACAAATTCCTGGAGTATTCATCAAAGCGGAAGTTGGGTAATAATTCCTTATGCAGAATTTAACATACCTCCAACTTCTATATTACCTGGACAATATTGGTACAATCCTCAACTTAATTCTTTGTATGTTTGGAATGGGATTGCTTGGATTTCACTTATATTTCAAACACAACCAGTTTCTTATTCTACTGGTTCGTTGTGGTATAATACAACTGAAAAATCTTTGTATAGTTGGAATGGTAGTTCGTGGGTAGTTGCGAGTGTTCCTCGTGTTTCCTTGAATGAATTAGGAAATTTGGTATTTACAAGTGGAACGACTGGTTCCAAATCTACGATTATTGTAACAGATGGAGTATCACCAAATGGTTTATTTGCGAATTTGATTCCAAGAGGTGCGATTAACCCACCAACGAGAGGAACAGACGGACTTCTTCCAACACCTTCTTATCTTCAACAAGGCGTGGGAACAGATGGTACTTCCGAAGAACGTAGGGAAATGATTGAGACGATTTTAATTCAATTTGGATATCCCGTCGTTCAGGTTGAATTAACAAAAGAACATTTAAACTTCTGTGTCGATCAAGGTTTGCAAACATTAAGGAGAATGGGCTCTTCAGGATATGAACGAGCATTTTTCTTTATGGATATGAAAGCTGGACAACAAACTTACAAATTAACAGATAAAACAGTTGGTTTCCATAAAATTGTTAACATCATGGGAATTTATAGAATGACTGCTGCTATTCTCGGTTCTGCTGAAGGACAGGGTGTATATGGTCAATTGGTGTTACAACATTTGTATCAAATGGGAACGTTTGATTTAGTGAGTTATCACATTATTAATGAATATACAGAATTAATGGAGAAATTATTTGCTGCAAACATCATGTATACGTGGAGAGAAAAACCAAGATTATTATCAATTCACCAAAATTTGTTTAGAGATGAACGAGTATTAATGGATGTAATGATAGAACGAACAGAACAAGATATTATGGCAGATCGTTTTTTAAATAACTGGATTCAAACCTGGGCGACTGGTGAAGCTTGTTTGATATTGGCTGAAATTCGTGGCAAGTTCGGCAATTTACCAGGAGCAGGTGGTGGTGTTACATTAAATGCTGTTGATTTAAGAGCAAGAGCGGAAAAGGAATTTCAACAGTGTATTGATGAGCTTGATAACTACATCGCGAATAGCAATTTTGAAGACATTGGATTAGGATCACAGATTATCATGGGTTAAGCCATAAAATATTGGAACAACGAATACTTCAAAGTTTAAAAACGAATACAAATAATACAATGAAGTATTAGAATGATAAATAATTAGAATTAGTGTGAGATCTTATGTCAACGTGTGGAAGTGTTAACAATTTAGCGACTGATTGCAACTCCGAATCGGTGTGCTCTCCTTATGATTTAAGTTCAGATCCAGCGAATTGTTATATTCAAGATTTGGTAGCGGAAGCGTTAAATCTTGCATCTGCTCCTGTTAATGTGTTTAAGTTATTAGGAGTACACGAACAAGGTCAATTGATCGATTTAACGGGATCCGGTACACCAATCTCGAGTGGAGAATATAAAGATTACCCAGCTTCATTTGCATTTAATAAAAATTTTGATGAATGGCGGTCAACACAAAAAGGTTCACTAGTTGTCACAGCATCATATATTGGTTACGATTTTGGGCCGATTAGGTTGGACAACGGTCGCTTACGTTATTCAGTCGACACACAAGTTAAACACCATATAACATCGATACAGATACAACAAGGTTGTGAAAGTAATAACCGGGTCGTTAAAGCACGAATTGAACGATCAAATGATGGGGTTCAGTGGTTTGGTGTTGATGTCGTTACCTTACCAGATACCTTTAACCTTGAATTAATTTCTTTCAGACAATCGGCTGCTTCAAGGTATTGGAGAATTAGACCAATCACATTTAATGGTGGGACACAAGATTATTGGGCTGTAAAACAACTCACCTTAACTGATTTAACTGCCACGCAGTTATCAAATATTCAAGATGAATTGGGGTTTTTGGAAAATCGTGATAGATCATATTCAGCTGATAGTATCCAAATTAAAGGATATTATGATTTACAAGAATATTTAACAAACTTATCAAGATTCGGAATTGATATGAGTTCTACTCAAACGTATGTATTTAAAATTGCTTTTAGTACTGCTGTTAAAATGATTGGAAGACCAATTGTTATAGGTGACATATTTGAAGTTCCAAGTGAAACACAATATTCTCCCACTTTAAAACCTATAAAGAAATATCTCGAAGTAACAGATGTGGGTTGGGCAACAGAAGGATTTACTCCAGGATGGAAACCAACTTTACTTCGTGTTGCTGCTATGCCTATGTTGGCGAGCCAAGAAACAATGGATATTATTGGAGACATAAATCCACCGTCTAACCTAAACGATTTTCTTGGTATTGAACAGTCAGCATTTAATCCTGAAGCGTTTGTTTCAAATATAAGAGCATCAGCTGCAGCAAACACTCAAGTTCCAGAAGGTGGTGAAGATACTGCCAACATACGAGTGTTTACAGATGAAGAAATTAAAAGTGCTGCATCACAAGGTGTCGATCTTGGTAAGTTCAATTTTAATCAACGTGGAGTTTATGTTGAAGACGGGCTTCCACCAAATGGAGAACCTTATACTGAAGGAACATCATTTCCTACACATCCGAAGGATGGAGATTATCATCGTTTGACGTATGAAGCAAAATTTAATATTCCAGTTAGATTGCACAAATATAGTGTGTTGAAGAATCGGTGGATTTTCGTTGAAGAGGATCGACGTTCGTTATTGGTTAACCCTAAACCACAATTACAATCGTTACTTCAGGATCCTAACAAAGTAAACAACAATGAAATCACGTCGTGAGAAGAAGTTAAACGTATCATATAAATGAACAAACGACAAAGAGATAGTAAATAGTGTGTACATATATGGAGATTGTAATGAGATTTAAGAATAATTCTTTTGGAATACAAAATTATGATTAATACATATTACTTTAACAGTCAATTTGCAAGATATATTGTTCAATTTATGAATATTTTTAATGGCTTAACAGTTATGACAGGAAAAGCTGCAAATGGAACTGAACAATCTTTACTTGTTCCGATTCAGTATGGTAGTAAAGACCGTGTAGCATCTTCTATATTAAATGATAACACTCAAAACAAACCGTTAAGGTTACCTGTAATGAGTTGTTTTCTTTCTGGAATCACATACGCAGATAACAGAAAAAAAGGGGTTGGGACAATGAGAACTACTCCATATGTTCCACGTGGTGGATTATTACCCGAAGACGCAAAAGTGGTTCATCAACTAATGCCAAATCCATATGACATAACGATGTCTTTGTCAATCTTTACGAGTAATATTAATACTCAACATCAAATCTTGGAACAAATTTTTATGTTATTTGATCCTATTTTACAAATTCAAATCTCTGATTCGGCTTTTGATTGGACAAAATTGACAACTGTGTTTCTCCGAAATATAAATTATGAAGAAAATTATCCTGCTGGTACGGATAGACGAATGATTGTCACAACTATCACATTTGATATTCCGATTTATATTTCAGCTCCTGCTAATTTAAAAAATCAACTCATTCAACAAATATACGCCAGAATAGGAATTGTTGAAGGCCAAAATCTTTCAAATGAAGAAATCATTGATCAACTAGATAAACAGAATATTAACTATGAGTTAATTGTTTCCACTGACGATTTGATCGTTAAGTAAACACCATATCATAGATAGACCCTCAAACCTAGTGGTTTATAAAATTTAACGTCAAATAACATCTCTAACTTTTTCATTAACTTCGGGGATTTATGGAGTTTTTTATAAATACTATTATAGAACACTCACATATGATCTAAAACAACGAGTATTGTGAGTTTATCATGATACACTAAAAGGAGATTTTATTATGGCTATGTTAGTTTCCCCTGGAGTTTCAGTAACTGTTACTGATGAATCTTTCTTCATTCCAGCAACAGCACCAACGGTTCCATTACTGTTTATTGCAACAGCAGATCAAAAGTTTAGACCAGATGGCGTTACGCCAGCAACTGGAACGTACGAACATGACGTTATTGAAACAGTTACGTCAGTAACACAAAGCACTCAATTGTACGGTGTTCCACGCTTTATTGTAAATTCCCAAGGGAATCCACAACACGGCGATTGCCGTAATGAGTATGGTGTGTTTGCGCTTAATCAGTTCCTTGGGATTGGAAGTAAAGCATATGTTATTCGCGCTAATGTGAATTTGGATGATGATCCAAGTAACATTATGACGATGTGGGATAGTGCTATTCAAAATGCAAGTAATGTTATGGAACAATTAATTGCTGCACGTCTTCAAGAATATAACAGCACAAACCTATATATTCCAAGCAATCCTTTATATAAAACAACAGTGACAAAAACAGAGTTTATTTCTGATGCAACTTCTGCGTTACAAGCTGTGTATGATATGTATTCGTTCCGAAATTTGGAGCCATTGTTTCAAAACGATCATTCAACTGCTGTGTGTTCTGCCACAATTCCTGGATTTTGTGTATATGCGAATGGTTTTGCTTTACCAGCATCAGGTGGTTACATTGGTCTTGCAGGATTAGCTGCGGAATGGGTTGCAAATAATTCAGGTTCAACAACAGGACACGAGACTGAATGGACGGCGACTGAAGCATCTGCATTATTAATAGAAGCAGCAACTTCATTCAAGTTTACAGTTGAGTTCTTGAATTCAACGATGTTAGGTGCAAACGATGCCGCCCGCCGCGTTGCAATCGTTCAAGCGTTGCAAGCTTCAATTAACAGTAATCAAGCAATTCGTTCTGATCAGTATGAATTCAACTTGATTCTCTGCCCAGGTTATCCTGAAGTTGTAGATGAAATGATTGCTTTGTCGATCGACATCAACGAAGAAGCTTTTGTTATTGGTGAAACTCCTATGAATGTGGATCCTGATGCTCTTGTTTCTGCTTGGGGAGATTCATTAACAAGTTCAAGACAGCATAGTAACAACGTTGCTTATTACTACCCACATGGTTTAGCTTCCAACTTGGATGGTGCTGATGTTATGGTAGCAGCATCTGGAATCGCTTTAAGGACATATGCATACAGTGATAATATTTCACAACTTTGGTTTGCACCTGCAGGAACCAATCGTGGTTTGGTGTCTGGTGTTAGTCAAATAGGTTATGTTGTGGGAACTTTAGGTTCTGCAACTACTTTTGTCCCTACGGCTTTGAATCAAGGTCAACGTGACAATATGTACAAATATTTCACAAACATTAATCCTATTGCTAATCTCCCAGGAAGAGGAATTCTTGTGTTTGGTCAGAAGACGTCTCAAGGTACTGCAAGTGCAATGGATAGAGTTAACGTTTCCCGCTTAATCAAGTATATCAAACGTCAACTTCGTAAAAACACGGTTCCTTTCTTATTTGAACCGAATGATACGATAACTCAAAACAATGTGAAGGCTGTTGTTGATGCGTTTTTACAAGACATTCTCGTTAAACGTGGTTTATACGACTTTGCTGTGTTGTGTGATTCAACCAACAATACTCCAGATCGTATTGATCGTAATGAGTTGTATGTTGACATCGCGTTGAAACCAACTAAAGCAATAGAATTTATTTACATTCCTATTCGTATCTTGGCAACTGGTGCATCAATGTAATCAAAAGATCGCAAGGGGTATTAATACCCCTTGCTTTCACTAAAACAAACGATTTTTTTGGTATTTTCAATAGCATATTATAAATACCTCCATATATGATTAAACAGGAGTAAGTGTATGTCTACAATTTCAGATTTTGGTATTCCGGGTGTTGGTTCAGGTGGTCTTTTACAACCTAAACTCCAAGACCGTTGGCGTGTTATTTTTAATAATATAGGTGGTAGTGGAGTTGATTCCAAGAATTTATCATTTCAAGCAGTAAAAGTATCTCGCCCAAACTTGTCTTTTGAAGAAATCGAGCTTCATCGTTACAATTCAAGAGCATGGATTGCTGGAAAACACACATGGGCTGAATGTGAGATGACTATTGAAGACGATGTTACAGGCTCTGCGACAAAAATTCTTCAAACGCAACTTCAAAGACAAAAGTGGTTAATTGGTGCTGATGGTCCATGGTTACAATCTGCACCTGAAGGTTCTGCTTATAAGTTCTCGCTTCAAATTGAAATGCTTGACGGAGCATCATTCGTGTTAGAGCGTTGGTATCTTGAAGGTGCTTGGATTAAGAATTCAAATTTCGGTGAACTTGATTATGGTGCAAACGAAAAAGTAACAATTGCACTGACAATCCGGTTTGATAATGCTCGTCAAGAAATTTATCAATATCCAGATGGACAGGGTGTTGCAACTGGTGGTGCTGCTGGTTCTGCAGGTGGAATTTAATTCAAAACATTTCAAAACATAAGGGGAGATTGTTCTCCCCTTTCTTTTTATAAATAGTTCCATAGTAAGGAGCTATTATGACTTTCGATTTTTCGGGTTTAATCACACGTGAAGTAAATTCAACCGTCAATAACGGAGTATCTAGTGTGCTTAAAACTTTTAGTACTGCTGTTAATACAAATTTAAATGGCTTCATCACCAAAGGAAGTGAACAAATTCTGTCTTCTATTGGTGCTCCACAGGCAATACGAGCTGCTGTAATGAATATTAACGCTGGAATAGTTAATGCTGGTGTAAATGCTGCAGGAAGTATGTTTAATAATATTTTAAGTGGGGCATTTAATTCAGGGACTTTAGCTCAATTTAGTACAATGGATTCAGTTATTGCAGGTATGTCTGCTAACAATCCTCATGCTACAGATTTATTTCACTTAAACACATTATCAGGACTTGTCAGCTCTCTGAATGGCATGGTTTCAAATGCATTGCGCCAAAATAATTTTGACCCATCATATGATTCTCCGTATGCAACAGATATTGCAAATGTGTATACACCAAAATATGGTTTCATGTTTATGGTTCAATTTGTTCCTAATGCGACAGCTTCGGGAGAATTTGTCAAATTATTTCAAAACGAAATGAATCTTGTAGTTCATAAATTTGATCGTCCGAAAGTTGAAATAGAACACGAAGAAGTTAATTTGTATAATTTTAGAACACAAGTTCCAAAAAATGTTAAATACGGACCAGCCTCGTTTACAGTTCATGATGATATAAAAAGTGACACTCTTTCTGTTATAGTTGGTTATTTAAGAACTATTAGCCCAATCTTTAATTTTCCTACTAATACAGCAGAGGGAACAGGGGGTATGGAATTTGATTCAATTAATGGTGCTAATTTTGGAACAATTCAGCAAAGACAAAGCAATGCATACGGTTTGTATGAAACAGATGGACCTGATGATAGTTTAAAAACAATTTTTAAAGAAATCATTGTTTATCATGTTTATGATTTTGGTAGTTATACTGATGTGTATCATTTCTACAATCCAAAATTTACAAGTATCACTATGGATGGATTTGATATGGAGGTTACTAAAGGTAACATTGTAAATTTTGAATTTGTATTTGATGGATATTATATTGAAGTTCAAAAGCAAACCAATTCTTTTGGACCGAATTTTGGTCGAGGAATTATGCCAAGCGCTCAATACAATATTGTTAGTAGAAAATATTCAGAACCAACAGGTTTGACTAACTTAAGTATATCAACGGCTCCTAAAACAAGCTCCCAAGGAGTAAACTTTACATCATTCATTCAACAAAATTCAATTACCTCACTAGCTTCTACACCAAATGGTTCTGGATATACAAGTCTATTCCCTCCTGGATTACCAACAACGGAGTCTTTTGTTAATACTTCTTTAAACACATATATCCCCACATCAGTTTCCACATTAAATTCACAACCTTCCTCAGTTGTTGTAACAGGTTTGAAATATTCCCTTACTCCATTTAAATAATGGCTAAAAGTAATTTCTCTCAAGGATTTTTTAAACCAAGATATCCAGAAAAGTATGTTGGGGATGTTAATCGAATAATTTATCGGTCTTCTTGGGAACTCAATTTTAACATTTCTTTGGATGGAAATCCTAATGTTATCAAGTGGGGTTCAGAATGTGTCGCGATCCCTTATGTTAAACCGACTGATCAAAAAGTGCATAAATATTATCCAGATTACTTTGTTATGTATAAGGACGTTGATGGTTTTATCCACAAAGAGATTATTGAAATTAAACCATCAACTCAAACAGCATTATCGAAACGTGCAAATCTATATGAACAACTAACCTATGCAGTCAACACAGCTAAATGGGAAAGCGCTAAAAAATGGTGTGAACGTTTCGGAGTAACTTTTCGCATTATTACTGAAAAGGAATTGTTTAAATGAAAACCATAACCGAAATTAAAACTATAGAACATCCAATGGAAGCAATTTTTAATATTGAACCTGGAACGACTGAAGTTGTTGTGGAGGAAGTTGTGTCCGGTGAATTAGTTACATTGGATTCATACGATGAAAAAGATCGTGAAATTGAAAGCCAGTTCCAAGAAGTGTATGACACTGCGATGACTTCTTTTGCAGACCAAGCTGGTTTATTACTTCAATCTGACCCAAAATATCGTTCAAGAAATATGGAAGTTGCCAATGCTTTTTTGAATACTGCTCTTTCAGCTGCCAGAGAAAAATCTCTTTTGAAACTCGGTAAGGAAAAAATTCTCAAAGGTGTTCCATCTACAGTTAACAACAATCTGATTATGGATAGAAATGAATTATTAAAAATGTTAAAAGACGTAGATATATGATATATGATAAATGAAGTTATTAAAGATTTAGAATCATTTGGTTATACAAATTATAAAAAAAAGTCTAAAAAGACACTAATAGTTTTTACAGATAATAAGAGATTGGATGTTATAAATGATATTACATCCAAATTGATACACTCTGTTTATGATAGAACTCCTACATCAACATCAAGTCTTGGTTTAATTAAAGACGTCCGAGGAATTTCTATTATAGTTAAACCAAATGGAAAACAAGGGGTTTGTTCGGCTGGTATAGAAAATGAACAAACTCTTGTTGATAATATCAACAAATATACAACCAATAATCCAATCAATATCCGTTTTTTTGATAATAACATTGAATATATTATCACGAACGTTATTAGTGCTTCTAGTGTTGGAACTTCTACTGCTGGTAGAAAGAAAGCTGATGTAAAAATTCACACTTTATATGGTGAATATAATATATCTCTTAAAAAGGATAATGCTGAATATTGGGAATCAGCTGATACGTTATTTCGAACACAAGCTGAACACCATATTAACGAATTAAAGAATTCTAACAAGATTGAAATCAAACAACACGAACTTGGATATTTTACAATAACCCCCAATATTGCAATTAAAGCTACACCAGAGCAAGTCAAAGATGTTGTTTTTGGTTCAGATATTTTAAATTGTGGTGCTGTTATTACTAGAACATTTAATTCAAACGATTTTCTTTTTCTCGATAATCAGTTAACAATTTCATGTTCATCGATTATAACATCACCTGATAATATTCCCGAGGATAAACAAGTGTGGTTCTTAATCCGAAATGACAAAACACGAACTTCTGGAGTTTATAGAGGATTACGAGTTCTTGCATCTTATGAGAAGCGATTGAATCCAAATGTGTTGAGAGTATTTTAAGGTAACACTTAAAATATACGAACTAAATATTTCAACTATTGGAATGTTTAAATGGCAAAAAAGAATCCTTTAATAAAACGGGCCCATCAACCCGTCGAATATACACCCAATTTGGTTCAAGAACTATTAAGGTGTTCTCATGATCCAATATATTTCATTGAAAAATATGTAAAAATCCAACACCCAGTTAAAGGAACAATTGATTTCGTTCTCTACCCCTATCAAAAGAGATTAATTAAGAGTTTTCAAAACAATAGGTTCAATATCGTATTATCTGCGAGACAGACAGGTAAATCTACAACATCTGCTGCATACTTACTTTGGTTTGCTACATTTCACGAAGATAAGACAGTATTGATTGTTTCTAATAAGAATGACAATGCTATGGAAATGATCTCTCGTATTCGTTTCGCATATGAAAGTCTTCCACTTTGGTTAAAACCTGGTATTACAGACGATGGATGGAATAAACATAATGTTGGGTTTGATAACGGAAGTAGAATCGTATCACAAGCAACATCTGAAAGTTCCGGCCGTGGTTTATCTATATCGTTGTTATTTTGTGATGAATTTGCATTTGTTCAGCCTGGAATTCAAGAAGAATTTTGGGCATCTATATCTCCTACATTGGCAACTGGTGGATCGTGCATTATTGCATCTACTCCAAATGGTGATTCAAACTTATTTGCACAACTTTGGCGTGGAGCAGAGTTGGAAATTAATGGTTTTACATCTACGTGGGTTAAATGGGATGAACCTCCTGGCAGAGACGAGGAATTTAAACAAAAAGAAATTGGTAAAATTGGTGAACTTCGTTGGCGACAAGAATACGAATGTGAGTTCTTATCGTCTGATGCTCTACTCATTAGCTCAATCGTATTAAACAATATTGTTGTTCCTGCATTACCTGAACCAGACTTTCAGGGAATTCATTGGTTTTCTGAATTACAAGAAAACCAAACATTGTTAATTGGAATTGACCCTGCAACAGGTTCAGGTAGTGATATGAGTTCAATAGAAATTTATGACTTTCCAAGTCTAATTCAAGTTGGTGAATTTAGATCAAATACCACTTCTTCTGTGGATTTATACAAAACACTCAAGAGTGTAATTAAAAATTTAGAGAAACGAAAAATAATGTCTTATTTTTCTGTTGAGAATAATGGGGTGGGGGAAGGTATTATTGCTCTCTATCAGAACGACGAGAATCCACCCGAATCAAACTTCATATCAGAGGCAGGAAAGGGTCGATTGGGAATGACAACGACCGGCAAATCGAAGATTAAAGCGTGTATGAACTTGAAAGAGTTGGTGACTAAAGGAAAAATAAAAATAAAATCGAAACTATTGTTAACAGAGCTTAAGGGTTTTGTTAGGAAGTTGGGTTCGTATTCAGCTCAATATGGTTCCACAGATGATTCAATATCAGCAACATTAATTGTGATTCGATTATTGGAAGAAATATCAACATATGAAGACAAAGCTTTTGAGATGTTGTATAATTTGGGAGATGAAGAATTCATTGATGATAATGGAGAAACTTCAGAATATGACGAAAACGCACAACCTACAGGAGCGTTGTTTGGAGGAAGTCAATATGGATACAAACAAACTGGGTCATTTTCTGATCCGAACGACCCAAACAGCTTTGATCCCTTTGGTGGAACATGACCCTAAAACGAATAGTAAAAATATAGTAAAAATATAGTATAAAATAGTAACACAACAATTAGAACCAGTTTCTATATGGCCGGGGGACAGTAATATTGTCTACTATAAAAAATGTTTTGTCAACAGGATAAATAAAATAAAAAGAAAGAGTTTAAAAATGGCATCATTACTAGAGATTACCCTTCAAAAATTGCAACAATCTACACAAAGTTCATTTCCTGATACTGAAAAACGTCAACATGCGGTAGCTACAATCGGGATATCGAATATCAAATATGTTCCGTATCAAGATTCAAATTTGTTAAAAGTTAATGCAACAGCAGTCAGTGGTCCAAAGAGATACGAATGTTCTATGTTATTTGAAGATGTATATTACGAGCAAGCACCTTCTAATCAATTAGTGACGTTTGAGGGAGTTGATGGAGTTGAACATAACATTCACCCGTTAAATACAAAAGTGAATGATGTTAAAGTTAAGTGTTCGTGTATGGATTTTTATTATAGGTTTGCACAAGCGAATTATCAAAATGATGGATTAGATGGTGAACCACCTCCACCATATGTAAAGAAAACGGATAGACCTTCTGTCAATCCAACGAATGCCCCTGGAATGTGTAAACACTTACATAAACTTGAAGAACAACTAGAGACGGTCGGATTACTTCGCTAATCTTTTACTTTCTGTTATATTTTTAAGAGAGCGTGGTTTTGTTCTAGGCTTTTTAATTGGAACAATTTGCATTTCCTCGAGGATTTCACGAACCTTTTTATCTTTTACATTTTCTGATACTTCTTCGTGTTCATCAGCAACATCTCTATTTTGCAAATACTTTGCAAGTGCAAACGGACTTAATGACGATTTGGGTTCTCCATCAAAAGGAGGAACTTGTTTTATTTCTTCTGCTTCTTCAGATTTCTCTTTGGGTTTTTCTGTCGAAACTTCCACTTTAATATTATCCACAATCGTTGCGTTTCCCTTTAATGGTTTAAATAATTGTCCATTGACGACAACTTCTACTGAACAATCATGAACACCTTTTTGTAAAAAAGTAATTGCTGGAATATGCGTTGTAAACGTATATTGAGATGTGTGTTTACAATCAAAACGAATATCAAATTCGTCACAATGAATAACAAATTTTGCATCAGCTTCATCTGTTGATGCACCATCAATTCTCATATCGAATTCCACTTCTGTTGGTTTAGAGCGATTAACTGTAATTGTATCCATTATAATAAGCCTTTTTATGTATTTATCTCTTTCGTAACTTCTCGGCGAACACACGAATTCTGTTTTCGGTTTTAGTTTTCAGGTTGGATGTAGTAACACTTACTATTCCAAATGAACTTGCTACGAATCTTGTAATATTTATTAGCACCTTTGATTTATATTTTGGAACAAAATATTCTTTTAATAATGGTTCATCTCTATCTTTTACCTTGAGCGTTATTGATATTTTTTCAATTTCTCTTGGGGCTGCAACTGGAGTAAGATAAGGTAATGGTGTTAATTTGTTTGATGATGTTCCATCAGGATTAACAGGTGAATAAAAATTCTGAATTTGTCCAGGAGCTAATGGTAGAGAACCACCATCATATTGTGCTGGGGTTACAGTTACTGTATATTGACAACATTTAGCTAAATTGAATTGGGCAATAATCAATCCACAACAAGCCGGTCCACCTAAACCTTTTGTTAAAATACCACCCATGTAATCCATTTAATAATCCTTTATATTGGGCGTCGTTCACAAACTTCTGTAACACTGGAAGCACCAGTGCTATCTTTTAAACTAAAAACTTTCAAGGGTGTTACTCCATCATCGTCATACACTGTGAGTGTCATTGCTATTTTATCAATTTTAGTTCTATTCGTTTCATATTTCAATAAGGTAGCAAGTAAACTCAATGCTGTTGTAACATCTATTCGTAATTGTTGTGCGTCGGCGTGGGTTTCATTTTGAAAAACACCCACACTCCCTGGTATTAAGTGTGTAGAAGCCGGTTCATCCCATACAGCTGATGCAATTTGTGATAGTGTGGGGTATGCACCAATGTTAACAACTTGAGCTAATCCCATAGTTCCACTAGATGTGTGAGAAGCAGTTGGTTCATTCCAAACTCCATCAACAATAGCAGTAATATCAGCTGTAGTTATTGTTGTAGTGTTACTTGTGTTTTCAGTTAAATCAATCGAAGAGGTTTGATATCTACCATCGGTTATAGATAAGGAGGAACCACCATCTGTTCTTGTTACATATGTTTTTAATGGATCAAAACCCAGAGTTGTAGTAAATACAAAGTTATAAAAACCATCACCCACTTCACTCATTATTGGATCTGGTCCAGATGATGGAACTATTAAAGTGTTTGATGTATCTTCAACGTTCCAAATGCGAATTGTGGGGGTTAATCCTGTTGCTGGGTTCCCACTTTGTGTAAAGAATGAAGTTATGATTACGTTCATTGTTGTAATTACCTTTGTTATTATGTGTTTATTTATTGTTTTGTTTGATTCAAAGATTTTAATTTCATAAATACCTCTAAATATTTATAAATCTAACTTTGAGTTGACTGGAAAGGATGTCATGGCCCTTGTTTTAACCAATCCGAGTATAACCAGCAGTACTGTACAAACAATTGCTAATAACATTACAATTCCTGTTACCCAAAATTTGTTTGTTGACACTGCAAAAGGTGTATCAATTAAATGGATTATAACGATAAGTAATGCAGATTCTTCTATTGTCTCAGCTACAGAAATAATGGCAATTAAAAAAGGAACTGAAGCAATTTACTCAATTTATGGTCAAGTTGGTGATAACATTCAATTTGGTTTAGACATAAGCATTATAAATGATGAAATTGTATTGAACGTAATTAACCTTGATACTTTTGATTTTTTTGTCACGATTGTTCACATAGGGTTATAAATTATAAAATTATAATAAATAATATTATGAATAGAATTTCAACTTTTAACTACATTAAAGGAACATATCATGGCATTATCAATGTTTAAAATTACAAAAGGTCTCCAATTAGACGATATTCAAATCTTAGAAGGAGCGGGAGCTCCAGGAGCTTCAGGTGATCCAAGTCTTGCACCTGTAGGTTCGTTTTATTTAGATAATACAAACGGGGATTCATATACAAAGATTTTATCTGGTGTTGGTACAAATAAATGGTCCAAATTAGCAAAATCGTCAGATATTACTAGTTTAGGTAATGCTTTTGTTTATTATGGGACAGTTGTTGGTGGAGTAGATAATACACACGCTTTAGATGTAACAACTCTTTCAAATACACACGCCGGTGACTATTATAAAGTCTCAACTGCTGGATGGTTTCGAGTAGGAACAGGAACACCATTCTATGCAAACGTCAATGATGGTTTAGTATTTAACACAGCAAGCGGTGTTGATATTATAGACAACACAAATTCAACAGTTACCGGTACTGCAAATGAAATTTCTGTTTCAGGTTCTACAGATACAGGTTATACAATTGGGATTGACTCTGCTTTTGTAACTCGTGTTTCTGATCTTGAAACTTCTACTGGAAATTTGCAAACAGAAGTTAATAATATTGAAGCATCAGCGGGTCCATTAGTTAAGTCTGATGGTACATTTAATGTAGCAGGGGCAACATTTCACAACGTCACAAGCCCAACTAGCATAACAAACGTATTAACTCAGTTGGATAGTGCTATTGGTTCTGGTGTTACAACTGATTCTATTATTACTTCTACAAATTCGGTTGATGCAAATATTCAAGCAATTTCTACTTATGTTGAATCATTAACACAAACAACTTCTGGTACAGGTGGAACATCTGCTGTAACTGACACCGTCGCCGCTGTTATGGTAAAGTGGTTAGTTTATGTACAAGATAATACAACAGCTGCTGATGTGTCTGCTTTTGAAGTGTTTGCAGCAACAAATGGAACAGACGTTGATTTTAACCAATACGGCATTTTAAGTCTTGGTGCTGCAATTGATGGACTTACAGTTGATGTTTCGTTATCAACTGCAGATTTAGTTCTTTCTGTTAGTACAACAAACGCAACAACGATTAAAATTAAACGTTTAACAGCAATTTAATATATAAAAGGGGAAGTTAGTCTTGGCTCATATAGACAAAGCATTTAGAATTAGTACATTATCACTTTCTGATGCTACTTTAATTACACAAGGCACGATTGATCCTTCTGGGGTAGGGTTTGAAGCCCCAGAAGGTTCTCTTTTTCTTCGTTCTTCAGGAACGAACAGTGGGGTATATGTAAAAACTGGCCCGTTGGATACTAATTGGATGTTATTAACAACAACATCTGTTATTTTATCAAGACATAATGGAAACGTTTCACAAACATTTTCAACAACACTAACAACATTGTTGTTTGGGACAAATGTTCGTACTGACAGCAATTATACATATAATTCTGGTGTTGTAACTATTAACAATACAGGAAATTATTTAATCAATTTTGATGTCTCATTTGCATCAACAACCAACAACGTAACAGCAAGTCAAACAGGGATTTACAAAAATAATGTTATTGTTCCTGGTTCTTTATCATACAGTAATCATTCAGCTTCATCTAATGGAGTTTTTACTGTTTCTTCTTCTATTATGGTTCCTGCTTCTTCTGGAGACACGATAAAGGTTGCGAGTTCTCGGTTTAGCGGGAGTGGCTCTCTTGTAACACAAGCAAATGGGTGTAGGCTAAATATTGTGATGGAAAGGTAAATTAAATGTCAACAATATATAGTCCAACATATTATACAACGTGCGTTGGGGCATTGCTTGATGCAATCAACAATACACCAACAATTGGTATATTACTCGAACAGATTGTGGATGATGGTTCTCCACAACTTCAATTTTATTTTGAAACCACACTAGATACAGAACAACAAACAGCATTCGAAGATTTACTATCTACGTTTGTTTGCCCTGTTGTTACAGACATATCGTCAAACGAGACAGTTGTAGACGATTCATCTACTGGAACCAATATTCTGTGGTCATCTACACAGATTAATAATGCAATTTCAACTGGATCAGTTGCAGAAGCTGTAAAGCTTGCAACTCCTGTCAATATTTCACTTACTAATGATGTAATAGGTAACACATCATTTGATGGTTCTACTAATGTTAGTATAAATACAACGTTAAAGGACAATGGAGTAACTCCAGGAATATATGGAACTGTAAGTTCTGTTGGACAGTTTACCGTAGACAGTACTGGAAGAGTAACATCAGCACAAGATTTAGAAATATCATTAGATGCAGGAACATTTTAAATATAACAACAGGAAAAATATATGTCAAATCAAATTCTCTTAAAAAGAACAGCAACACAAGGTAAAGTTCCAACAACATCCGATATCGCGATTGGTGAAGTTGGATTAAATACGTATGACGGTAAAATGTATATGCACATCAACAACGGTGTTGATAGTATTATTCAGGTTGGAGCATATACTTACTCTGGTGACGTATCCGGTTCAGTAAGTGGTGACGCTGTTACTCTTACGTTAGCAACAGTTAATTCAAATACAGGTTCTTTTGGAGATAGTACTCATGTTGGAGCATTTACAGTAAATGGAAAAGGTTTAGTTACAACAGCCTCTTCAGTTGCAATTGCATTCCCAGTCACTTCAGTATTTGGGAGAACAGGTGCCATAACATTATTATCGTCTGATATTAGTACAGCTCTTGGGTACACTCCTCTTTCTGGAAACGAAACAATTACATTATCTGGAGACGTCTCTGGTTCGGGTACAACAGCAATTACAACAACACTTGCAACTATTGTTGACAGTGGTTCGGGAACATTCTTAAAATTTACAAGAAGTTCCAAAGGTTTAGTTACTGGAACCACAGCAGTTGGTTCTAGTGATATTACAACAGCGTTAGGATATACACCAGTCAACAAGGCTGGAGACACAATGACTGGTTTATTGGTTCTTTCTGGAGATCCAACAGTTGCTCTTGGTGCTGCAACAAAACAATATGTTGATAATGCTATTGCTGGTTTGTCTTGGAAAGAAGCCGTTACGTGTGCAACTACAGCAAATATTACCCTTTCGGGTCTCCAATCTATTGATGGCCACACAACAGTTGCTGGTGAACGTGTTCTTGTTAAAAATCAAACAAATGCAACTCAAAATGGTATTTATGTTGCTGGGACAGGTACTTGGACACGTTCAATAGATGCAGATGCAAATGCTGAATTCCAAGGGTTGACAGTATACGTTGACCAAGGAACAACTCAAGCAAATACGGGTTGGACACAAACAACGTCAGGTGCAATTGTAGTTGGAACTACAAATATCGTGTTTTCACAATTTACAGGTGCTGGAACATATACTGCCGGAACAGGTTTAACATTAACTGGAAATGCTTTTAGTATTACAAACACTGCAGTAACAGCCGGTTCCGGTTACAATACTTTCAGTGTTAATGCCCAGGGTCAGGTCACACTAGCTTCTACGACAGCATATTTAACTGGAAATCAAACGATTACGTGTTCAGGGGATGTCACAGGTTCAGGTACAACTGCTATTACGTTAACTCTTGCAAACTCTGGAGTTACAGCAGGCACGTATAATAATAGTGCAACAGCAGTTACACCATTTACGGTTGATGCAAAAGGACGTGTAACAGCAACTGGTGCTGCAGTCACAATTACTCCATCCTTTAGTTCAATTACAATGAAACCAACAACGGTTGCGGGATATGGTATTACAGACATAAACTCTGTATATGCTCCTACATTAACTGGTACAGGAGCTTCTGGAACTTGGGGAATTAGCATTACTGGGACTGCTGCAAACGCAACAAGTTTAGGTGGAACACCAGCAGCGTCTTATGCGTTACTTGCTTCTCCGTCTTTTACGGGAACTCCTACTGCCCCCACTGCGCCTTCAAATACTAATACAACACAAATTGCCACAACAGCATTTGTCCTTGGTCAAGCAGGCACATCAAATCCAATTATGGATGGGACAGTTGCAGTTGGAACTTCTTATTTATATTCACGTCAAGACCACATTCACCCAACAGACACTTCTCGTGCCCCAGTTGCAGGTAGTAGTTCAATCGTAACAGTTGGAACAATCACTTCTGGTACCTGGAATGGTTCAACAGTTGCTACTGGTTATGGTGGAACTGGTTTATCCTCAATTGGTTCTGCTTACCAAATTCTTGGAGTTAACTCTGGAGCTACTGGACTTGAATATAAAACAGTTTCAGTAGGTTCCGGTGTTAGTGTAACAAACGGAACAGGGACATTAACAATAACAAATACTGGTGTAACATCAAACGTTGCAGGTTCCGGTATTGGAGTGTCTAGTACAACTGGAACAGTAACAATTTCAAACACTGGTGTGTTGTCAGCTGTTGCAGGTTCGGGAATTAGTGTTTCAAGTGCAACAGGAAACATAACATTTGGTAACACTGGTGTACTTTCATTTAATACAAGAACTGGTGTAGTAACATTGACTTCAACAGACGTAACAACAGCTTTGGGTTTCTCCCCAGTCAACAAGGCTGGAGACACAATGACTGGTTTATTGGTTCTTTCTGGAGATCCAACAGTTGCTCTTGGAGCTGCTACAAAACAATACGTTGATAATGCAGTTGCCGGCTTATCTTGGAAAGAATCTGTTAAGGTTGCAACTACAGCAAATATTACCCTTTCTGGAACACAAACAATTGATGGTGTTGCAGTTATAGCTGGAGACCGCGTTCTCGTTAAGAATCAAACAACAGCCTCCCAAAATGGTATCTACGTTGTTGCTGCTGGTGCTTGGGGTCGTGCTACAGATGCAACAACTTCTGCTCAAGTTGCTGGTATGGCAGTTTATGTCGATCAAGGAACAACTTTAAATAGTACTGGTTGGACAGAGTCAGTTTCTGGCCCAATTACAGTAGGAACAACAAACCTTACGTTCTCACAGTTTACTGGAGCTAATACATATACTGCTGGAACAGGTTTAACGTTAACTGGAAACACATTTAGTATTACAAACACTGCAGTTACTGCAGGTTCTGGGTATAATACATTTAGTGTGAACGCCCAAGGTCAGGTAACTGCTGCATCCACAACTGCATATTTAACTGGAAATCAAACAATTACTTGTACAGGTGATGCGACTGGTTCTGGAACAACAAGCATTCCGTTAACACTTGCAAATAGTGGTGTTGTTGCTGGAACGTATAACACAGGTGGCTCAAACCACTATCCAATTACAGTTAATGCTAAAGGTTTAATAACTTCAGTTGGAACTGCAGTGAATATTACAGTTCCATTCTCACAAGTTACCACAACTCCAACAACTACTGTTGGTTATGGAATTACAGATGCAATGATCGTTGGACAGGTTATTGACGGAGGAACTTTTTAGACATTTTAATACTATGAATACTTCTTTTATGGAGAAGTATTCATAGAAGACATAAACCGTATGATCATAAAAGGTATATTAAGTAATAAAACCTTGTATATACAAGGTATTTTCCTATATAGGAGGGCCATATGGCTACAAATACAATTTTAATTAAAAGATCAGCAGTTGCAGCGAAGGTTCCATCTACTACTGATTTGCAGTTGGGTGAAATTGCCATTAATACGTATGATGGTAAGATGTATATTAAAAAGAACAATGGAACCGATTCTGTTGTTCAAGTTGGACCACCAGAAGCATTATCTGGATTAACAGATGTTAATCTAACATCACCCACAACTGGACAGGTCTTGTATTACAATGGAAGCGTGTGGGTTAATAATGCCACTACTCCAAGCTCTTATTCTACTGTAATTTCATCATGGACACTCGTTTCGGGAAACATATATTATGCAGATGTAACTCATAATCTTGGAACACAAAACGTTGTTGTTTCTTTGTTCGATAATTCCACAAACGCTTTAATTCAGGCGGATAGTGTTGTGTTGACTTCTACAAATACAGTAACTGTTAAAGTTGCAGGAAATACAAGACAGATCAGAATCGTTATCGTTGCAAATGGTTTAACTGTCGTTGGCTCTGGAGCCGTAACATCTGTTGCGGGGAAAACGGGTGCAGTTACTCTTGTTCCTTCAGATATTACTGGATTAACTTCAATTATTCCACCTCTCAGAACATTTACGTATTTCCCAGCTAGTTTAGATTCACCAAATAATGCAGATTGGGCTGTTAATGCTCTTGCTCCTACTGTAACCGATCCGAATAATATTGGTTTAAATGTTCGCCAATTTTCAAATACTGTTGAACAGGGAGTTGGGTGTTATGTATCAATTCCATTAGGCGCAACAAATTTAACGTTTTATTATAAGGGGAGGGCACAAACTGCTCCAGGAACAACGGCATCCATACAACCCAAACTTTATGTTAGAAGTCTTCCAAATAATGGACCTATTAGTTCCTGGAATTTAATCTCTACGCTTGGAGTGTTATCTGTTCCAACAAACAACTATTTTCAGTATTATTCGCAAACAGTAACACTAGCGTCTTTATCGCTTACACCTGGAACTCTTTATCAATTTGAGTTTACAAGAAACAATAGTGTTTCAGGAAATCTTGCAAGTAATTGGTTATTATCTGAAATTAGTTTAGCGTTTACTTAATAGGATAAAATATGGCACTTCAAAATTATATAGCAACCTCCTCAGGAAACGCTTCATTTTTGTCTGCATATCCTTTAAAAACCACCGGAGTTCCTAATATTCCTGTTGATACAACGGGAGCATATACCATGATGTTTTGGATGAATACGGCTTCTATTGCCGCAACAAGTGGAGGTGGTGGTACAGCATCAAGTATGGTTGGAGTATATAATGGTTCCCATCAACAACAAAATGGAACAACTACAACTGGTATGCAGATGGGCATGAATCAAGGTGGCACAGGTTCGACTGCCCCAGGAACGTTAACATGTTGGACATGGGGAGGAGCAAACTTAGTAACTTCAAATGGTGTTGGATTGACAGGGACAATTTCTCCTACTTTTGTTGTTACTGGTTCCATTTCTGGTAATACTTTAACAGTGACTGGTGTAACAGCTGGAACAGTTGTTGTGGGGAAGGGGATATCCGGAACTAATATTCAAAATGGAACCCAGATTGTTGCACAATTGACTGGTTCAGGAGGAACAGGAACATATGTAGTTCAACCTGCCCAAACTGCAGCTTCTGGTACAATAAACGGAAGATATATTTCTCCCATCGATACATGGGTTCATTGTGCATACAGTTGCACAGTTTCATCAAATGGAGTAGGAACAGCCGGGACTCAAATTCATAGTATTTATATCAATGGACTTCTCAACAACACTGCTTCAAATGCAATTCAGATAGCAGGATTGCCTACGATGATTTATGTAAATGGATACCCTGTAATACCTGGTTATACAGGTGCTGAATCAAATAATACTAAAGTTGATGATGTTTATTATTTTAATCGTTTGTTGTCTTCTGAAGAAATTCAAACAATTTATACTACTAAAGGAATGAGTGATGGAATAACATACGGATTAGTGGGAAGATACGATTTTAATGAAAGTCCAGTTGACACAATTGTAACTTCATGTGTTGATTATAGTGGAAATGGGAACGTTATGTCACTTACAACTACAGGAACAGGATATGTGTCTCCAACGTATGTTCAAGATTATGCTCAGTGTGATACAAGATTTTTACTTGGATAAAATATAAATACATTTGTTAAAAGGAATTTTAAATGTCAACTCCAGTTTTAGGTTCATATAGTTTTTCAAATACGCCAGACGTTAACGGAAAACTTGTATTATTAAATGGTGGTGGGAATCCTCAAATGTCTTCTGGACTTTTATCAGCTCGTCCTTCATTTGGCAATACAGGGAATATTTACATTGCAACAGATGCAGCAGCAATGTATCAAGATACAGGCACAAGTTGGATATTAATTGGTGGTGTTGATCCAAATCAAGTGTTTTCAGGAACAGGTTCAATTACTGTTCCTGTGGGAACAACTGCACAACGTCCAGCATCTCCTACATTCGGAATGATTAGAGGAAATACAGATTTAGGAAATTATGAACGATATACAACACAATGGATTCCTTTCGGTCAGGTTGTTCAGTTAATTACAGGAAATATTCCTAATCAAACAGGAACAGCACAAATTCCTTATGATAATACAACTCCAAGTTCTTCTGGAGGTTTTCAAATTTGGAGTCAACCATTTACGCCACTTCTCCCTGATTCTACCGTGATGATATTGTTTAGTTTAATGTTGGATAATTCAACGTCCGGTAGAACAATAACAACTGCTGTATTTCGTAATACCACGTTAATTGGAGCTACCTCTGCTAACGTTGGAACTGCAGGAAGACCAATTAATACAACAATATCAAGAACAGACAAACCTGGTTCAGTTTCAACGGTTACTTATTCCGCAAGACTGGGAGCCAATGGTTCAGGGACATCTTACGTTAATAGAGGTTCAACTGCAAGTCTAGGAGGAAGTGGAGACAGCAATTATATAATTATTGAATTTAAGTAAAATTTAAACAATAAGTTAACATTTACCCATAAATACATAAAATTAGGAGATAAAAAATGGCAATGACGTATATACAAGCAATTGGAATCGGTTTCCCAGCAGTTCAGTGTCACGCACTTGGTGATGGTTCTGTGTATTCTGATCTCGTTTGGGATGCAGGTTCTCCAATTCCCGATCAAGCAACACTAGATGCATGGATTGGTGCTAACCCAGATGTTACAGTAAATAACACAATAATCACAAAGCTAGCATTTAGAAATCGTTTCACACAAACAGAAAAAGTTACAATTGATTTAGCGTCAATAGACAACCCCACAGCACCAGCAGCAACAAGACAATTATCTGCAGCCCTTCGGGTAATGGCTGCAGATATGTCAAATGCGTCAAATGTAAATCTTGCACGTCCAGACACGATTGCTGGAGTTCAGGCTCTTGAAACGTATGGATTAATTGGACCGGGTAGAGCAAATACTATTTTAACTGCTCCAATTCAACCAGAAGAAGTTCCGGCGGCATAATATAAGGAGAACGTAATGTGGGCAAAAGCAAAATGTGTGTTAACAACAACGTGGAATAATATAAAAAATTTCATTTCGACTACAATTGGAAAAATTAATTGGGTTACTAAAAAAACGTTAACTCCAGAAGAATTTGACGAAATTCGAAAATTGTTAGTAGATAACTATTACATAATTGCTTCAAGACACGATGGACACTTGTCCACTTACGCCATAGAAATTGCTCATTGTGTGTTAACTGGAAAAAGAGGGTATTACGGTCATGTATTCATGAACCTTGAAGATACAGTAGAATCGGATGATAGTTATAGGTTTATCGAAGCTACGGGAACTGGTGTTCATTATTCAGGATTTAGTACTGTATTTGATAATCAAACTAGTTCAGTTGCATTATTAAAACCCAAATATATGCCTTTATCAGATTGGACAGCAGTTTTAGACGCATCGAAAACATATCTGGGACGTCCTTATGATACTTTATTCAATCTTGCAGATGACAACGCTCTTTCTTGTGTGGAGTTGATTCGTGATGCTTTGAAAGGCGACCCAGATTATTTAACAAACTTTGCAAACTTTGAAGCAATGATTTCAGCAGACGGAAATTTGGACCCACAAATGTTTTTAGAATGTCCAGACTTTGAAGTGGTTTGGGAAAAAAGACATTAATTTATTGGTGTCTGTTGAGGGGAACATCATAAATACTCATGTGATAAGATATTGAAATATATTTTATCATAACCCTTGATGTGAATTAAAATAATTTGTATTATATTAGAAGTGAAAACTAAAAAGAAGAAAAACTACTTAAATGTAGATATAACGAGAAAAGCGAAAAGGAGAACAACAATGGCTCAACTCTCAATGGAGGCCCTACGGGCACAATTCAAAAAAGCAGATACAAACGAAGGTGGTAGTGGTCAAAATAATTATTACCCATTCTGGAATATGGAAATTGGTGAACAATCAATAGTTCGTATTCTCCCAGACAAGAATGAAGACAATCCAAGAGGATTTTTAGTTGAAAAAATGATGCATTCATTAGAAATTAATGGAGAAAAGAAATCCGTCCCATGCTTAAAAATGTATGGAGAAGATTGTCCGATTTGTAAGGTTTCTACAGCATTTTATAAGAAAGACGATAAAGATAATGGAAAGAAATACTATCGCAAGAAACAGTATCTCGCTCAGGCTCTCATAATTAGTGATCCACTTCCGGTCGATAAAGATACCGGAGAAACACACGAAGGGAAGGTTCGTTATCTGGCTCTTGGTAACAAACTTTATGAATCTATTAAGGATGCGTTTGAAAGTGGTGATCTTGAATATCCTCCTTATCTATACGAAAATGGAACAAACTTTATAATTAAGAAACGCCAGTCTGGTGATTATGCTGATTATTCGCGCAGCTCGTTTGCAAAAAATCCAAGCGATTTGGATGAAGACACAGTTGAACATGTGTCGTCGTCTATCATCGATCTTTCAACTCTTCTTCCAAAACACCCAGGTGTTGATAAAGTTGAGGCTATGTTAAAGGCTGCAATGACAGGCGAGGAATATAACATTGGTGATAGTTCGGATAGCGATAGATACGACTCTAGTGACGAAGATGACGTTCTTACTGAAAAAGTTGGCTCTGTAAAAGAAGCTGCGTCAAAGTCAACGAAAGCAAAGACTCCAGAACCAGTTCAAACAAAAGAAGAACCAGTAAGCAGTTCTGATGGTGATTCTGAAGAAGATCCAGAAGCTATTCTAGCACGTTTGCGCGCTCGTCGTAAAACAAAAGCAGAATAATTTTTGAGTTACGGGGTGCTTTTTAGGCACCCCAATTCACTACTGGAGATTTTTATGTTAAAATTTAGAAAAGAATTTGAAAAAGATATGGAGAAGGCTGGAATAGATTTAGGAGATTCCGATCCTCCCCGCTATTGGTTTTCAACAGGAAATTATGCTTTAAACAAAACAATATCAGGAAGTTTTTTTAGAGGAATTCCACAAGGAAGAGTTGTGTGTTTTGCTGGTCCTTCTGGTTCTGGAAAAACATTTACTTTGTGTAATTGTATGAGAGAAGCACAGAAAGAAGATATTTTTGTAGTTGTTGGGGACAGTGAACACGCATTGGATAACAGTTTTGTTTCAAAAATTGGAGTTGATGTAAGCGAAGACTCATATTTGTATGGTGAATTAGATACAATCCCACAAATGCAGAAATATATCTCATCTTTCCTTAAATCGTACGAAAAAGAATATGGTATTGGTAATCCAGATGCACCCAAAGTTCTCATAGTTGTTGACAGTTTGGATATGTTAATGACAGAAACAGAAGAAGAAAACTTTGATAGAGGTGTATTAAAAGGTGACCAAGGTCAACGTAGCAAACAGATAAAATCTGTGTTAAGGCAATTTGTACACGCCATTAAACACCAAAATGTAAGCATTATAGTGACTCACCAAGTGTACAGAAATCAGGATATAACGAACGGTGAAGGGGTGTGGATTGTGAATGAAGCTGTTAAGTATTCATTATCACAAATTACGCTGTTGACCAAATTGAAACTTAAAGGTGATGTTGCTGGTGAGGTCCGTGGAATTAGGATGAAGTGTGAAGGTTATAAAACTCGTTTTACACAACCATTTCAGACAGTAACAATTGAAGTTCCTTATGAAACTGGAATGGACCCATTCAATGGTTTAATGGATGCCGCAGAAGCATTGGGGGTTCTCACGAAAAAAGGTGCTTGGTATTACTTTGGAGAGAAAAATTTTCAATCAAAAGATTTTGGTAGTGTAGCCGTTGATGTATTAATGGCTTGTGAAGCAAAGTCTGATGCGTTCCTTCAGGTAGAACTCAAGGAAGGTGAAAAGGAAGATCTGAGTGGTAAATCATCAAAGAGTAAAAGAGTCGCAAAAGCACTAGGAGAACAAAATGAATAAATCGAATAAATCAAGTAGAGGTGATATATTTTATAGGATTCTCAGTTTGGGATGATAAAAATAATTGTTTAAGTTGGAACGATACAATTGAATGGTTCAACATACTTGAAATTCAACACGTTCCAGCGATATACGATGGAATATACAACGAAAAAGTGTTCGTTCTGTTGTAGCTGATAATGACTGGTCTAGTCATGAAGGTTATGTTATTAGAATAGCAGATAGTTTCTCTTATGGAAACTTTCGCAACAATGTTGGGAAAGTTGTCCGGAAGGGACACGTGCAAACAGCAGCACACCACTGGGACTATCAAAGAATAACACCAAATCTTTTAAAGGTAAAACAATGGACCAAAGAAAAGTTTTAGAACGAAATAAAATTGTTGAAATGTATGCAGGCTCACGAGCATACGGAACAAGTCTTCCTACGTCTGATATTGACATTCGAGGAATTTTTGTTGGGGATCCTGTGAGTATTCGAACACCTTTCTTTCATGTAGATGAAGTGGAACTTCCAGAAAATGATATTAAATTTTTTGAGTTAAATAAATTTATAAAGTTAGTTGTAGACCAAAATCCAAATGTTGTTGAATTGTTGTGGACAAGTGGACCTGACATCATCATGTCATCTCCTGCGTACGAATTGCTCCGGCAAGCTAGAGGCAACCTGCTAACATCCAAGGTTGCATTCGCAACTTCTGGATATGCATTTTCTCAACTTTCCAGAATGAAAAATTCCAAAAAAAATGTAAACAGTTTAGAACCATTAAATGACCTTTGTTCTCTGTTAAAACGAGCTGTCGAAGATGGTAATATTGATAAAAACTTTATCGAAGAACACTGTGGAAATAACGTTTTAAATTATATGTTAGAAAATAAATACTTAGTATAAATGCTCTTATGCAACTTAAAGGCATGGACGGTCATAATGGAAGATATTAACAATAATTTTATTGAGCGAATTAAAAATAGCTCCCTGATACGGAAAGATGGAAAAATTAATTCTCCAGCTATAAAAAGTGTGCGTAATACACAATTAATTCAAGAAATAATACAAAGTACTAACTACCTTAACAACGATATTTCTTTTTCTCAGAGATGGTGGCATATACAAAACGGAAAAAATGTTCCTACATGCACAGAATGTAATAAAGAATTGATGTGGAATACCCGCTTATGTAAGTATCTTCGCTTTTGTAGTCAAAAATGTGCTGTAACTTCTGAGGAGGCATCGGACCGAACCAGTAAACATTTTATGGGACAAAAATTGACAAAAGAACAAGTACAAAAAAGAAAACAAAAAAGAAAACAAAACGGATATTATGTGAACAGAGAAAAAACGATTGAATTATTAAGTCAACAAAAACAAGGAGAAAAAAATCCTCAATATGGAAAAACACCATGGAATTTTGGATTGTGTGGGGAATTAAATCCTAACTTCGGAAAAAGGCGACCTGGAACTGGTTTAAAGGGAGAAAAAAATCCTCAATATGGGAAATCCCCATCCAAACAAGCAGGGAGGGGGATTAATGGAAAATTTAACAATTTACACTTTCGTAGTAGTTTAGAAATGTTATATTTAATGTATTGGTATGAAAACAATGTTAATGTTGTCAGTGCTGAAAACATTAAGTTTCGGGTCAAGTATATTAATTCCAGTGGAGTTAAACGAACATATTCACCTGATTTTTTTATAAATGAAACTAACACGTTGGTGGAAATTAAACCAGAAAATCTTCACACAAACGTAGAAGTATTGCAAAAATTTAATACCCTAAAAGAAACTCATACACAATTGGTTTGTGAGTTGGTGGGGTTTAAACAAATTAGTAATTTTATTCAAACAATTATTAAACAAAACAAGATTGATTATTATATAAAATCTGGTATATTAGAAATTTCTTTATTTCAACTTGAAAGGCTAAAACACAATTATGGTGACATCATTAGAGCAACTCTTTAAAACATATCAAGTTGAAGCGACAAAAGCGGAACAAATGAAACGCGTATGTAAGCCAAGCCAAGCAACACACACCAACATTTATTTAACTCAGTCTCTAAACCCATTTCGTGTTAACTTTGATGTAAACTTGGAGGGATACATACTTCAACACAGATTTTCAACTTCTTTTGATATAGTAAAAAGTACCAACAAACGAAGTACTATATTTACACGAAGTGGTGATTTAAATGTTGGTGATGGAAAATCCAATGGGACAATAATCGGTATATTGTTCTTTGATGAACCATCTTACCAACACGCTAAATCAAATTATGATAAATTTTGGGAATGGAAACTTAATCGAAATTCATCTCGATCAGCATTAGAGGAACAATTTGGATACGATACTAAACATGCAATGCATCTTGTGCGTTTGTTGCGGATGGGTCACGAAGCATTAACAGAAGGTGTGATTAGAGTTCGACGCCCTGATGCTCAAGAATTACTATCAATTCGAGCTGGCGCTTGGACATATGAGCAAGTCGTGGAATATGCAGAACACATGAACGCAGAAGTGGATAAAGCGCTGAAAACATCGCAACTTCGAAAAGATGTAGATTTAATTCAAGTTACAAAGCTGATTATGGATGTGCAAAATTCGGTCTGGTAAAATGTGTAGCTTCCTTGTTCTTTTTATAAATAACTTTGAAGAACAAGGAATTACTTTTATGGTCGAAACATCTAAAGATTTTTTAATTGAAATCATAGATACGTTAAACAAGCGTAATTTTGTATATCAACGTGTTACAAACGGTATCGCTAAAAAAATAGATTTTGTTTTTGAAGCAATCATTGAACATTTAAATCAGAACGCCCATGAGATGGAATGGGAAAGCATTGAAGTGTCTGATGATTTACTTGTCGTCGTCGCAAAAATTCCAGGTGAAACAGCCAAACAACAAAACGTGTTGTCTGTTGGAGTTCCTCTTGAAGTTATAAAAACACAATCAAAGGAAAAAGTTTTAGAGTTTTTTGTACAAGCTGAAGCTTTAAGAGTGACAAGAGAAAAAGAATTAATGGAACTTATTAAGAATTATACAGAAGACATTTCAATGGTTTATGATTCTTTTGATGATGTTGACAATTTAGAAGAAGACGGTGATAATGATATGGAAATAGAGAAAAAATCTGTTCCCAAACGAACATTACACTGAAATGCAACGACCATTAGAATTATTACACGAAAACGTTACAAACATTGTCCGCATACTCGATGTGTATGAACAATACCTAGACAATTACAAAGACCACCTTCGACTTCAAGGTAAAAATTTAGTTGTAGCAAATAATGAACAACCTGGGTGGTTAGTTTATTATGATTCCAGACGTTCAGAATTAAAATCTGCTTTAGAATATATGGAAGTTCAAGTTCAGAAAGTTCGAGGGAAATTATGGAAAGATTACACAGAAAATTACTCTAGAGAACTTCAAGCAAAAGACAAAGAACAATACATAAACCATGAACCAACATACCTTGATACGTATGAATTATATCTCGAACTAAAAGACTTATACGAACAATACGTTTCTGTAGTCGATGCATTTAAGGCTCGGGGATATGCATTAAATAACATTACAAGAATAGTCAGTTCAGACATGGCTGATTATATGATAGATTGATGGACATAAAACACTTTGTTGAGCAAACATACGCCAAGTCAGTCACGATAACACTAAAAAACGAAGTTCAGTGTATTGTGTCTGGTCTTCATCCTGACGATTCAAAATATTTTGAGGATCAATTCGCCTATTTGTCTGAAGGGTATTTTTTTAAACCAAAATATAAGCTAGGTGTGTGGGATGGCAAAGTTCGTTTCTTTACATCAGCTGGTAACACCTATAATCATTTATTAGATCAAATAATTCCAACAATAAAATCATTTGGATATAAAATCAAATTAAATGATAAACGTGTTGGTGTATTTGAGGAAGTCGATCCTATAGACAAAGACTATTTTCAACACATTACAAATCCAAAGACCAATGAACCATATCAGATTAGACCATATCAGATAGAAGCTGTTAATAAATTAACAGCTGATGGTGGAGGGATCGTTGTTGCAGCAACTTCGGCAGGAAAAACTACAATAAATGCAGCCCTTGTTGACTTGTACGGTAAAAAGGGTTTACGCTCAATTACGGTAGTTCCCAATATTTCTCTTGTATCTCAAACAACCAAAGCGTTCCGAGCTTTTGAGTTAGACGTGGGAGAATATAGTGGTGATTTAAAAGACACCAATCACCTCCACGTTGTGTCAACGTGGCAAGCGTTACAATATAATCCAAAAATGGTAAGTGAGTTTGATGTCCTTGTAATAGATGAATGTCAAGGTGCTAAAGCAAATGTTATTGGAACTTTAATTAAAGAATATGGCAAAAATATTGCTCATCGGTTCGGTTTAACAGGAACATTTCCAAAAAATAAAGCTGATGCAATGACCATTAACACAAGTCTTGGATTTATAAAGTATACTATTCCAGCAGAAGTGTTAATAAAAGATGGATGGTTGGCGACCCCTAATATTACTATAATTCAGCTCGATGACCAAGATCGTTTTAATCAATTATTACGAGAAACAAGCAAACCTAACAATGATACGGAAAAATTTACTTACGATAACGAAACTGCGTTTCTCCAACAAGATAAAGTTCGATTGCAGTGGATTGCAGATTTTGTTATCGAAAAAGGTTCTGCTTATAAAGGAAATGTCTTGTGTTTGGTTAATTCCATTAAGATAGGAAAAAAATTATCGAAGATTATTCCAAGTTCGAAGTTTTTGTATGGTAAAGATAAACAAAAAGTTAGACAAGCAGTTTATGATTTATTTGAGACGTTTAATGACCTTATAGTAATTGCTACAGTGCAAATTGCAGGGGTAGGGTTAAGTATTGATAGAATCTTTAATTTAATATTCATTGATGGTGGAAAATCTTTCGTTCGTGTTATCCAAGCAATAGGAAGGGGGCTTCGTATAGGAAAAGATAAGGACAGTGTTGACATAATTGATATATGTGGAAACCTCGAATATTCTCGACGGCATTTATCAGCTCGAATAAAATATTACAAAGAAGCTAAATATAAACACAAAAAAATTGTTGTAAATTACAATGAACTTGTTGATGTTTGACCATTATTGAGTTATAATGTGTATTAACGATTATAATAAGGAAAATTATGTTAATATATAATGACCAAACAGAACCAATGTTTATTGAAAGTATTCACACTCCTCTCGATTCAACACACATGTGGGTTTTAGATGTAGAGTTGTATGATTATACATTAGCACCAATTTTAATGCTTGAGGAAATTTATTCACCAGCAATAACTCTTGATGTGTTGGGTTTTCAATTTACTCTCCCATCAAACTGGTTTGTAGTAGTTTATGATTTAGAAACAACACAATTAGACGTTGTACAGATTTCAGAGTTAACAGGACAAGTTCACACAATTTTAGGTGGTGGACCAAACATAACAAGAGCTGTCCCGATTTATGCCACTCCCGTTGATTATAAACCATTATTTAAACACGTTGGTCCATCTCTCAATAAACACCAACTGTTGTGTCATCCAGTTGCCCCTGGGTATTGGATTAATGTATCCCCCATTGATACATATAGTAAATATCTAAAAGAATCTATTGTGGGTGATTTGTGTTAAGGAGACAAACAAATGCTAATTTATGATCCAAATTCTAATATTTCTGAACATTTTAAAATGTATGAGGTAATGCAATCGAGCGTTGCTTCTAGGAATAATATCGACAACATTCCAACTTCACCAATTTTGGAAGCTGCTACTTTAACTGCAAAAAAAGTACTTGAACCAATTCGGAATTACTTCGGAATCCCATTTTCACCAAATTCTTGGTATAGAGGTGAATTGTTGGAAAAGTTTATTAATGAGATTCCATACAAACAGTGGTGTAATAGAAAAGGGTTAAGTGTTAACAAAGACTCGTGGCAACAATATTTTGTTTTAAAAAGTCATCCAAGGGGTGAAGCTGTAGACATAAAAATTCCAGGAATAAAAAATGATGATTTGTTAAAATGGATTGCAGATAATATTGAATATGACCAATTAATTCGTGAATTTCCAAAACCGAATGATCCTCATTCTGGTTGGGTTCATGTTAGTTTCTCCTCAACCCACAACAGACACGAACTTTTCACAATAGTTTAAGGAACACATTATGTCGGAACAAAAAGAAGATACCATTTCATTAAAGGATTTTAAGTCTTGGCTCCAGGGAGTTGAGGATATGCAAGAGGATGATTGGATTCCTAATGCAGTACAGTGGAAAAAAATAAGATCGAAAATTAATTTACTTGATGATGCGCAACAAGCACCATATAGACAAAACAACTCACCTGTTGTGAATACCCCTCAATATATGAGTCCTATGCCTATGCCTATGCCTATGCCATCCCCCTCACAGGGATTCAGTAGTGCTTTTGATACGTATATTCCACCACCTGCAGGTCCTTCGATTTTAGCATCACCCAAAACTCCAGATATTGATACTTCAGATGGCAGTTATCAAACAAGCTACCTGTAAAACAAGATTAAAAGATAGAGATTTGTGGTTTGATGGAGACATTTCCGTGTCTCCCGAATTGCTTGTATCTATGTTAATGAAAGGAATCGATATAAATTCTCTGTTTACAACAGAGATTACACCAGATATTCGTCAATATAACAATCTTGCAACTAGACAAATATCAGTTAAGGAAGGAATTAATTCGTTAAACTTTGAGTGGAATTTCGGTAAATCATATCAACAAATCGATATAGAAGACTTTGTTTTAGAGTGTTTAGAACAAGAGATTCAACATTTTTCAAAAAGTGAACAAAGTGTTCGTATTAAACGAACGATAAAAGAGTTAGAACTGTTTAAACAACACTCGTTTATGACTGTTTTGAAATTGATGGTTTTTATAATCGATGTATTTGAACAACAAAATGTTGTGTGGGGAGTTGGACGAGGAAGTAGTGTATCATCATATGTTTTATATTTAATTGGTGTTCATGATATAGACAGTGTAGAATATAATCTTCCAATTGAAGATTTTTTCCATTATCACTAATTATAAATAAACTGTTAACAGAGGAGATAAGTTATGGCAAAGCGTATTAGAAGTGCAAAAGGAGAAATGGTTGATTTTGATATTTTAACAATTAAACAACAGATTGCTGCTGGGAAAAGTAAAGCTGTCGTTGAACCAATTGTTGAAGTAAAGAGACAAGAGAATTTTATTGATAAGAGAAACAAACGTCGCATTGCGAAGGTTGTTAATAAACAACCCGATGATGTTACAGAAACCGAACCAACAACTGAATAGTGGAGAAAATATGTTACGACCAATTGGAGATTCAATTATTTTTATATTTGAAGATGATGTAGATGAAAAAGGTTTTACCAATAAGACATCTGGTGGACTCATTTATAAGTCGTTTGATGTGGATGTTAAATCACCTCGTTGGGGGAAAGTAATTTCAGTTGGAGATAAAGTTGAAGAAATTCAACCAGGGATGACTGTTTTGATTGAACCACTACGTTGGACTGACGGGTTTAAACATGAAGATGTTAAATATTGGAAGACAGTAGAAAAAGAGATTATGGCTATAAGAGAAGAGTAACATGGAAAATTTGAATATGATTAACCAACGAACTTGGGAAGAATTCAGAGAAACCAAACTATTGTGGTGGATAAATCGTTTGTTACATACTTTCGGTTGGGCTATTGTATATGATTTTGATTCGGACGGTCAACTTTTTTCAGTGTTTCCTGCTCGAGTCGACCCCCGTGGGTTTACTGAAAAGAGTGAAACAGAAGGTTTTATTGGATTGACTCAGTATATCAAAGACAATATATATACTTTAAATACTAAATGTATGGAATAATATGTTTTTTATCGCAATTTTGTTTATTACTACGTTATCTATAGCTGGGACCGCAGCGTTTTTCAGTGTATATGGATTAGCACAGTTATTCCAGGGTATGATGATCCCAGTTATGATTATGGGGGCATCACTAGAAGCAGGTAAACTTGTAACTGCTTCTTTTTTATATAGGTATTGGAATAAACTAAAGATTGGATTTCGGATATATCTTGTAACAGCTGTTATAGTGTTAATGGCTGTTACTTCGATGGGTATATTTGGGATGTTGTCGTTGGGATATCAAGCTGATACTCTTCCGTTAAAACAAGTCAATTCACAAATTAAATTATTGAATGAAGAGCAAATTCAACTAGCAACTCGTAAACAAGAGATTGATAAACAAATTGAATCACTTCCGGCAGATTATGTAAAAGGTCGCCAGAAATTGATGAAAACGTTTGCCCCTGAATTAACTAGAATTAACAATCGGTTACCAGAAATTACAACCGAAACACAAAAATTAAACACACAATTGTTAACAACACAAGCACACGTTGGTCCCATCATATACATTGCTGAGGCGTTTGGTCAAGACGTTGATGATGCTACTAAGTATGTAATTTTATTAATTATTGGTGTGTTCGATCCACTTGCAGTTGCATTAACAATCGGTGTTAACGTGGCAATTAGAATTCGAAAAGAAGAAAAACTTGAAGAAAAAATCGAAGACCAGATTATTGAAACTACAACTGAATCATCACCAACTTATAATGGGTTAACTTCTGATGAAATTAGGTTGTTGGTTGAAGATGAAATTAAAAAATCCCACCAAGAACAACCTACCAATCATCACCTTGACTCTCTTGCCAAAAAACAACAAATAGTTTCTGATTTAAGGTCATTTTCTTAATTTCTTGTCATTATTTAATTCTATGAGTATAATTATAGAATAATTACAGGAATAATGTTTATGGCACTGGAAAAATTGTGGGTTGAAAAATACAGACCTCAAGTTCTCAAAGAATATGTTTTTCATGACGAAAAACAACAACAAGCCTTTTCAAAGATGGTGGAACAAAAATCAATCCCACATCTGCTTTTGTCTGGAGTTCAAGGAACAGGTAAAACTACTATTGCCCGAATTTTAATAAACGAATGTGATGTAGAAGAAACAGATATTCTTATTATTAATGCATCTGATGAAAACAGTGTAGATGTTATTCGAGACAAGATTAAAGGATTTATTACAACTTACGCTTTGGGGGATTTTAAAGTTATTCTTCTTGAAGAAGCGGACTATATTACTCCAAACGGACAAGCTGTTCTTCGTGTTTTAATGGAAGAATATTCAAATGAAGCTAGATTTATTTTAACATGCAATTATGAAAACAAAATTATTCCAGCTATTCGTTCCAGGTGTCAACATTTTAGATTTAAAGCCGGAGATAGAGATGACATTTCTGAATATGTAGCAACAATTTTAATACACGAAAAAGTAAAATTTGACCTACAAACCCTTGATAAATTCATTTCAATTGGATATCCAGACATTCGAAAAATTGTTAACACAATGCAGCAACACACTCATAGTGGTGTTTTAACAATCCCCAGTTCCCAGGGAGAAGTTGGTGATTACAAATATGAGTTGTTGGATTTGATACAATTAGATAAATGGGTCAAAATGAGAGAAATTGTGTGTGGAAATGTTTCAGGAGAAGAATGGGAAGACTTATATAGATTTTTATATGAGAATCTTCACAGAGCACCAAAATTTGAAAACACACAAAGGTGGGAAGAAGGGATTATTATTGTAGCTGACCATCTATACAAACACACATTATCTGCAGACCCGGAAATAAATGCAGCTGCAATGTTTATAAAACTTGGACAATTATAAGGAGAGTAAAAATGAATAAACCATTAACAATAAAAGATATTAAAAGTCTAATGTCTACGTCTAGTATTGACGAGATAACTGCCAATATTGAAAATCGTGAATTTAACGATTTTTATAATAAGTGGTCTGATATTACATTTGATAAAAAACAAGAAATGTATGAACAAACAAGCAAACAATCTTTTAGAGATTGTATTGCATCAAGACCTAAAACTGCTGCTAGACCGATAACAAGACAAAATACTACATCATCTCATCCGGTGGTGACCAGTGGAACAAGTACAACAGGTAGTTTTTCGTATGAAGATTTTCAACTAGATTTTCAACAAAGTGTTAAGTATATTGATAACTTTAATCCTTTTGAAGTATCGTATGTTCCACCATCAACAACAAAAGACTTTTTCATTACTTCTCATTCCAATAGTTGGGGTTCACAAGTAGAAACTCTTCTAAAGGGTCAAACTAAAGATGATAACATTATTCATATTAAAAGTGAAGCAGCACAAGAATTGGATGAATTGCGAACTATGCTAAACATCCCACAGGGTGAGTCTGTAGTTTCTTTTATAAAAGAAAAATTTTGTCCAGATTACGAAAAACTACGTTCTGATCCTGAAATTATTTCTTCAATAATGAAAACTTTTTAATAGGAAATATAATGTCAAGAATGAAAAAGCCCGAAAATGAGACAGAAGAACAAGTTAAGATTCGACATATTTTTGAATCTGTTTCCAATCATGCGACTCGTAGCGAGAAAACCGCTTGGGAGCGCAAACGGACCAACATGGATAAGTTAATTAAACAATTGAGTCCACTGGAAGACAAGATTATGGAGATACGGGCAAAAATGGAACCCATCTATGATGAAATTGCTGAACTTCGAACGTTAATGGTTGAAGAGTGTATTCATCCGTTTGATATGTTGCTGTATAATGATGACCAAACTATTCGTTGTAAATTTTGTGAGAAATTGTTAAAACCAACAGAAACAACCGAACGAATAACCGAAACAGCATTGGATATTCCAAATGGAACCAAAAAAGTATAAACTTGATATCTTTACTACGTTACAACAGATAAATCTCAAACGAGTATTCTTTTATAATGATTTAACTGATGAAGAACGAAAAGGATTTCAACCATTAGTAACAATGAGGTGGATGTCTGGAACGAAGTCTTCGTTCCAGATTATTCTGTTGAATGAATTGGTTAATCCTTTCGTGTTTTCATTATCTAATCATAAAGAGTTGTTGTATAAATTAATGACCATCTGTGCAACCAAACCACAACATTACAGTTGGTTAAAGATGCAAGATAAACAACACAAATATAAACAGAGCTTGAGTCTTATAAGTAAACAATATGGCTACAGTTCTACACAGGCTAAAGAGGTGTTTCCATTGTTTTCAACGGAAGATATCCTCGATATGGCCGAAACTCAAGGATTACAAAAAGAAGAATTAGTTAAACTAAAAGCAGAACTAAAGACGCGATGAAAGAAAAACCCTTTGAATGTTCGTTTTGTGGAGCTTCATTCGTTCACGAGACAAGGTATCTGAAACATAAGTGTGAGAAGATGCAACGTCATGAAGATATTAAAAGTACAATCGGGCAAAGTGCATACATGCTTTATCAAATGTGGTTTACAACAAAAAAGAAAACTGCCCCATCTATTGAGTCTTTCATAAATTCAAGGTATTACAAACCATTTGTGAGATTTGCAGAGTTCGTAAAACGTGTTCGTTTACCTGAACCCGAATTATACATTAAATTAATGAATGAAAACGGTGTATCACCTTCCATGTGGACTATGAATGAGATGTATGGACAGTTCCTTGAATTTCTTGACCGGAAATTATCTCCCAAAAAACAAGCTGGTATTACTATCCGAACTATGGAAAAAGTTGCGGATGCTGCAGAATGTGAAATATATCAAATATTTGACGTATTAACTGGTTCGGATATTATCCAATTAATCAGAGAACGGAAATTATCTCCTTGGGTTTTATTGAGAAGTAGGAAGTTTATGGTTAAGGTTGAATTGATGTCTAAGGAAGAACAACAAATTGTTGAAAGCCTAATTCGTGTAGATTATTGGAAACAAAAGTTTCAAAACAGACAACCCGAAAAAGCTTATATGGATAAATTAGTTAAAGAGTTGGACTTATAAATAGTAAATATGATATGCAGCAATTAATGTGAGGAATTCAAATGGCTGGAACTATTTACACAATCGATTTTACTAATTCATCTGTAGACCCAACAAAAGCACCGTTTCAAATAAACCCTGGTGGCTTTGATGGACCAGCAGGTACAAATACTCACACATCTCTTAATTTGTTTGGCGAAGGCTTCCTTCAATATGGGCAACGAGCAAATGAGAATTTTTTGTGGCTTTTGGAAAATTTTGCAAGTCCAGGTTGGCCACCAAATCCCACTATCGGACAACTTTGGTTTGACACAAGTGTAAATTTATTAAAAGTTTTTGACATGAGTCATAGTTGGAGTGTTGTCGCCGGTGGTGTTCCTCCTCCTAAAACATTCCTTATTGTTAGTGCAAACACTGGAACGTCTACATTCTACGTAAGCGGTGACGCAACACCGTATTTAACAGCTGGAGGACAGTTTATAGTTCAAGGCGGAGCAAATGCTGGAACGTACACTATTTCATCTGCTGTGGGGTCGGTAACATATATCTCGGGGACAGATCAAACAGCGATTGTTGTAACCTCAACAGTTCCTTCTTCTGCTGGTGGTGGAACGATCGTTTCTGCACCCTCTCCAACATCTCCAGTTACAGGTGAACTTTGGTTCAACGTGATTGAAGGTTCGTTGTATGTATATACAGGAGCTGCCTGGTCTAAGATTTTTTCAGGAAATGCAACTGGTGATATTGATATGTTAAACACACATAAAGTTATCAACCTTCCAGATCCAACAAATACCGATGATGCTGCTAACAAGAATTATGTTGATACACAAATATCAACATTATCATCTTCACTTTCATCTAGCAATCTGGGACTTCAGTCTCAAATAGATCAAAAGGTTACCAAAACAGGTGACACTATGACGGGGACTTTGGTGTTTTCTTCTGGTGGAATTAGTTTAAACAACGCAACGAATATTAATTTGATTGGTGGTAGTTTGGCTGTTAGTAATAATGGCAGCGTTTCCTTGTCAGTTGGTTCTATATTGACACTCGGCCAAGATCCTTCTTCACCATTGGAAGCTGCAACAAAACAATATGTCGATAGTCGACTTTATTCTTTACCCCAAGCAACGACTTCTGCGATAGGTGGAGTTGTATTAGCGACAGGAAGTGAAGCCATAGCCGGAACAAACACACAAAAAGCTATAACCCCTGTAGCTTTACAATCAGTTACAAATTTAATAACAACAGAGATTACATCTCGGGTGCCTTACGATTTGTTAGTAGTTCCTTATTCTTCTTCGATTTCTTTCGACTTTGCAACTTCAAGAAACTTTTCTATAACTTTAACAGGACAAGTATCTATTCTCAGTCCAACAAACCTAATAACAGGACAATCTGGGGTCATTTATATTATTCAAGATGGAACTGGAAGTAGAATGGCTTCTTTTTCAACAAGCACATGGAAGTTTGAAAACGGAACAGTTCCAGCACTTTCAACAGCGGCTGGATCAATTGATGTGTTAGTGTATGAAGTCTACAACACTAACACAATTGTAGCTTCATTACTTAAAAAGGTTAGTTAATATGAGATATGCTTTTATTGAAAACAACAAAATTGCCCAGGTATTTGAGACTGGTCAGGCATTCACGTTAAATGGTTTTGGCTATCCACCCAATTGGTTAGATTTATCTACGTATTCGGAAAAAACAGAAATTGGTTTAGTTGAACTTACAGAATCAGTTCGTCCTAATCCAACATACCATTCTTGTTCAGAGAGTTTTGACATAGTAAATGGAGTTCCTTCTTCGGTTTGGGTGTGTACTGATTTGGATGTTACCACATTAAAAACAGAATTAACGAATATTGTAGATAAAGTGATGTTTAATTTACTATCACCAACAGATTGGTATGTAACTAGATTTACTGAAGTTGGAACCGCGATCCCACCAGAGATAACTGCAAATCGAGCTGCTATTCGTTCTGAGTATGCTTCACTTAAACAGCAAATCGCTTCTTCAGTAACTATATCTGACCTTGAAACCGTTTGTGTAAATTTACCTACAATATTATGAAAAAATTATTACTTCGTCGTCATTCCACGTTAATTGCTGGAGGACCATTGATTTATACATATACAATCCCCAATAACGCTGGGGGAACAGGTGAGGGGTTTTATAGAACCATTGCTTCTTGGACGAATTCGACTGGTTTATCGGGGCACGTGAATGTAAATGGAACTTTTGCTCCAGCTACATGCGAAAAGGTTGTTGATTGGCAGATATTAGTTGATGGTGTATCTCAAGGTGCTCATCAAGTATATAACAGCGGGAGCTGTACTGCCGCTGCTTGGTCATTCAACCAAGATGTTCCTGTATTGGACACGAGTGTTGTTGTTCTTCAGGTATACATATGGGGAGCTTATAATTCAGATCGTATCGGTTCTGGAATATTTAACATAAACGCTCACTAATTAAAATAGTTCCCATAAATACTTTAAATTAATACAAAAAAGGAACGATTTTATGGCACATTTAATTAATTTCACGGATTCGTCTATTGCTCCGGAAAAATCAGCCTTCGCCATACCAGAATATAAAACGGAAGGTCCTACCTCTCCACTTAACTCAACGCCAAATTCAGGAACACCTCCGTTTAATTCTGCAAAGGCATCTACGACACTATTGTTAGTCGGTAAAGGTGTTCCTAACTACGGTGAAATCATTCAAAATAATTTAGTTCATCTTCTTGAGAATTTTGCAAGTAATGGAGTACCTCCTGTGTATCCCACAATTGGACAATTGTGGTATAATTATCAAACAAAAGAACTTTCTCTTTATAAAAATACGAATGTTTGGGATGGAATATTGAGTTTGTCGGGTGGAATTATGACAGGGCCCTTACATTTATCAGGTTCTCCTGTTACTGACGACCAAGCAGTTAATAAAAAATATGTGGACAATCTCGCCTCTTTATATGTTTTGTTGGATGGAACAAATTCAATGACAGGTCTTTTAACGTTAAGTGGTGATCCAACAACAAACTTACAGGCAGCTACGAAACAATATGTTGATAATAGTTTGATATCTCACGAGAGCGATCTTGCGTTACATTTAACACCAACCGAGAACGTGTGGATCGATTCGATTACTGCAACATCAGCAGAAGTAAATTACTTATCGGGGTCAACAAGCAACATTCAATTTCAGTTAAATCAAAAAGTTGCAAAAACAGGAGACACAATGACGGGATTATTAGTCTTGTCGGGTAATCCTGTTGACAATTTAGGTGCGGCGCCTAAACAATATGTTGATACTTCTTTAACAACTGCTTTATCTCAATATTTGCCGTTATCTGGTGGAATCCAAATGACAGGATTTTTTGATTTAGTTGGGAATCCCGTAAGTGCACTACAGCCTGCTACAAAGCAATATGTAGACGCTGTTGCAGGAGGGGGAGGAGGGGGAGATGGTGTTGTTACAGGAGGTTCAATGGATCCACCAACGGGTATTCTTACTCTATCACGTAGTGTTGGTGGAAATGTTTTAATAAATAACATTGCTGCCTTTACTCATACACACACTGCATCCGATGTTTCATATGTTATTTTATCAAATACGGGAATTTTAAACTATTCTTACAGTGTTTCACCGAATTATCCAAACATAACGGTTTTGGATGCTTTGTCGAGTTTTGATCGATATGCAGCAAGCACAATATCACCTACATTCTCAGGTACAGTTACTCTTGGTCAAGATCCAGTTTTACCTCTTGAAGCAGCTACGAAACAATATGTTGATACTTCTTTAACAACTACTTTATCTCAATATTTGCCGTTATCTGGTGGAATCCAAATGACAGGATTTTTTGATTTAGTTGGGAATCCCGTAAGTGCACTACAGCCTGCTACAAAGCAATATACCGACAACAAAACGACGATTCAACGAACTCTTATAACTTCAACTGGACAAACGGTATTTGATTTTACTACATCATCACCTAACATATCATATGTTGTTGGTTCAAACAATTTGTGGGTCTTTGTTAATGGAATTAAAGCATACATAACCGATTCATATTTAGAAACATCAACGACTTCAGTAACGTTTACTTATACTGTTCCTGTGGGAGTAAATGTTGAGTTCCTGGTTTTTGGAATATAACAAGGAGTTTTAATAAATGACTATTGCAACAATAAAAGCATTTCAAGTAGACACAAATGAAATAGTTGATGTTCCAACGTTTAACTCTCGAGTTCCTTGGAATATGTTAACATTACCGTATTCAACTTTATTGGTTCCTGATTTTACATTGTCACGCAACTTTATCGTAACATTGACAGGAAATACAACATTTGATAATCCATTAAATGTTACCCCTGGACAGTCGGGAGTAATTTATATTGTTCAAGATGAAGTTGGAAGTCGTTCTGCGGCATTTAATAGTTTTTGGAGTTTTGAGGAGGGGGTTGCACCCACGTTGTCAACACTTCCTGGTGTAGTCGACGTATTAGTATATGAAGTTTACACTACTACCAGAGTAGTAGCAACGCTGTTAAGAAGGGTTGGAGGTTAATATGAATTATGTCGTAATTGAAAATGGTGTTATTGTAATGGAACTTATTAGTGGTGTTCCGTTTACACTTCACGGTATTCAGTACCCAAACAATTGGCTTGAACTTTCAACTGATCTTGAAAAAACAGATCGGGGAATTGTTCTTGTCAATGAAGTTGCTCAACCTAACACCTTTTTCTATGATGTATCAGGATCAGTTCAATTAATTGGAGGAGTTCCAACGCGTGTGTGGCAAACAACAGATAAAGATCTGGTAACGTTACAACAACAGTTAACTGAAATTGTAAAAAATAAAGCAAACACTGATTTGCGTTCTACTGATTGGTATGTTACTAGATTTGTTGAAATGGGAACATCCATTCCAAGTGATATATCTAATCAACGAAACAATATTCGAACAACCTTAAATAACAATGAAACTAATATTACAAATGCAACATCGGTTAGCATTCTTGAAAGCTTGAATTTAGTATGAGAAAATTATTACTTCATTCCCCGAGAAGATTAATTTATATTGGAACGGATTCAACAACAAGTGATTTATCTACATATTCATTTACATTTGTGATTCCGTATGGTGGATTGGTAATAGCCACAATGGCAATTGGGATATTGACAGGAGATGGTTCACAAGAGTTTACACAAACGACTATCGGTGGTGTTCCAGTTACCCCCTTGGTGAATTTTTCAAGTACAGAACCAACAACAATATTTACTAGAAGAATAATATCTGGTGGTTCAGTTACTGTTACAGGAACTGTTCCTGTAACAGGTGTTAGGTCTTCCGTAGGAATATTTTTATTGTCTAATAACAACAGTGATGTTCCAGTGTTTACAGGTTCTAATATAACACCAGGAACTTCTGTTTCTTTAACAACTTCTGCGTCTGGTGTTGGAGTATTTTTCTCCACCTCGGATAATCTAGCAGAAACCATTAATTGGACACCAAACGTAACAGAACAATATGAACATCTTTTAACAGATGGGACGGGATTCAGTTCTCATGCAGCGGCTACAACAAACGGAATCATGCCAACAGGTAATGTTGTAACAGCAAGTGGAACTGGATCTACTCATACTAGAAATTTGGTTGGAGCTATTTGGATCTAATAACCTGGAGAAAAGTTGGTGTTTGTTGAAAACGAAATTCAAAATTTGAAATTCTATGATATGTTTGGTGGTTCCACTAGAATTAACTCAAATGATATTATATTCAAATTTGTGTGTGTTCGAAAATTTTCTTTGTTGAATAATGTGGATGGTTCAATGGCTATTATTGATGAATTAACCACGTCCCCTTTTGTTGTTAGCCTTCAGAAGAATGGTTATCAATTTGCAACAATTACCTTTAATTCCAATTCACAAGCGGGGGTGTTTGAAGGTATACCCGTGAGTTTTGAAATTGGTGACATTTTATCTGTTGTTGCTCCTGTATTATACGAATCAACAAATTCAGGAATTTGGTTTACTATTTCTGGAGTATTATAATGCGATATATAATAACAAAAAATAATACTATCCTACAAATCCTTCAAAAAGAACCTTTGTTTATTCCATCCACCACAACTTGTTTAGTTTATAATGGAAGCGAACTTGATGAAAGTTTATTCGTTGAAGACAATCAAATTAAAATAAAAGAATTTAAAATACAGCAGTATCAACATGAACAATTTGAACTTATACAAACCAGAATAGATGAGTTGCGTTCTTTATTTGCCTCTGTTATTTCGAGTCAAAATGATGTTTATTGGGAAAAAACACAGGAAGCAATAGATTATGCATCGTTAGGGTTCCCCGAAGATATCTCAAATTATCCATTTATTGCCGTTGATATCGAATTAACAGGTAAAACAGGAAAAGAGGTAACACAGAATATTTTAACTAAACGAAAACAGTGGTTAAGTATAGCTGCACAAACAGAAAAAATTAGAAAACAAGCGTATAGCAAAATTTTTGTTTGTGAAACTAAAGAATGTGTCGATAATGTTATACAAAATATATTTTTACAATTAGATAGTCTTTCTTGACAATTTTTTCAATATCAGGTATAATTAAAATATGCCTGATATTGATATTGATACTCAAACCTCATTCGACGCACAGAGTGTTTTTAAAACTTCTGTTGCTGCTTCTATGGTAAAAAATGAAGAACTTGTACGACATCCAGTTGGAACGTATTTTCAAGAAATTCCGAAAGATAAAGTAACAGGTTTATCAGCTATACCATATAAAGATGCTGAAGACTTGGGATATTTTAAAGTTGATTTCTTGCACCTGTCATTACTTGATTATTTTGAAAACAAGAATGAAATTAGAGTGTTATTGAAAAAAGAACCAAATTGGGATTTATTGAAGATTCCATCTGTTGTTAGTAAACTGTTTCACTTATCGAACCACTATGATGTTGTTTCTAGAATTGCCCCAAGGTCCATCCAAGAGTTGGCTGACGTTCTCGCTTTAATTCGTCCTGGGAAAAAATACTTGTTAGAAGCTTATATTAAAGACAGAGATATTGTTCGCGATGAGTTGTATAAAACACCAACTAAAAAGAATGCCATTTGGTTTAAAAGAAGTCATTCTGTTGCTTACGCCCACAATATTGTACTCCAACTCCATTTAATAAACGTAGGAATTGAAATTTAGTATAAATATATTAAATCTTGGAGAATATAATGCGTGTCATGCCAACGGTTAACTTAACCAATCACCAAAAAATGCTACTTGCTAAAATAGCAAATGCACCAGAATCCCCTAATGGTGGAAAAAAAATTCATATTGATAGTGATAAATTGAGTAGTGCAAAAGAATTTTTGTTGAAACTTAATTTAATTACATTTGATACAGAAACCGAATTAATGAATCTTACAGATACAGCAATAGTTCTAATGCAAGAGGAAGGCATTTTGGATGAAACAGGACAACTTACAGATATAGGTAAACAATATGCAAAAGGAGAAACTCCTTCCACCACTGAAGAATCTGCTTCTCCTCAAAATCAACAATTGTCAAACGAAACTTTTCACATTTCGTTTAAAAATTATCTTATGTTGCTCGAAAGGTAATAATGTTACTCGGGGAAACTCTTCGTTTCCTACGAATCTTTTGAATGTTATCCATATCAAAGGAAGGAATTGGGCCAATAACTCGGGACACGGAATCCACAGCATACGAACGATATATTTTGGATGCTTCGGATGTTAATCCTTTTTTTGCAAACTCTATTGATACAGGATATGGAGGATTTTTACTATTCCACCACTCATTTGCAACATTAATAATTTCAATTTCATCTACGTTTGCTACTTCACAAAAGTCCAATACATATGCTTTTATTGTTTTTTTGTCACAATTGTCGATTATTGTTAATAAATGTTTTTCGTTAAACTGAATCAGTGTGATGAATGAATAACCGTTATACTCTTCTGGATGTGTTTCTACTATCATGTTGTTCTCTGTAATTGTTCTTCACGGGTTATTTATAGTGTAGGAACGAATAGTGATAAATAAATATAATAAATTGAAAAGAAAAAATATGCCTCTAACCTTTAAAGACTATTTGAGCAAAAACTCTATTACTAATCCTATTAATCGAAATCAAGCAAACGCTGGTTCTGGTTATTATGCTGGTTATAATAATCCACACAATAAACAACAGATTGGTGATGTTGTGGGTGGTTCTATATCTTCAACATTACCAGACGAAGACAATGAAGAAAATGATGATTTATTACAGTTAGATGTAGAAAATACTGAAGATCAAGATCAGATGGACCCACAACAAACGACAGTAGATGAACAAGATCCTAATAGACAGGGAGCCATCCGTGTTGTTAAAGGTGCTCACCTGGTGTATAAACGTGAGTCAGAAGATGGAACTTTTTCAGAATTGTGGGTATATAAGATTGGTGACCAACGAACAGATGAATTTAAAATTCGAAAAAATATACTGGCTGGAACAGATATTCCAATTGATAATACAGCATCAGAAGATGGAACACAAACATATTCTTTGTGGACTTCCGGAAACGTTCAGATGATAAAAATTGAAGGATTACCAAATTAATCGTAGATTTGTTTTTGTCTTTATTGTATAATATATGTTATATTTTGAAGAGGCAAAACATGAATGATAAACCTTCTATCATTGAAAATGATGAGTTTTCCTATGAATTAATAAGCGACTCCATTCAAGAATCTGTGGAAACAACAGATAAGTTAACAGTTGAAGAACAAGTTGAAACTGAAATAATGTCAATGCTTAAACAAGTTGTCGAATATAGATCAAAGTTCAGTGAAGCGAAGACGTCAGCTAAACGAAAGTATTTTTCAAAGAAAATTCAACACATTACACCAATAATCGAACAAGCATTATCATTCTATGAACGATTCAAAGTTCAAAAACAAGCTGCTGTTGAAAAAAAGTTAGCTGAAATAAAAGAAGAATTAGTAGAGGTGGAATAATGCTAATTGCTATTTCCGGGAGTCAAGGTAGTGGCAAATCTACCATTATTAATGAGTTAGTGAAACGAGAGTTCCATGATGGACAAGAATATGTTCACGCAAAAACGATTGATAGAAAAACTTCGCGGTCTATTCTCTCTGAATGGAATGTCACTCTAGAAGAAGTTAATAACAACCCTGATCTTACGCTTAAATTTCAAGACGAGATTATTCTTCGTAAATATAACGATGAATGTGATGCAGTTAATTCTTCCCAGTTGTATTATGGAGAACGGACGTATGCGGATTTATTTACATATGCGCTTATTTCTTTGGGAAAAGACAACAAATATTCAGACTGGTTAAATGAGTATTACAAAAGATGTATGTTGTTTCAACAACATTACGAGCATGTTTATTACTTACGTGCAGGATATTTTAATGTTGTAAGCGATGGGGTTCGTGGGGCAGGTAAACATTACAGTCGAATGGTTGATTTGGTTATGTTAGATTATACTCAACAGATGACGATGAGTAGTAAGATCAACACCATTCAAACACCAGATTTGGAAGAACGTATTAATATAATTGCAACACAAAGTGAATATAATTGGAAAAATAAGACAAAATAATAAGGAGAAATATATGTCATGTAGCGAAGGAACAGGATGCTGTGGTAATTGTGTGGATTCATCAACTGAAACCAATCTTTCAGATATTCAACATCAAAAGTCGCAACTTAAATCGTTTGATTGGGATTTAAAAGTTACAAAAGATGATATTCCAGATCCACAAAATTTACATTTTAATGAACACGCCCAAGTTAGGATTCCAAAAGTTGGAATTAAGAGTTTGGTGCTTCCACTAAACGTTAAGCGTCGTGCTGGAGATGTTATTACTGTTAAGGGTGATATAAGTGCTTACGTATCATTAGACGATGTTCATGCTCGGGGTATTAATATGTCACGGTTAGCACGTTGTTTTTATGACCATGTAGACGGGAAAGGAAGTATTGAATTACTTGATTTGATTAAAGTCGTCGAAGATTATAAGGAAAAGTTACCAGCAGTGGAAGGATATTTGAAAGTTCGCTTTGATTATCCATATAAACAGAAACACTGGCGTGAAGAACATTCCGGTTGGTTATACTATCCAACTGAATTCGAAATTCAAGACGTTGACGGTGTACTGAAAACATACATAACTATCGTTTACACATATAACAGTGCCTGTCCATGTTCATATGAATTGGCACGTTATTCTCGTGAACAACTGGATACACCAGCAATTTCTCATTCACAACGAAGTGAAGCAACTATTAAGATTGAATTTGATCCATATTGTAATGATTTATTGTGGATTGAGGATATTGTTGATCTTTGTCGTAAAATTCAACCATCAGAAGTATTATCGGGTATTGTAACTCGTGTTGGTGAATTTAGTATGGCTCAAATGGTTGGTAGTAATGACGCAATCGGGTTTATTGAAGATTTGTTGAGAAAGTTCTGGAAAGGTCTCAATGATGAACCAAGAATCACGGATTTTTCAGTAGGATTATGTCACTTTGAAGCACTGAATGCTAACTTCGCGGTAGGATTTATTAATAAATCTCTGAAGTCAGGTGTTGGGTTGAGTTAATAAAAAGGGGCCTAGGCCCCTTTTTAACTATGCAGTCTACTGGTTTCTGGAACATTCTGCATTAAATATTCCATCTGGTCAGCCAGAATCTTTCTGTTTGCAAGAATCAAAAATTCACTCTTTACGGGGACATATGGAACATACAACAATTCCATGTTTGCACCTTGAGGAGTTCTGTCAGCCTTCCTATGGTTACAACTTTTGCAAGCGGATACCAAATTCATCCACGTGTCTTTTCCATGCATCCGTTGGGGGATGATATGGTCACGAGTTAAACTATCTTCCGAGAAAGGACGTCCACAGTACGCACAGATGTGGCGATCTCGACGAAAAATTAATTTACTTGACAATGGTGGTTCCTTTGCAACTCTTTTCCATGTTTTCCCAACGTCCATACCATCAACAGCAATGATGCTTTGTGTTGAAATTTTGGAACGTTCTCCTGTCATACGTGAAGTTCCACCCATAAAGGTATAGTCACTCTGGCCATGTTGCCAAGCAACAAGACCTTTTGCATGATAAACAATTGCATCTTGCCACGTAACCCACTGTCGCGGCATTCCTGATGTGTCCAAAGTTAAGATCAACGGTGCGCTCAATTTACTTCTCCAATATTAAATAAAGTTGTTCCGGAGGGCGGTGAATAGAGGAATTGAACCCCAACCTGTTTTTCAAGATCGATCTGTTTTCGAAACAGCCCCCAAGACCACAAGGGATTATTCACCATAATATCTATTTATAGTAGCCCTTTTTGGGGGAAAGATCAACAGTTAATTTTGAGGAATTGGAAGAGTTTGCATTTCACGTTTATATCTATCCAACAATGCTTTGTCAAGTGGAGTAGCTTGTTTAGTTTGAACTTTATATTCATACGTGAAAATGTAGTCGTCAAGTTGTTTCCGTCTCATCTCAATTCCTACGGACCTTACTTGTTTTTGTATTTCGATCTGCTTTTGATCTTCTTGTTGGAATTGTTTGCTGACGTCAGTTGCATGAGCATATCTATCATCCACTGTATTAACAGCTACAAAAACACCCACCACTGAAACTAACATGCTTCCAGTAAGTTTCAATAAGTTCATCTTTTTTATGCTTTCTGTTATCATAATATTTCCTATAGAACTGCGATAATAACAACTTTTCCTGTATAAGTTTTAGTGAAATCAATTTGAATGTTGTTAGCGTCTATTACAGTAATTGATAAGGGGGAAATTATTACTTGAGAAGCCCCATCGTCCACATATACCGTAAATTGTAAGTTTGAGTTGTTTAAATTATGATTAATAGACCATGAAGAAGAAGGTGTTGTTACGGTCCCCACAAATCCAGTAGTGTTTCCTGAAACGACTTGATTCCAGTTTGTTCCGTCGTGGAAATATAATCCAGCACCGCTTCCAGTCTTGAAAAATAATTCCCCAACATTTGGTGTTCCAGGGAAAGCTGAATTGTGGTCAATCGTTAAATTGACAACGTCCGACCCTTCAGCAATTTCAATACCATAATGTTTCATATAATAACCCCAATATTAAAGTTATTTATGAAAATAGTGAAATCCCCGAAGGGATTTCACTATTTTGTGAAACATCAATACAATTTTTTGATTAACTGGTGTTTTTGGAGTTCACGAAGTTGTCTGCTTACCGCCGCCGCTTTTTTTCGTTTACGTTCAACTGTTGGTTTTTCATAAGATTCTCTCGCTCGAAGTTCTTTGAGTAAACCAGATTGATCTACAACTCTCTTAAAACGTTGAATGGCGCGATCGATGTTTTCATTTTCTTTTACATAAACTTTCATACTGTTTCCTTTTTATTAGTTGTTAAACTTCTTTTTCGAATGGAAATACCACCCATCCAAAATCTTTGGGGATTATGTGTCCTACATAATCTGGGGCGAATACTGCTGATTCTTTATGATACAAAGCAGCTGTAGTAACTTCAAATTTTTGTGACTTTAAAATATCAACGATTTCTTTAAACGTGTGTCCACTATCAACAATATCATCAACCAGAAGAACTTTTGTTGGTTTGAGATTATATTTATTGTGTAATATCCATTTTGGTATATTATTTAATGACTGTTTTCCACCTTGTCCTTTTTTTGATGAGTATTCCAGTGGTTTAAATGGGATACCAAATTGATGAGAAATTATAACACCTGGAAGTAGTCCTCCTCTTGATAACCCAACAATCAAATCAAAATTCGTTTTTTGTGTTTGAATATCATCCCATATTTTAATACTTAATGCGTGAATGTAATCATATGTTGGATGAGATAGAATTAAAGGTACATTTTCATTCTGTTTTCTTTTGTGATATGCCAATGCACCTTCATACTTACCATCATTAACCAAAGTACAGTTCCCAGGTTTTTTATCTTGATATATTTTTTCCATATGTTAATCTTCCAAAAATGATCTACATAGTGTTTTTGCTGTTCTCACTACAGCCAGTGAAGCTTTTGCATCTTCAAGAGCGTTGTGTGCTGCTCTTTGAACACCTACAAGTTCAAACACGTCATCAGAATTAAAACAATCAAATACTGTCCATCCCACTGTACTGGTATCAATAAACCTGTTTCCACTTGTAAATTCAAGATCAAATTTTCGGAATAGTTGACGCATAAACCAAATATCAAATGTAGCTACATTATGCCCCAAACATCTAACAGATCGCTGAGAACTGAATTCGGATTTGGGGTCCCAATATTTATAAACGAAATTTGCAATTTGAACAAGTGCATCTTCTTCAGATAGTCCGAAAGTATCTAAATGTTGTTTCGTTAAACCGTGAATGGCTTCCGCCGTTTTGTTCCACTTTGATTCACCATTCCACTTGATTTCAACATAGAGTTCGTCAATTTGTTTCAGCGTGGAAGCATCTGCTACTACCAATCCCCAAGACACAGCTTGATAGCCTATTGACGGGTCATCGCTATTAACAGCTAACCCACTTGTTTCACAGTCCATTGCAAGAACTTTTCCAAAATATCCTTTTGTTGATGCGTTACTCATTCCTTGTGTCCTTTATAATTATACACCTATGTGTGGAGTATATATTTCTCCACCAATTTTTACATTAATTTGATGAATTTCTTCTACACTTAAGTCCATTGATTCACTGTGATCCCAATAATTTTGGACACCTCGTGATATAACAACCAGTTTAGTTTTTTCAACATTCGTGGTGTTTATTGATACTAATTGAAATCTGGCTCCTGTATACCCAAATGCTGGTTTGATAGCGTAATATTGCCTTGTGATAAAAATAGGAATACGGAATTTTTCATAAAATTCTTGAACGCGTTCCTTTCCAACGGGTTGGAATATAACTTCTATATTATTTCGCTTAACTGGTTTATCCGTGATAAAATACACAAGTGTATAACGATCTTTTTCAATAAAAAGGTTTAATTCTTTTAAGGGAGGCTGCTTTGGTGTTTGGATTTTTGTAATAATTTCTGAAACGCTTAAATCAGAATAAAATTCAAAAACCGGATCACCCTTTTTAATGTTATTATAGTTCCATACGTTAGTTGGGTCAACGATTCGTTTTATACAGAACTTTCGTTTTACGTTACACAAATCTGTGGTGGACATACGGCCTGATTTCTCGTCTGTGGAAACCAAATTATATGCACCGACGTATTCACATTCTAATCCACTGTGAAGTAAAATAATATCACCGATGTTAATATCTTTAATTGGGACTCGCGTCTTAACACGTTTTGTGTTCACTATAGCTTGTTCGTATGGTTCTGAATTAATTGGAAGTAAAACATTTTGAGCTTTATCTCTACCCCAAACACACTCCATCTTGATTTCACCGTTTTCTATGGTCGTGCAGTCAATAATTTTTGCAAAGTTTGACGAAGAAATTTCTAATTCGAATCCACGAGGGTCGACGATTCTCCAAACAACATTTCCTCCACCCCAATAAACACGGCGAACACTTTCTGCAATCTTAAAACCTGCTACAGGTGTGTTGTTAATAATAACGGGGTTTATAGAATCAGGTGTGGTTCCCCGGGTATTGAAGTTTGCCCACCTGTCAACAGTCTCTTTTCTTTTTTCGTATGCTTTCGTTCCTGGTTCGTGTGGAGTAGCAAATCCAAGAGGCAAAGACGATTCGGCTTTATGTTGTTGTTTTAAACCTACATAAAATTGGTCGGGAATTTTAATTGAGATGCTCATTTAATATCATTCAGATGTCAGTATATTTTATATATTACACTATATGTTTGTTGAAATCAACGCTCATTCATCTTCATCAACAATTCCAATGTGTTTTCGTCGAATAATTGCTCTTAAAGCGACTCCAAACGTGAAGCCTTTCATGAATTCTTCTTGTCTGTTTTGATCTTCATCAGGACAAGCTTCTGGGGGATTCGGCTTTTTGTTCGCTTCTCGGAATGCCGAATTGAACCCATCTATATAATAATCAGAAGCTTTTGATAACAACTGTTGAAGTTCATCATGAAGTTGAGTTGCAATGAGAAAAATTTCCGTTTGGGAGGCTGTTGAATATTTCATATTTATTTGTGGTATTTCTGTTCCATGGTTTTTGGAGTTCCGTCTTCGTTGAAACCGTAATCTCCATTATATTGAGATAATGCTTCTGCTTCCCATAATAACATTTGACCTACTCTTGTTCCCGGTTTGATTTTCATTGGTCCACCATGAACATGTAAACATCCAGCCATTGAACCATTGTACCCACTATCATAATTTCCTGATGTAATGAATACACCATTACGGTTTAGTGTTGATCGTGTAATAACAAAACCGGCTTCTGTTTCACCCATTTTGATAATATGATTGGTTGTAATTTCGTAAGTTCCAGGTTCAAGAAACCAATAACCTTCTTCATCCAACGCTACTTCTTCTGTCTCACGATGTATTTTTGATTCTTCGTCAATTACGAATAACGTCGGCTTGATTCGGCGAACTGTTTTTAATCGAAGATCAACAGCGTTTTGTTGAATACAATCTGCGTCTAAATTTGTTAATTCCGTTTTACTTTTTGATGATGCAGCATGAACCATACTCATAACTTAACTCCTTTTTATTATTGTTATTATACTTCTGTAAACCTTTTCTTATTATTCTCGAATCCAGGTCATAAGTGTCCACATACTTATAGATCCAAGAAAGACCCCTAAAGCATACACAACTGACGTTTCTGTATTTAACGGCCCACCATACAACCCAAAGAACCCCACACTCCCGAATACCAAAGAAACACCAAGTGCAGTTAAACCACACATATCATTCTTGTGCATACCAAACTCCACTGTCTTGCACTGTATCAAATAAACCAATAGTCATTTTTACATTATGTTCAATTCTTTTTAAAGTTTCTTTGTCTTTTGTTAAAGGATAATCAAATTTAACAGGCATCTTTAACTTCTTTGTTGCCATATAACTATCGGAATTTGTTGTATATTCATGACCGAGAATTGCAGCCCACACAGGTCCAGACGAATCAATCGTATCTAATGCTTGCATTCTCATTAGTGTGGGAATTTCCAATGCTGGTCCAGAATTTAATCCAAGATAATGGTGGTGTTTGTTGAAATTAAACAACCCTCTGTCAATCAACATTTGAGTCATTACGACTCTTGAGTAAGATGGGTCACACCAAGGAATAGCGTTTGGAACACCAAGAATAGACATTCCAATAATGTCAACATCGGAATTGTTAGCAGCCCAATCATATGAGGCGATCCAATCCGCCGTATCTCCGGTTACAGATTGTGGAACGAAGAAAGTTCCAAATCCAGCATCTTTGAATAATGGAATAAATTCTCTTGCAGCATCAATCGTTTTCGAAGAATGTTGAAAAGGATAATCTGGAAGAACTATAACATCAGCCCCACACTCGTGTCCCAATTCAATTAATTTTTCAGGTGAATATGGTTCTTTGAGTTCATAGGCTGAGTTGTCCATGATAATTAAGTCGTCTGATTCACTGAAATTTTTGTAGATTGATGCATACGTTTTGTCTTTTTCTACGAGATGAGCTAACACCAAATGTGTAGATGACAAAGCTGACATTTCAATATAATTAGTTGGAGCTATAAAACAGAATGATGGGGTGTAATCTTTTAATTGTTTTTTCATGTATAATCCTTATATGGAGTCTCGAACGTATTTAATAATTGCCCCATTTTCGTTATCTTCACTTACATTAACATGCACGGTTCGATCAAATCCGTACTCATTTTGAATGTGTTTTAGTAATTCGTGGGCGAGCATCTCACAACTTTTATAATCCAAATCAAGTGTTTTCTGGTCATAAAGTCTTTCAATCCAACGTTTAAATTGGATAAATTCGATATCCCTGTCTGCGTGGTAAACTTCTATGGTTACTTCAATATGGAAAATGTGCCTATGTAAGTGTCCTAAAAAACTTACATCTTTCCAAGCATTCTCGGGGTCATCCTTTGTGTTGAGTAAAGGATCTGTTAACGCTGCTGGATAACAGTGTATTCCTTCTTTTTGAGTTTTTACATAGATGAATGATTTTATTCCCATATAATATCCTTTACATTTTAGATAGTATATGGGATTTTGAATAAAAATTCAACTATTAATTTGTTGATAAGGAAAGACTGGTTTCGACGGGAATAAGAGAACCAACTGGAATATTTTCTGTAGATGTAACTGTATTTAATTTCCCATGTGAACGAACTGTTAGCACATAACCAATAATAACTGTATCTCCAGGAATCATGTTACAATGAACAACTGGTTGGGGTGAGTAAGGAGTTTGTGGACTTGCCAGTTCTTGCCCAGTGACTGTTCCAACGGCAGCACCAACACCCGTTGCAATCAATTTTCCACTACCTCCACCAATTGAGTGTCCAATAACACCACCAGCAATTGCTCCAAGAACTGCTCCAATATTTGAATTTTGTTGGATGTATTGTTGTGGTGCTTTTCCTGTTTGATAATCATTGACGCATACTTGTCTCATACCTGTAGTTCCAAATTGAGGTTTTGAGGCGAGAACGTGAACGTATTCTGTTTCCGCATAACACAAACTACTCGACAGTAACAACACGCTTAATAGAATACTTTTCATTTTTCAATCTCCTAATAGAAAATGGGGTTAATAACCCCATTATCCCACTTTACCTTAAAAAGTCAACCGAATTATAAGTCCAGATATTGCTTTAACGTCTCAACTCGCGAGGAAGATTCGTTTTCAAGTTCCGCCCAGCGTAGTATTCTTTTAATACCAGTTGCTTTATCTCTAAATTTCACCAAATGTGAACTTGTTAAGTCGTTGAACAATTTAACAAGTTCACCATTGGTTAAATTATTCAGTTTGTTTTCAATTTGTTTAATATCTCTACGGTCTCCAGATTGTTTAGTTGGATACACACTTTTTTCAAAAACATCTTGTTTGTGGGCTGTTACAGAATCAACTTCTCCATAAACTTCATATTTCCAACAACGTCCTTTAGTGTTGTTGTAGTCCCTCGGAATAGATACGACATCTGCTGGGTTGATTTTAACTAAAACAACTCTTGTATAATTAGGATTACCACCGTAATTTTCGAGGTATGATTGAGAACAGAAGTGTAATCCTTTTGAGCAGGTATTATTTCGATTGTCGTCAACTTGGTCCCTTGACATCTCACATATACTTCCTACAGAATTGTCAAAAGTTCCAGAGTATATATCTTTATAATCTAATCCAACTTTTTTGTAAGCAAGAAAACAACCATCTTCAGTAATTGGCATATTTCCAGATTCCAAAAAATCATATAATTCATTAACGGCCGTTGAACTTGGATTTTGTAATAAATTTGCTAAAAACTCCACCATTGGTTTAACATCAAAACCATCTTTCCACATTTTAAAAATTCGGGAAGTGAGTGTATTGTGAATCGTTTTACCACCATACGTAACGACTTCATAGTCAAAATCTATGTAAAGTAAATTATTTTGTTGTTGGTTCATTTGTTTGTCAAACCAAGTTTTAATATTAAGAAGTGATTCAATGTTTTCCCAATCTTGGTTGCGAATAGCGTTATAGACTTCAGTGAAATTCCGGTGAGTCTGGTCAATTGTGTACGCTTTTGAATCAATCGTAATTGATATAAACGTGTCTGTCATAATATAAGGGTAAGCCATTTTTAATCTCCGTTAATAAATTGTATGAAATCATTATCAAAATTCTCATTTATCATTTGTTCAAAATCTAAATATTTTAATATTGGGTATTTAATGATAATATTATCCCATAATTTTTGGTAAAAGTCTACTTTGGATTTTCCCACTTTATAAATATTTTCCTTTGAATCAGTTTTTGCTTGAACTGTATTTCCCAACCGGCTCCAATAAGATATTGTATCATAGTTATATTGATGTTCTTGTGATAAAGATGTAAAGAATTCTTTTACATTTTCATCCTTTATATCCACTGAAAACTGTTTGAAAGATTTTTGTTTTTCGACAAGACCAAGTCTTAAAAAGAGTTTGAGTAGGGGAAGTGACTGTGCCCTGAGTTGATCATACACCATCTTGGTGTATATCATTTTTTTAGCACTTGGATCTTCACAAGATCGTTGGGCTAATTCGACTAAATTGACCCAATGTTTTTCTTTCTTGAGTTGTTTCAAAACTCTTGGCCCTACACCATAGACTGTTATGTTTGGTTTAATGAGGTTAAGGCGTGACATTAATTGCACTAGGTCATCAATGTTAGCTGTTGAACCAGAATCTTTGATTGCAACACCAAACCTATCTAGTTCAACATAATACCCACCATCCTTTATATCAACAGAAACAGAATTCCACATGTCCCGTTTGGTAACCCGCATTCTGCCATTCCGTTGATAACAATTTATCGTTCCTGGCTGATTAACAACTCTAACCTTCGTCGTTTGTGTGACAACGGGGAGCGGCAACTCATCAACGTTTTTTATTGGAGGGTTTCCTAGTAAATCAATTAATTCATCATATGCTCGTTTTGCCTCGTCTGAATTCGAATCCAGAGAAATTAGATACAGTTCTCCTGGTTGTTTCTTTGCGTGTTCTTTAATTCGAATTCCCGCACCCTTTGAACTATTATTAAGAAAAAAGTGAGAATTGGAATATTCTCCGCGTACTTCATTTGATAAATATTTTCCAGTTCGGTGTCCTCGTCGGTTTGCAAACACTTTTATTGTAATATGTGTCGTTATAGTTAAAGATTGTTTAAAATTAAACTGAACATCTAATGCTTTACCATTTTTCCATTTTAAGTTGTGGGGGAGAATGCTTCCAAACGAACGGAAAAGTGCAGTGAACTGTTTGCAGGCTTCCCAAAAGGTGGGTAGAGCGTCTAAATCTTTAACCATTTTGTCGACAATTTCATTTTGAGTTGAAACGAGAGTCTTTTTTAATTGTTCGCACGTGTAAGCATCATAAGAAAGTGCTTCACGTGACAATGCAACGTCTAGATTTCCACGTTCATTGTTATCATCAAACATATCAAAATAAAAATCTATTGGAGAATTTATCAGTGAGCTAACACAGTCTGGAATATCTTGTTTGTATACTGAATTAAAATTAACTGGGTAAAAAACCCCACCTTGAATTACTCGTGGACCTCCAAATCGTTTTGTTCTCAATCCCCAGTTTGTTCCTCTTATAAGATATTCATGACTGTCGAACGCAACTCGTTCAGGTGCAAGTCCCTTTATGTTTGGTAAAGGAGTAAAATATTGTAATACAGAAAAAACCTTGAGTTGAAATACATTAAAATCGTATTGTTTAATTGGAACGATTACTTCCAAACCAGAAGGTTCGTCGTTCGGTTCTTCGTTTATTAGAGCAAGAACCGGGATTCCTTCTTCGCCAATATAAGCAGTGTATGTTCGTTTAAATTGTTCGATTCGGGACACGATTGTAAAATTATCTGTATACGCAAACGGACTCTTCGCACCAACCCCAAAAGCTCCAATTTCTCTGTTGGATGAATTTTTAGTACTCTCCGAATATGTAGTATAGATGTCAAACATTTCCGTGTGAGTTAAACCTTTTCCATAATCACGAACAGAGAAGTGAGGATACATTTCATTCGGAACATGAATGTCAAAAGGAATATTTTCTTTTCCTGCTACTGTATGAGCATCTTTTGCGTTACTTGCAAGCTCTCGTATTACAGCTCCTGTTTTATCGGCATATATTTTATCTGATAAAAGGTTAAACATTTTAGCGTCAGCTTTAATAGTAAAAGCTTTTTCAGTAAAATTGCCGCCACGTTCAACAGTTTTCTGAATTACTTCCTGTTTCATTTATTCTCCAATTCTTTAAGTTCTTTATCTTTCAACCTTTTGTAGTCAACCTTTTATAGTCAAGCACAACATCTATAGGTAAAGCGTAATATCGTTCTTTGTAGATAATACAACCCCTACCCATTCTCGTTTTTTTTCGTAATAAAGTCAACTTTTATGTCGTTCACACCATTCTCCCAAAAGTAATATGCATATTGTTAATTGGTTTGAATCCAAGTTCTTTTCTATAGTCGTTTAATTTTTTGCTACGAACAGGAAGTGCGAAGAATTTCCAATGTTGTTCAAATTCAACATTGTATTCGAACGTGATGATTTCACCAGCATGAGCTTTCCACGTGTTTCGAAATTCAGGCTTAACTGGATACCGTCCATCAAGAACTGTGACATGAGCTTTCCACGCTGGAAGTTGAAGTCGAAGCCCCCACATTCTTTCAACCCACCAATTGTAATAATTTGCAATACGGGGGTCCGTTTCGACGATTAACCACCAATCATCGTTTTGGCGAGTTTTCCGAAGTTCTGGACGTTTTGGTTCATATACAAGTTTCCCTGTTGCTTTAACCCAATTAGTCGTCATGATGTAAACCCCAAATTTTATATCAAATATAATTATACATCATGAAGACATAAGGGTCAACAACTACATTACTAGTTTTTTTGGAAACTTCTTTTTTCGTAATTTTTCCACGACCGCCCAACATGTAATAGCTTGTTCTTCACTTACAGTTACATCATCAGGCCACAGACCAAATTCATCCATCGCATATAACGCTTCGGAGAGATCACCGACTAACTCGGGGTCATCTTGTTCAAAAAACTTTGATACTTGTTCTCGGTGTTCTTCATATTCCATTTTATTTCCCTTCATCTAAATCAATACCGTCGTCAATTGAAACAGGTATTTGATATCTGTGGTAACAGATTGGACATTTAATGATAACATTAATAGATTGTTCATCTGTTGTATACGTATTAACTGTTAAGTTATTGTTCCTAAAAACAAACGCAGCTCCACAATTAGGACATTTCATTTTATTCGGTTAATACTAAATTTGTGTTTTTTTCATTATTCTTCCTAATCAATCCCAACGATTTTTTCAATTTCAACCCGAACGCGTTCGGCTGCGACACTGGTGTATGCTTCGTTGAACATTTCTCGACAAGCCTTTAAAGATTTCGGGTCTGGAGTAAATCCACGGCCAACAAATCTGTAAAAACGGATTACCCTCAAGTAGTCTTCTTTGATACGGTCTTTGGGTTTTCCAACAAAACGTAACGTTCTCGTTTTAATATCGTCCATTCCCATACCAGTTGGGTCAATAAGCTCCATCGTTTTGGTGTTAATGTATAATGCGTTTACGGTAAAATCGCGACGGTGAGCATCATCATCGATTGTTCCCAATTCAACTTCCGCGTGGCGACCATCACATACCACATCTTTTCGGAAATTGCTGACTTCAACGGTATAACTACTGAAATGGACGTTAAGCACAAAGTGTGCGACACCAGTCAAAGACACTTCAAATCCACCGTCTTCAAACAGTTCGATTAACCGTTTCATTGGGATATCCGTAACGATGTCGTAATCATTTGGAGTTTTTTCCATCAACAAATCACGAGTCGCTCCCCCCACAACGTAATTGTTGTCAGAAAATGCGTTTAGTACTGTAATAATTGGGAATAACTTAATTGGGCACGTTCTTTTAAAATCAATTTTCATCAAAGATCCTTTTTGCAGCAAAATCCAGTGTTGATAATAAAACTGGTAATGTAGTATCAAGAACACGTATACCTTGTTGTAACCAGTGTAGTATCGTGTGTTGTTCGTAAGATGTTGTGGGTATTGGTTTAATTCGTTCTGTTAATAAAAGTTGTTGATCCATATCAAGAGACGCGTTAGTCTCTTTGAGAACACAACCAATAAAGGCCCGTGCTGCCCAAGGATGGGCTTCAACGATTGTTTCTACAAAACCGGGTGTGAACGTAAGAATTTTACGCCCTGGTGTTTTTGATTTTCGTAATGTGTGGGTTTTCATAAAGAGTATTATCATAGTTAATAATGCGATAATACCTTACCCCTCAAACGAAGAAATGTCAACTGCTAATTTGTATACCCTTATATTTTTGGAGGAGATAATCGAAAGTGTCGTCAAACGCATATGAATATACCATAGAACTTGGAGCTTCAAAGTATCCCCATGCTTCACGAAGACCGTTTAACTCAACTGGACCAATATATCGTGCCAGTTCATTGAACTTTCGTGATTTTGTCATATAATCGTCGTTGTTCTTGATAGACTCAATTAAGTCTGTGATTAAGTCTGTTAATAGGCGTGTGTTCATGTTTGCTTTGTTTGTCGTTGAATGTATTTACAAACAAAAAATGAACAGTTAACTATTCATTTTTTGTTCATGTTGTGCAATTTTCTTTTTGATTATTTCGTGAGCAGGAGTTCCAGGCTTTGTTTTTGATAAAGCCGTTTTGTGAACTTCTAATTCCTTTTTGAGTCGTTCTTGTTCCGCCGCTCTTCTACTGTCTTGCATTTGTTTAATTACACGTTGTTCTACTTCTTCTCTTGATTCTTTCCGGCGTAGTGTTACTCTATCGTTCATATCAGACCAAGCACGGTATTCTGAATTTCGTTGTTCGATTAGCATAGATGATTGTAATTTCATAAATGTGTCTTCATTAGCTAATTGCATAGGCATTAACTGTATATATTCTTCGAAATTATTTGTCCGAATTGCTTCTCTTACATCTGTTGCGGATGTAATTCGGGGTGTTTGTTTTACTTGAATATTCAATCCTGTCTTTTTGTTACTCTCTTCAACAATTTCTCTATATCGCTTAATTCTGTCTTCACCAGCATAAATTGCACGAATTTGTTTTCCTTCGTTTTTTAAATGAAACAACATTCCATTTAAGTTAGCGTTCATTACTTCGATTACAATTGCAGAAGGAAATACTTCATGTATTAACGATTTTTGTTGTTTAAACGATAATGGATTGTTAACTTTATCTTCTGAAGAGTTTTTGCCTTTAACAACTGCGATTATAGGATTCTTCATAGATTCAATTATAGAAGCGTGCCCTTTGTGGAACGGTTGGAATCGTCCCACAAATAAATCATATTCTTGTCCTTCTTCAATGAGATACTGTTTAAACGTCTTTGTCATTTCACTATTCCTTGTTCACGAAGCACTGAAACTATTCTATTAATAGTTTCTTTTCGCTCTTGTGTTAACCCTTGTTTTATATTTATTCTTTTCTTTTCTTTTTGTAAAAGATTGGCAAGAGTGATGTATAATTCTTCAGCCCACCAATGATAATTATTAATTAATGGACCCATAAACAACGGAAGAAGTGAATACGTTATGTTAGAAAAACGTTGCTCTTTTTGAACTAACATAAATTGGTTAAGGTTTTTAAGTTCTTCACTGTGTATCATACACATTAACAATGTTAATCTTGATATAAAGTAAATGAAAGTGTCATCTGTGGTTTCGTCTAGTGAGAATGTGGTATGTTTTATATATAGATCCACGTCCTCTTCTAAATGTTGAAATATAATATCCGTTAACAGTTTCTTAAAGTCACTCATTTCATTATATCGTTCTTCTTGTTTATCTGAAGTAAACAGTGGGTCCACAAGTTTTGCAGAACATTTATTGTTTTCAAAGTAAAATACAAGCCCCTCATATCCCCCTTCGTGTAACCAACTTAAGTGTTCTGGTGTTTTGAATATAGACATAATATATTCAATAAACTCTTTTCCGCCATATTTGTGTTTTCGTTCTTCTGCTGACGTTATAACAAATGATTTAATTTGTTTTTTCTGGTTTTCTGATAATTTTCCACTGAACAACACAGGAGGTTCAGAAATGTCTAATAGAGATGCAATACGTTTATTTTCAGGGTTAGTTGGTAATAGTGTAGAACCACTCTGATTAATATATGACAATATTAAGTTGTTTTTGGGTTTAGTTGAATATTGGACTTTAGTTTTTAGTTTTTCGTTAAACAATTCCAAATATATTTCAGAATTATCTGGAATTTTGTTGGATAAAAGAGGCTCAATATGATGAATGCAATCTTCATAAATGTCCATCGTTGAACGTTTTATGTTATTAATTTCCCCACGACCTTCTCTTCCGTGGTAAGAAAATATTCCATCATTCTTCTTAATTACAAATGCACACTGGTCAATCTTCACGTTGATAACCACAGTATCATTCAAAAGATTATCCAAATAGGTGTCACCTTTTTTGGTATAAATGTCGTGTAAATGTTCCACTTTTAATTTATATTTGATATGTTAATTTTGGTAATCCTTGATGGGAAAAATCCACGTTTAGTAGGTTACAAGCCCGAGCGTGGTGTTCCAATGTCAAGCCAATCTCATACTGTATATAAAGTAGATGTGATTCAATATCAGGTATTAATATGGAAGCAGACGGACTTATTAAGTCAGGGTCATCATCAACGATGATGAAATTGTCAACATAATGAACATCCAACCAACGTTTTATTTCTTCAGTTCTCCCACCATCACCGGCTCTTGGTGTGTGCCAATTTTGGTGTAACTGAATTTTCAAATTGTTGTTTTTGAATGTCAGTTCAATTTGTTCTCGAGACGCATAATGAAACCAGTTTGATGAAATAACTCCAACAACATCATTGTTCTCTGTCCACACGTTAAAGAAACTGACGGCAATTGGGTCAAATTTAACAATGTTGTGTAAATCCTTGTGTCCAAAGGGATGATTTCCAGATTTTCGGGATTCATTTAAAAGTTGAATATTTTCAGGTAGACACCAAGCTCTACGTGGAAGTAGTGGTCCGTCGATGTCTATAAATATGATTTGTGACATTTACGATTGAGCTTTCCTAATAGCTTTATCTTCAATCCATGTAACTTCTTTGCTGTTCAATTCTTTTTTCCAATTGAATTTTTTTGCGTGGTTGTTTTTATAAAAAGCGTCTGTAATGTGGACTTGATAATCTGTGGGACTATCACCAGTACCATAACCATCGGGGGTAATTGTTACTTCAAGTTCAAAAGTAATCTTATCGTTTTCATTTTCAGTTTCGTGGGTGTAATCAATTTCAACTGGTACAGTTTCTGCTCTGTTATTTTCAAAAAGTTGTTTTAGTTTCATGGTAGTTTCCTTTGTATGGATAATATATTTATCTTACCACGAATCGTAATCTGTGAGATCAATTTCTTCTCCAGTTACTGCCTCTTGAACTTTCACAATTATCCCAAGACTGGTTGGAGTAAACTTGTAAGTTAACCCACCTCCAATCGCCCCATAATATGGAGCTCCTTTCATTGAAAGTCCAGGAGGTAGGTCTGATTGAGAGTTAAAAGCTTTTTCGTACACTTCATCCTGCCACACGTAAAGTCTTTCTAGTTGTTTTTGATCAAGCGCAAACATCATTCTTCATCCTCTTCGAACCAATTTGGGTGTAATTCTTTGAACACTTCTCGAACTAGTGGATTTTCCCAATAATTGCTGTCACTTTCACAGTCCCAATCCATATCTTCAAGTTCGCTAATTAAATGTCGTAAAAACTGTTTTTTGTCTGTAACAGGATTTTCACCTATTAAAATGTCACAAACCTTATCAAACACGATTGTTCCGCCACACCACCCCATATTAATTCTCCTTGTTCACCAATCGCTGTTAAGCAACTGTTTACTGATAAACACAGGAGAATTTAAAGAACATGAATTTCTTGGGTCTTCTGTGTCTGTTGATATCACAGCTTGTATATCATCTTCACCAATTTCTGTTCCTCGAGTTTTGTCGGAAGTCGTAACATATCCTGAAAAATAGAAAAGGTATTTTGGTTGTTTCATCTATACACATCCTGTTGGTTTTGGTGTTCCAGCATATCTTCCAGCTTGTTTCGCTGGACCAAAAGGGAACAAATCAAACAAAAATTTCTTCTCTCCCCACTCATCTCCAATTAAGGCTCCGTACAACCCACCCAGTATCTTATCAGATTGATTAAACCATTCTTCTCGTATCAATTTAACATCCTCTCGTGAATATTACTAACATTTAACATTCCTTACATATAAATTATTTTGTTACAATTCAATAAATATTATACACTATTTAAACATTAAAGTCAACTTATGAAGAAAACAGTTTTGGACACGACTGTCCACAGTTTATCATTAGCATTAAAGGAACGGGACATCGTTACAGGACTTCATTCTGAACGAGTGTGTGAACTTGCGAGATTATTAGCACAAGAACTTAAGATTACAAACAAGGATTTTCATGTTCTTAAAATGGGGGCATGTTTTCATGACATTGGAAAAATAGGGATACCTGATAGTATTTTATTAAAAACATCTTCATTAACTGAAAAAGAGTGGGAGAAGATGAAAACCCATACAGTTATTGGTCAACAGATTGTCAATGCTTTGGGTGTTGAAGGGTGTATTGAAGCAGGAACAATTGTTCGGCATCATCACGAATGGTTTAACGGGGAAGGATACCCCGACCAACTCGTTGGTAAGGATATCCCGCTAAATTCCCGAATTGTTAGTATAGTTGACGCATATGATGCTTTAGTATCTCATAGAACGTACCATTGTTCATTGACACACGAAGAAGCAATTGAAACCTTAAAAACAGAAACTGGAACTAAATTCGATCCTGAAATAATGAAGGTGTTTTTATCAATTACAAAACCGTCTTAATTACCATCCTCCTGAAGAACCGCCAACGTCAGTCAAATGACGCACTACTGGAATCCGAATCAAAAGAAGACCAACTACCAGAACTACAAAATTAGTTAGTAGTTGTTGATTTTTACCTATATCTCAAAATAGTTTCACTGCTGACCTTATAAACGATTAAAGGGTCAACAGATATTTTTAATCAGGTTTCCAAATAGGGTCAATTAGAACTAACTGGGGACCAACAGAAGTTAACCTTGCCATAATGTTTCCTGAATGTAAGTCTAAATCTGCTATAGTACCATACGTGCGTAAGAAATTAACAACTTCTTCAAATTGAGCATTGCGCTCAATTTTTTTGTTAACAATAGCATCATGATAATAATTAATCAATTGACTCGTTGCAAGACTTTTGGCAAACTGTTCACTCATTCCGAGTGCCTGAAGTTGGTGAGAAATAGCATCTTTAATTTTAGGAGAATTTAATGGTAATAATTTTTCCATGTCAACAACTCCTGTATTATCATAAACAGAATCTATTCTGTTGATGTATATATCAAACTCTTTCCGATACAGACGAATTTTATAAATTCGAGGTAAAAAGGGGTTATTTTGGTGTTTTTGAATAAACCGCAGGAATTGAAGATACCCATCTTCTTCTGTGTTAAAACCAAAGACTTTTGTTACCACTCCAGGCTTCTTTATTCTATCAACTACAACAGCCTGAAGGCCAGCTCCAAGGCGTTTTAATGAATCTGTGTCTGTGTAACCATTTCTAACTTTAACACTATCAGATTTTCGAAGAGCTTCTCCTCCGATAATTTCAAATAACTTCATACAATACTCCGATTTTGAGTATTTATCAACCTCTCAACTAAGAAAACCCCAGATGCTTCTTAAAATATTATAGTTAGAATCGTTTTGATAGTCAACTACCTCGTTTCCTTGTTATATATGTTGGTCCACCCGGAGGGATTCGAACCCTCATAGTCAAAGACGCGAGATTAAAAGTCTCGTACCGTACCAGTTCGGTGTCGGATGGAAATATGGTACACCGCCACGGTATTGAGCCGTGTTCTACAGGGTAAGAGCCTATTGCATCACCTTAATGCTTGCGGTGCATTATATTTTGGTAGGGCGCCTGGAATTCGAATCCAGCCTAAAAGATTAAAAGTCTTCTGTGCTTCCGCTGACACTAACACCCCATTAAATTCCACTTGCTCCGGTCCGAGGAATCGAACCTCGCCTCCTTTCGGAGCCTTCGCATTAACAGTGCGAGACCTTCACCAAGCCAGTCCGACCGGAGCAAGTGAAACTTTGGTAGTCCCTAGAAGAATTGAACTTCTGTATCTGCCATGTCACGACAGCACTCTACCATTGAGTTAAGGGACTATTAAATTTTTAAAGAACATAAAAAAAGCCTCGGGAGATTTCTCTGCCGAGGCCTATTAACTTTTGTTTACTTTCAGATGATTAGTTTGATTTCAACAGTCAATGCCTCGGCGTGTGAACGTTTATTATTAACGTTTACATTATTGATAAAAATTGGTTTAGTTGAATCGAACATTTGTAAATTCTTTAAGTTTGTTAAGTTAGTGTTATAAGTATATATGACTTATTTATGAAAGTCAACAAAAGTTTACAGATAACTGTTGCAACTTCATAATCTTTAGATTTTTTTCAAATCTTCGTCATCTTTTTCATATCCTTTTTTGAAATCCCTCATACCTCTGTCAAATTGTTTTTCAAGCGTACGAAGTCGGCGTGGTTCCTATGTTTTTTTGATAGTTCAGTAAATTCGTCTACTAAATCCGCTTGTGTATCTTCCACTCATTCAGACATTAAATGGGTTGCATCTTCACGCAACTGTTTTGTCTTACCTTTTGTGATTTCACTTTCATTCAACTTTTCCATACCACTCTTCGTAATCTTTCCAACAATCTTTCCATCTTTCTTTACTTCGACAGGGTATCCCGTCTTTTCAGAATGTTTCTTCATTGTCGAAATCACTTCTGGTGTAAGATTAGCAGCACTCGTGATAAATCCATTGGACTTTGAACAATAAAACTTATATAATTCAGTTTCAAATAATTGTTTTAATTTCATTATTTTTCTCGGTTATTCGAGTTATTTATTATTAAGCGTGTTGGTTTCCAATAATCATAAAGTGATTGTATAAAACATGATTTTTACCACGTAAAAACCAAATCACGGTTGCCATTGCTCTCAAAGACGTTGTTTTAATTACCATTTGACTTATCCTTGAAGGCTTTCATGGGCCTTTTCATTTAAAATATACCCATATTTATCGGAAAACTCATTCAATTCATCATCAGACATATTTGACCCATCTTCAAACGTACCTGAACAAAAATAAGCATCACAGAAATCAGGATAATCTAAAGAATCAACTCCATCAACCTCCAACGAATTAACATTTACTTCTTTATCATTGATAATAAATTGTTCAGTCATAGTTTTTCATTCCTTTCCAAGATTGGATTAATAGTTACACCAGAAGGGCAATCGTTATTTTCAAAAAGTTTAAAATTTGTGTATGGGTTACCACAAACAACACATTTTGTATATGGAGTTATTGAAGATCTTTGTCCATTATATAATGTTTGTTGGTCTTCAATTGATAGTGTATCGAAATATTCATTAAAAGTGTTAACAATATTTTGAACATATGCCAATGATACACCAAAATGAACCTGTCCACATTTTTTACACGTCGTATATCTGATATCGTTGTTCATTTTTCATCTCCATAAATTGGTCCCGTCGGTCAGATTCGAACTGACAAAATAATAGTTTAGGAAACTATTGCCTTTCCCTTTGGCTTCGACGAGAAAGAGTCTTACTTCTTAACCCTTTTTAAAGCATCTTTGCGCATTAACACTGTTCTATCATTTCCATATTTGTGAACTTGAAGAAACTCAACTCCGTCGATTGAACGAATGTCATAGATGTCGTTGCATTCCCACCGCTCCTGATTTATCGGGTTTTCAAAAATCCCTGGAACTGGTACTGGTTTTACTGCTTGTTTTACTTTTCGCTTATCCATTTTTATTCCTTTTTGGTGTCAACTTCAAATTCTTTTTGAAGTTGTTCTAACAATAAACGCCTAGATTCTTTATCTTTTCTAAGTTTTTGTAACTTTCGTTCTTTTGCCTTTTGAGCTCGAAGTTGTGCTTTTTTACCCGTTCTACTTCTGCCTCATCACTCAATCTGAATTTCTTTGAAAATTTGTAATCGTTGTTTTGTGTCCGTTAACCATTCTTTTGATGTAGTATGAGCACCTTCATCGTAATCTTTATCGCCATTGTAAATGCACACAACACAATTAGTTGTGACTAATAAAATTTCCCGATGTTCTTCATCGATCTTAATTTCATCAAACGATTCTCCATCAAAAAACACAAAGCAGTCTTCATTTTCAGAAATAATAGAAATAACCTTTTCAGTGAATTTGCGTGCATTTAACCAACGTTTATCAAAAATGTTCATTCTGGGTCACCTGTTATAGTTAACATATCGGTTGTACTTTTGAGCACCATTTAAATTTTCTTTAAGTGTATATTAATACTCTATACTTTCAAGGCGGTCTCAAGATGTAATACCTCGAGGCTTTGAATTGATATATACAACTCGTTTGCTGCTATATCGTTTTTCAGCAATATCCTTGTCAGTAACGTATGCATCGTCTTCCCAATCAACATATCTTTTGTAAGAATTTTTCAGTTCTTTAACCTCTTCAGGTGTAAATTGAAAGTTCATGTTATTTTGGTGTCTACCTTCTTCAGATTGACACTGTTTCATGTAATTTTCGAATGTCATTCTAACTAAACTTCCTTCAATGAATTTGGAATCGATGTGCATATAATCGCCGACCATGCTATTCCACAACACGACTTCAGGATTACCTTCAAGTTCTGTTAACATTTTAATCAAGTCATTCTTTCTCATTTGATTTTTCCTGGCGTAATAATTATTGTTGCAATGCAGTGTTGGTTCCTTGGAAGGTCTTTTTCACACTGAATCACATTCTTGTGAAGCTGCCGCGCCATGGTGTTCAGTGTTGTATTATACACATATAAGTTATATCCAAGCCATCCCAAAGAAAAACTTATCACACCAGTCTAGGTATAAAATTCCATAATTACGTAATGGTCACCGACAGGCATCTTTGTCTTTGTACTAACTCACGTTTTAGTTCCTTAGTTCATGATTTATCCTAAAATTGCTATATCGACATCATACTTACACTAATGTTAAAAGACAACATAAATATTAAATAACGACTGGGACATGAAATGAGATTGAATGAGATTTTTAATTCGAGTGTAGAAATACATGTTGACGTTAAAACATATGAGGAATGTAAAATGTTTTTCGTGGTTGGGGAGATGGAATATGTTTTCCATGCTTATGAGACACAAACGAATGATGACAAAGGAAATCAGGTTTGGAACGTTGCATTCCGTGCTCAAAAAGGAAATCAAACGTCACACGGAATAACAGGTTCCGGAAATGCTTCTCAAGTTATGGCTGCTGTTATCCAGTGTATTAAAAAATGGATTGAATTATATCCAAAAGTTGTTACGTTCTTCTTTTCTGCAAAATTAGATGAACCATCCAGAGTAAAATTATACAACCGAATGGCTCAATCTATTAAAGTTCCAGGGTGGAAAATGTATAAGGAAACGTTCAAAACCAAAGAACTATATTATTTTACAAAAGGTTAATTGTTAATTTTCCCTTGTTCAATATTATCTAAATGTTTTCTAATGTAACGCATAAACAATATTGCTTTGTCAGAATCGTTGAATACTCCATCCCCTGTGTCTGATACTGGAACAGGAAATTCAAATCCATTACTTGTTTTATACCATAATTCATTTTGTCTATAAAACTGAAAATGTACAGTTTGGTCTTTCACTAACTCTTTAACGTTCATGATAAAATTCCTTTTTTGAGGTGGGATATAAAAAGTTGTGGACTTTTTTCTTCGTCTGTTGACTCGTGCTTTCACGTTTACACTAAAATCCCATTGTTGTATTTGTACTACAGAAATACACAGAATTGTGTATTGGTCCCCTTGGCCTGAATCGAACAGGCATAAGGTCGCTTAGAAGGCGTCCCACCACTCCATTGGCAAGGGGGAATAAAAGTGCATTACTTTAAAGTGTTTTAATTAAACGAATATTTATAATTTGGCGGCGCAAAAGTTAATGAAAACGTGTTACTATATTTATGCACAAATATTTTTCACATCATTTCCAACTAGAGACAACCGGTATATCTATCTTGTGTGCCAGGCGGAAGACGGAGGAATCGGACCCCACCCCTTGCGGAGCGTTTCGTTTAGCAAACGAACCTGAACACCAGAACAGTTCATCTTCCAATAATTATTCTATTTCATCAACCAATTTGTTTAACTTAATTCTTTGTTTCTTTCGTTCTTTCCACTTCATGTATGCTTCAAAGCGTCTTTTGTTTCCATGCCGAGTCCCTGGTTTATTCAAAAAATCGTATAATATGTTTAACAGTTCAGGGTTTTCCAATTCTTCTTTACCTATCCAAAACGGGTGTTCGGTAGAGCAATCTGTATCTTCCCGATATTGACGTATTGCTCTTTTGGATTTATTCTTCTCTTTGTGTCTTAATGTGTTAGACATAGTTAATAATCTTTAAAAGTTTGTTCTCTCATTGTATTGAATACAAAGACTAATATCAACATTTGTTTATGATGTTGGCCTCCCATGATCGAGTTGAACGATCCAGAATTGATTCGTAGTCAATAAGCTAGTTCCCCTAGATGAGAGATAATTTTTGGCGGGTGTGAAGGGAATTGAACCCTCCTGATTTTCCGAAGTGACAGTCCGGTGACCACGCCATGCAGTCCCCACACCCAAAAGTTAAAACAACACACTACTACTGTCAGGTTGTTACACACCCTTTCGTCGTCTTCGGTATAGCAGACCGAATGCTATTTGACGGTGTTGATTTGGTACCACCGGTTGGAATCGAACCAACTTTGAGGTTTCCCTCCAGGATTATCGGTCCTGTGCCTAACCTATCGGCCACAGTGGTGTTGTTTGGTAGGACCAACCGGGTTCGAACCGATGACAGTCTGCTTGTAGGGCAGATACTCTACCAACTGAGCTATGGTCCCATTGAACGATTTCTCGTCCGTTTGTTACTTTCTGTGCCTTCGTTTATATAATCGCAATACATCACGCAATTCATTTTTGAAGGAACCATTTTCGCTGTAATATACACAACGACCCAAAGTACCTTTATTCATTCTATATTCCAACGCTTCTACTGACGTTTCTTCTGGTTGGAACTGTTCCTCCAAACCATAACACGAACAGTGTGATCCATTAACCTCATACAGTATACCGTTTTTCTCATACAACACAAACGCGGATCCACTATAATCTTCGTACGAATACCAAGCTAATAAGATCTTTTCACCATCATTCAGTTCTATCTGAAATTTGTGTTCAACGTCTTCTACATCACCAAAATTTCCTAAAAAGTATTGTTTCATCATCATCTCCTTTGTGGTCAAAAAATCGTTTAACTCATATTAGAGTTCTGTTATTACAATACTGGTACCCTTGGAGAGATTCGAACTCCCGACCTTCTCGTTCGAAGCGAGACAATCTAGTCCACTGATATACAAGGGCATATCAAATCATTATATCCTCAATTTCTTTCTTAAATCTTGAATCCTTCTATTATACTCAGAAACGTTAATTTCAGCAACGTTGGAAGACTTTTTTATTAGGGCCATTTTTAATTCTGTTTCTAATCTATTCAACTGCCCACGCATTTTTGCTACTTTTTATCTTCTTTGCTCATTTTACTTCGTCCTTTTTGGCAACCCCGTCGAGAATCGGACTCGAAAAATCAACAAGGGTCAAAACCTTGCGTCATCACTAGATGAACGGGGCATCTGTTTTGGCACCGCCGATGGGACTCGAACCCACCTGAATCTCATAGACAGTGAGATGCTCTCCCCGAGAGCTACGACGGTATTATACTTCAAATGGCAAGCCCACCAAGAGTTGAACTTGGACTAGAAGATTCAAAATCTTCTGTGCTACCGCTACACCACGGGCCAATTAAAGGCTAGGAAGTAGAGAATCGAACTCTATACGAATGCGCTCAGAACGCACCACCTCGACCAATCGGCTTCTTCCCAATATATTTTCAAATTTTTAATGAACAGTTGTAAAACGAAAAACCCAGTCTCTTTTGGAAACTGGGTTTTTCTTTTTAAGAATTTAGCTTTATGCTATACCCAGCCTCCAGACATAATAATATCACTGTCGCGACGTACTTGGCGTCGGCGAATGATACTAATACTCTGTTGTTGTCTGGTTACGAACATTTGTAAAGCTCCTTAAATTAAATGGTGTTTACTACTTTATCGTCTGCTTAATATACGCTTCTACGCACCCACATATTTCTATGTTTTGTTAGTACCGGGACGTCCTAGCTTTCAACACCTAACTATTTAGTTAAGCACTTTGCTCAACTGTTGATACAAGTATATATGACTTATTTATAAAAGTCAACATTTATTTATCAATCTCAAAAACACATCTGGTGCTTGGAACATCATATACGTCGTTGACATCTTATGTCTCCTTAAAAGATATAGTATTTTTTAAACTAACGATTTATCTTTTTCTTTTCTTTTTTCGTTCAATGCTTTCATTAGCACTTACATAATATTCAGGTGGTTTTTTTGTAATCCACTTAACAAACTTTTGGATGTTTTCATACTCCAATAAACGTTCAATCGTGTGATAATAATTAGCCAATTCACGTTCACTGAATGTGGCGTGGATATATCTATGGCAAACACGGTGGAGCATAACTCCATCTTTCCCTTTAAACGTCTTTGGAATTAAATGGTGGAAATCCACATTAATGTCACCCAGTGTTCTTCCACACAATGGACATAAATCATTTTCTGCCATTTTTATATATTTCTTGAATTGATTTTTCTAATTTAGAATAAGTTTCTGATTTCATACTCAACCAAATTTACTCGCCTGTCTTTTGTCTTTTACAGGAATCATTACTTTGTTTGGAAAATGACCATCGTCGCACATTGGGCAGCTCATATTACATCCCTTTTAAGAAATTCACTTCTTCGTCCTTGAACATAAAAAAACATTCTTTTCCTTGTTAACAAACGGTGCGCACTATCTTCAGAATATAAATGGAGAATTCCTGATGCGTCTCTTGAATATTCACAAGCATTCGGCACTGTTAGAGCTATTCGGAAAGAGAAATCTTTATCTCCGATAAAATCTTCTAACGCAATCCACAGGGCTACGTCTTTATGAGTTTTAATCAAATTATTACTCATTCTTATGGAATAGAGGAGACCTCTCAATAAAATCTGACGTTCAGTTTCAGTTATCTCCATATATCTCCGTTCAAGATTGTTAGCAACAAACGCGGATGCTATTGACAGAGATACTAAAAATTCGTTCCAAAACTCATCTGGTCATCCCTCATTGTTTAGTTTAACTTTGAACTCATCAATAGCAGAACATGCTTTATTGTGTCAGGAGTTTGAGTCGGATACGTTGCTGTCTTGATCATCATCTCCATCTTCAAATTCATCATCCCACTTATCGTATACAAAATCTTTTTCAATAATGACTTCTTTAGAACACGCAACTTTCATTCGTTCTAGAGTCACAAGAATTTCTTCAACACTGTATCCTCCAACTCCGATAGCGTCTTCGGTCATTGCTGTAACATTTCCAGTATTGTTGTAGTATACCTCACGAATTTCAAAGTAAACTTCACCACCACTTTCACACTGAACCAATCGATGATTCCAATGACAACTCATCCGAATACTCCCAAAACGTTAAATCCAGTTCCAGTCATACGACGTTTGCGTTCTTCTGCTGCATCGTGCCACTCTTGACAATCAACGCAAAATTTTGCTGTTGGATATGCCAACTGTCGTTCAACAGGAATTGGTAATTCACAGTCTTGACATAATTTGTTTGGGTCGGCCAATTTTGCTGCTTCTTCTTTCGTTCCCTGGAACACCTTTGATCGAATTTCATTTACACCAGACTCGCGTTCTGCTCGTTCTGTAAATTCAGCCAATTCAGCTTCATCATATACTTCTGTGTTTGTCGTCATACATTTTCCTTATTAAATCTTAATTCGAGTGAGTGAATCATACACATTCCCCTAATGAAAGTCAACATATTTATTAGTTGTATAAATATAAAATATAAAATATAATTACCATATACTTCAACAGAGGGCTCCAACAAGCCCCTTCTCATCATCAGATTTTGTGATGATACATTTTCTTAATTAAGGAGAAAACATGAGAGGGATACTATTGTCCATTTTTTTGTTAGTTACATCTACAGTTTACGCGGGTTCTGAATACCAAGAAAAACAGAACAATTTACAACAACTTATTGATACAAATAAAAGCTCTATCGATAAACAACGATACTGTTTAGCTGAAACAATATATTTTGAAGCTGCAGATTATAAAAAATCACAACTTGCTGTTGCAAACGTAGTAATAAATCGTGTAATAGATTCAGACTATCCTAAAACAGTGTGTGCAGTTACACATCAAACAACCAAAACTCGGTCCGGAAAGCACGTGTGTCAATTCTCATATCAATGTGATGGGGATAAAGACATAAACACGGAATCTGATAAATGGGCCAGTGCTCAAGAAATTGCTGCAAGTATTATGCACGCATTTGTAATTCAACAACGTACAGATATAACACACGGTGCTACACATTTTCACGATGAACGAGTTACACCTTCTTGGGCAGTATCTCCAAGTTTTGTTGAAGTGTTAAAAACAAAGCACCTTACATTTTACAAAGAACGCGATTAACTACTTGTTTTTAAAGTCAGTTTCGTAATACCCTTCACCTTTTAGATGAAAGGGTATTCCTTGTGAGATAATTCTCAAAAACGTTTTGATGGAATCTGGCCTGGTTGCTGTTGCATACGCACCAGGAACTTGGGTACTGTTCACAGAAGAAGAGGTTACAGAGTAATGGCGCACGACGGTAAGAACGTCCACTGCTTATCGCGTGAACCTCTTGAGCGGAAGTTTCACGATGAGTGAAAAAAGCATCAGGAACAAAACCATACTCTGGAATACATCCTTTACCGTTGTGTTTTTACCGTTGAAAAAGTGATTGTTGACTTTATGGGGTGAATGTGAGATGATTGCTTCATCCTATTATTTTATCTGGAGTATTTGTGATCAAACTTCAACACCTTTCTACACGCGCAATTGCAGATGCCAACGTGTTTGCAAACGCATTCGCCACATCACACAGTGACGATTGAAACTTCTTGGGATTGAATTCTAAATGAATGTGTACACTGATAAAACGCTAACAGACCTTGCTGAAGTAACGGCGCCTGGTCAGGACACATTAAAGCAATTGGTGAAAGAATTCTTCTACTACCTTGATATGACAGAAGAAAGTGATTCGGGTAGAGTATTTCACCCAACCATCATAACGTCGTGCAGAGTGCACGACCAACAAGCTATCAATAAAATTCTTAAACAGTTGAAGGCACACGTAACAGACGATCGGGATTCAACTGAATGACAAAAGACATACGATATAACACGATCTCCGGATTGTTCGAAGATGACACAAGCCTCGTCCCCGTTAGCGTTCACTTTTCTGAATGGTGGAACGGCGAAGGATTGACATTCAACTTTGATGATCAAAAACATATTTCACTGCACTCAGATGAAATCCGGGCACTGTGCGTGATTGCGATTGCAACGGGTATGGTCAGCGTTGACGATTGCATAGAAGCTGCATACCAGATGAAGAAAGAATCATCTGACCGAGACGAAGCAATTCGCAAGACCAGAGAAGGTGGTTGACTTTCGCCATCAGTTGGTGGTATAATGACCACATGAAATTAACAGAATTGAATGAATACTTTGAACCATCTCTGTATGAGATGTCAAACTTTTCCTCCCGCAATACAGGCCTCCCACCAGGAACTGTTCTCTGAGAACCGAGCCTACAGTATTACCTCACTCAAAATACAGAATCAAAATTAGTCACCCACAGAATGGTACCGCGGTATTTGCTATTTGGGGAAACCACTTGGACAATTGATTGTGCTGATATTTTAGACAAACCAGCCCACTAAAAACAACGGTAGTAATGGTGTATGATCCGACAGAGTATACGGAGTTGATCACGTTCATCTCCGAAGCCATTGAACCAAGCACCTTACATTTTACAAAGAACGCGATTAACTACTTGTTTTTAAAGTCAGTTTCGTAATACCCTTCACCTTTTAGATGAAAGGGTATTCCTTGTGAGATAATTCTCAAAAACGTTGGTTTTCCACAAGATGGACAAATTTTTGGTTCATTGGATTCTTGGACTTTTTCGAGCACATCTTCTTTCGAATGACACGATGAACATTGATAAGTATAAAGAGGCATTTAACTTTCTTCGTCTTTCTCAAACCTTAATTTGGGTGCAATTAACCGTATAAATAATAGAAATACCACAATTACCATTCCTTCAGTTTCAAATATGAGAAGTAGTAGTTTTAAGAATTCCATACGATCACTTCACAAACCATCAAACACATTAGATATTTGAAGATTTTAACTGTCATAATTATAGATGTTCAACAGCACCTTTGGAAAGTCCTTCGCTAACATAAATTTCTCGTGCTCCAAGGACTTTCAATTTCGTACTATAATATTGCTTAATATACGCAGCTAAAAACTCAACGGTTGTTTCAGTAGGAAGAACTACAACTTTATGATAATCAGTGTTCAGTGTCATTTTGAAACGTCCACGCTGTTCGGTTGAATAACCAATCACTATTTCGTTGGGTGTAATTGATAATACGTTATCTTTACGAACAAACACTGTGTTGTCCAACTCTTTAGCAATTTCACACAATTCATCATATACCAAACTATTATAACTTACGTTATCGGTATGGATAAACGAACGATGACCATGAGCAATGTTTTGACAACCAAACGATGTTGAATCTTTTAATCCGTGAACGTAGTGAAATGTGGCTGTAGCAACCATAATGTCAATTAAATGTTTATCCACATTATTAAAACATTGAACCTTTACATTAATATCTGGATACTTTGTTTGTAGATATGTTTGAACGTGTCGTCGAAAAGCATCACCAATATAGTAGACACTGTATTCTGAATTTGTGTTCATTTTTTGTTCTATGACTCGAACAGCGTCTTTTGCCAAAATTAAAGTCATATTTGGTGTTACAATTGTAACAACATCGTCGGAACTATCATCAATAGAGACAACGTTCGAATATCCTTCAATTATCCACAATTTATGATCAAAACCATTTTTGTGTATATCAAATTCGTGTTTATCAATAGCAGTTTTAATATCTTTTTTAATAGTGGAAAAGTCTACAACGACTTTTTCTGTTGGGTCAGGACGACCAGATACGATAAAACTGGGATTGAAAGACCCACCTTTAACACAGCCTTCGTTATCAATATAGGCGTGATCAACAACGGTTAAATTGTTGAGAAACATTGTTGATGATTCTGGTTCTTTGAAACTATCTGGGATTTGTGTTATCATTTTTTCTCCAATTTAATTGTTGTAGAATTATACAACAATTTTAAAATATTTTAAACATATATTTGACTAACAGACTGCTTGGACCTCATTCTTCGTATAGTTTCTGCAACCAAATCACTAATTGATAATTGTCTGATGTTATTTGGAATATTGCCTATTAGTGGAATTGTATCTGTTACTACTAATTCGTCTAACACTGAATGAGTTAAATTCTCGTAAGCATTATCTGATAAGACAGGGTGAGTGGCATAAGCGACAACTTTAAGAGCACCATGGTCCTTTAAAGATTTCGCAGCCTTACATAAAGTTCCAGCTGTATCTACAATATCATCAACCATAATACAAACTTTTCCCTCTACGTCACCGATGATGTTCATAACTTCTGATTCACCAGCTCGTGGGCGACGTTTATCAACGATAGCTAATTGAGTGTCACCGTTTAACTGTTCTGCAATTTGTCTAGAACGTAACACTCCACCAATATCAGGAGAAACAACCATAAGTGTTTTTTCTTCTTTTTCTTTACGATACATCATTCTGATATCTTTAATGAATTCAACGGAAGCGGAAATGTTAGTAAAGGGAATCGTAAAAAACCCTTGTTGTTGAAGAGAATGAATATCAACCGATACTAAATGGTCAATACCAGCTGCTTGAATCACATCTGCTACAAGACGGGAAGTAATTGGTCCACGGCTAAATCCTGGACGCCTATCTTGTCTGGAATATCCATAATAAGGAACAACCGCAATAATGCGTTTTGCAGCAGCTCTTCTTAATGCGTCTGTCATTGTCAACAATTCCATTAAATTGTCGTTAACAGGATTGCACGTTGACTGAATAACAAATACAACACTTCCTCTAACTGACTCTTCAATTTCAACAGATGTTTCACCGTCTTTGAACTTACTTACTTTAGCCTTACCAAGTGCTAACCCCATCCTACTTGCTATCTTTGTGGCAAATTCAATATTTGAATTTCCAGCGAAAATCTTAACATTTGAAAGAGACACATTTTCACCTATATTTGTGTGAGTTGTTTCGTAAAATATCAATACCAACATAAATCAATACTACAGAAGGAAGCCTGATAGTTAGTATCAGGACACTCCATATAAGTCACTCATTTAAGTTCCAATTGCATTCTTAAATACAGGAACATGCACTCTATAACAGAATGTATACCCTTTTTCAATACACATATTAGCAACAGTCGCCGCTATGTTTGTTTGTTGCTCTTCAGTACACGCGGTTGGCATAATTAGAACATTATTTAGTTGAACAACACCAGCATCCCAATAAACCTTCATCGCTCGTTCAACTTCATCAAAATCTTCTGCATCTGCATCACACACAAATTTGAAATATTGTTCAGCACGCTTTACTCTTTGTTGCGCTAACGCGACCTCTGGTTTAATCGCATCTTCCCATTTTTCTCCACTTGCCCGGAGTTTTGGTGAATTGGCAAATGTGATCTTTCGTCCAGGTTTCCACCACGAATTTAGTAAATTAATGAAATCATCACGTATAGGAACTGAACAATTTGTTTCAATTAATAGATGTTTACAATCGTCCATCTTTGGATGATTTAACAAAGCAGAAAGTTGTTTTTGACGGAGAGTTGGTTCTCCACCTGTTAAACTCAAGATGACTGGTTGTCCAGTTACAGGATGAACCCAAGATTTGTGGGGAATAGTATCTAATACAGCATCAATTAATTGTTCCTCATTTCCAGACTGCCACAAATGAGCAAAACGATTGTCCCAAGCATAAATGCTATCACACCCAAGAGTAATTGGTGGTAGTTCTTTTAATGTTTTAAATTTTGTGGGGTCAAATCCTAACCCTGTGTTTGTTTCGGTATCTATGTGGGTTGGATTATTAAAACCTTTACACATAAAGTTGCACTTTGTGAATCGGATATATGCTGTTGGTACACCAGCATAAGGTCCTTCACCTTCTATTGAAGTAAAAACTTCACTCCACTCAAACTTTGCCATTTTCGTCAATCTCCTCTTGTAATCGATCTATTTTAGCTTGAAAATAAAAAGTTAAAAACGACAGTATGGGATATAATACAGTTACTAACCAAAAAAACCCTGCTATCAACAATTCCACTGTAGTAATTCCTTTAGTACAGTCAATTTCCAAGAACATGAATTTCAAAGAAAGGATAGATATTATCATTAATAAAACGAATTCAAAGCTGTGACGTTTCCATGTTTGTAAAAAAGCTACTTTCAACATTGTTATACCCCAATTTCATATAACGCGTGGCGAATAAAACTAGCAAGTTTTTTGTGGAATACTGATGATTGTACTTGACCTGACAAATCAACATATTCAACAATTAACACCTCATCTTCATCATATACAACTTCAGGATTTACTGCTATTAAAATACCAAGTTCGTGATCTGTAACATCAACTGCGATAATTTGTTGGTTAACACCAATGTCTGGAGCTGTAATATATTCGAGGTTATGGTGTTCCATAGTTGCTATCATATCTCGAACAATTATTAAAATGTCAGAAGATATTTTTTCCACCTTTTCTATCTTTGGTGGTATATCACTTATTGCTACAAGTTCTTTTATTGACATAATATTGTTCTCCATTATAGTTATATTTGTAAAGTATTTATTATAAGAGATTATACCAGATGTTAAATTTGAAGACAACTGAATTAAAAGGCTGGAACGTTGGAGAGATACAGGCTCTCAGTTCCGTTACTTTCCTGTAACGTAAAATTTGGTGGAACTGCGGGGAATCGAACCCCGATAAAAAGCTTGCAAAGCTTCCGTAATCCCTTTATACTACAGCCCCAAAATCTAGTGTTGTTGGATGGACTCGAACCATCGGCGAACGTTTTATCTGCAGCGTTGCGGTCCTTTACCGGGGGCTACACCCTCGAGCAGACGTTATCTCTAACCAACTGATATACAACAACACTAATATCAACAAACAATTTGGATTCGTTTAAAATAATCTTTTTGCTTCAGTTCCATTCACAACGATCTTTTCTACACGATCAGTAACATACTCTCCATTCATGTATTTATGTGCTTCACTTGATGTGTTAAAAGGTCCGACAAGTGTTGGGTCAACAGTTCTGATAAACACATAATATTTCTCTGGATCAATATTTCCTTTATCTATATCATCAGTTTTATTTAAATTGTAAACAGTTTCATTTAATAAATCACGAAGTTTCATGTTAGATTCTCCAGTTTTTATTATTTATGGTGCCCTCATGCAGAATTGAACTGCATTTCCTTCTATACCAGAGAAGAGTAATACCAATATACTATAAGGGCGCAACAAGACACGTTTTTGCGTTTTAATGTCTTGGTGGTGATGTCCAGAATCGAACTGGAATGTTCCTCGTTATGAGCAAGGCGGTATTACCTTTTCACCCACATCACCAATATTATCTTGCACCATGTGGACCAAAACCTTCTCGATCTATCGCGTACAATTCAAATCTATACATTTTCATCCATTTGGCAGACCACCAGGGAGTCGAACCCCGGCCTGCGGCTTTGGAGGCCGCTGTGCTACCGTAACACTTGTGGTCTATTAATCTTTTGGAACTATCGTAACATTCGTAATCCTAAATTCTTCTTTAATTATTCCAGATGATTGTCCTGTTGGGCCATCAACGATATACCCAACTCCGGTTGGTTGACATTCAGTGGGTACATTCTCAATCAGTGTTTTGACTTTAATTCCTTCTGGTGTATCCAAAGTTTCAAGCGTTGCGATTAATTCATCACCAATAAGTTCAAGACCAACTATTTGATGAGACACCTTTTCTGAAAACAAATCTTTAATTGAAGACGCTAGTATCGATAAATTTATAGATATGGAAGGTTTAGTTATTTTTGTGTAGGTGCCACATCGGGGACTTGAACCCAACGTATCTCCTGATTACGAAACAGGCGCATTACCAGTTATGCTTATGTGGCTTTTAAGATAGAAACAGTTTTTGTAATTAATGTTTTGACTTACGTGCTAGACGTTTTTCTAAATTTTCAGTAGGAGTAAGCCACTGAAGATTTTTTGATTTGTTATTTCTGGTGTTATTATCTTTATGGTCTACGTGCATATTATGATCTGGTGGTGGTCCAACAAAAGCATGTGCAACTAACCTGTTCACTCTAAAGTGTTTTTTGACTCCATTTTGTGACAAGTAAACTCTCATATACGGAGATTTTTTGTCGTTACCGTAGTGTTCTTCTTGGGCCAAAACTTTATTTGTTTTAGTCGAACGAACTTGTCCTGTGTTAGAAACTTCATAGTTTGACCAACCGTCAATTGGCTTCCAAACAACCGAACCTTCCATTAACTCTTCAAGCTTCATAGTTCTTTAATCTCATCATAATTAATTCAATTAATTATACATTAGAAAATAATTTTTTCCACACGCTTAAACTATTTTCTGAATAAGAATGCAATTTCAAGAAGTTGAGATATCTATTCGTTCTTGGACAATGATATGCTCTACTTAACCCACGTTCGATGGAATCTTGGTCTACTGGACTTGCACCAAAAAATCCTACTGCCCATGGAATTTCACTTGAAGAAACAACTGGAATCCCTTGATTTATAAGGTCCGCCCCAACAATATTAAACGTTTCACTAAAAGACACCTGCATTCCAATATCCATTTGCCCACACAATTCCAAAAATTCTTCTCTTGGTTGCCATGCGTGTTCGACTAATTTATGACCATGTTTTTTCTGACGGTCAAACATTCTTCGTAAATTGTGGAGAATTGGTTCCCCTTTCATTTCAAGTCTGTTAGCGTTAATGTGAAAATTAAGTTTTTTGTTTTCTTTGTCAGCAAAGTGAATTGCTGCTAGTGCTTGGTGTATATGATTTTTCAATGGTCTAACAGCCCCAAAGCATCCAATGTTGAGTTCCTCTGATTTATAATCAGGAACTTTTGTTTTTGTGTTTAAAATTGGATAATAGTTTGGCATAAACAAAAACTTATCTTCAGCCCCCTCACTATTCAAATGAAGGTTTATTAAACTTTTAACCATTCTTAGTGAATTGACACCAACGTAAACGTTTTTATATTTTAAATAGTCAGTAATCCAAGCGAATGCAATTCCTTCTTGAGCCATAAACGGAACTTCACTGTGAAGTCTTACAATCCAACGAATATTAGGATGAAGTTTTTGAAGAATTTCAAATTTTTCTGGAACAACCCACAAAGCTTCTATAATCACAACGGAAGGTTTGTGTTGTGTTACAATCCTATCAATACAATTATTATCGACAGCAATTTCAATCTCTGATGAAATTCCAATACTGTTTAACATATCACTTACATATGACGCTGAATTTAGTAAACCCGTTGACAATCCTCTTGGTTCATGGAAATTAGCCACACCGTAATTTTCTTTTCGCTTCAATATAAATAGAACCTTTGACATTTGATTTCCTTTGGGTCGATATTGTAGTACTATTTATCAAACCTGTTTATATTTATCAAACCAGTTTAGAGGAAATTTGAATTTAATGTTCCTTACCAATTGAAAGCGATTAGTTGTTTTAACCTTGAAATTACTTCGTTTGCATACACCTTATCGTACACATCAACGAGAGCATATTCAATTTTTGTTATTGTTGATTTTATGTTCCACCCGTGCTCAATCGACACAGTTAAAAACTCCAACCAATTTACAACACAGTTGTTTTCTTTAATATGGTCAATTATAAGTTCGAGGGGGATACCAAGAGTTTCTGTGTGTTTGAATACATCCAAACCACTGATAACTGGTTTGTTGTCGGTAGTTATTCCTACTTGTCTTAGACCGAAGTGTTTCTTCCATTTTTGTTTGCGTTTAGCATTTCCCTACCCTCCTTATTTTAGTTACTATTTTTGTGAACAAGACACGTTTAGTTTCATTAGCATAGAAAGTTTTTGAGTTGCTGTTAGTGTCTTAAAACTAATTTTACAGATTTATTATAAAAAGTCAACGATTGAATTGGGGTGACCAGTGGGAAATTGAACCCACTCCTCCTCGTTCACAGCAAGGAATGCTACCTTTACACTATGGTCACCATTGTTAATTGATTGATACGGAACCGAACCGTCTACCAGAGTCACTCCAGCTATTCCAACTCGGTTGCTTGCAAGTCAAATTTTACAATCAATTTGGAGCCGCCTGTCAGAATCGAACTGACGTATCAACGTTACAAAGGTTGTGTAATACCATTATACGAAGGCGGCGTTTGTTACCAGTTGGATGTTAACATAAAATGTTTATCTGTTGTCAAACCCAGTTCTTCAGCAGTTCTTGCGATTGGTGTCCCACAAGAATCAGAACCACACAATTTTCCAAAATCATTTTTGCTAAAAATCAACAATTCGTTGTGGTCTATCATTTTATTAAAAACAAAAGAAAATAACTGCTTGTCATACTTTGAACCAAGTCTTTTTTCAACATACTTATTAAAGAGTTGACTTAGATGGGGGTTTATCTTGTTTGTGTCATATGAATATACAGAATGGAGTCCAATTATACCATAAGATATTCTATCTGTTCCGGCTAAAAACATAATTACGCAGGAACTTTCACAAAACCCAGAAACAATATGAGCTCTCGGTCTTGCTTCAAATAATGGAAGCAACTCTAAAGTCGTTCCAGCATCTCCTCCAGTTACACCATCAAACACAACTGTATCTATTTGATTTGTCAGATATTTTGGCATTTCGGTTAAATCTTTTTTCGTGATATCACCCGACAATATCAGTCTCTGATTTACAATGGAATAACTAAGAGCGTAAACATGTGTTGAAACAACCAGCATCATTAAAAACATAAAATTTTTGATCATGTTAATTTTTCCAATAGGTGGTATATTTATTCGAAAACGCAAATATAATGTTAATTATACTCTTAGTATACTAGAAAATCAAGATTTAATTCAGTGGACACTATGTCAAATGTCTAGTATCCGTTGTTGGTTACTCGTAGGGAATCGAACCCTGTCTAGAATTTTCACCGTTTTGTAAAACTCAATGAAACCTCAGCCGAGATTTCAATCTTGTTTTTTAACGATAGGCTTACCCACAGCACTTGTTGGAGCGTTGTTTGGTGCCGCCACTCCGTAACGATCGGAGATCCTCGGATTTTCAGTCCGTCGCATAGACCATCTTTGCTATAGCGGCATTATAACGAATTTGTAAGTAAATTCGTTTGGTGTAACCAGCAGGATTCGTACCCGCAACACTTTGCTTTTCAGATAAATGCTCTGCACGATTGGAGATACAGTTACGTTAATCGTTTCACTTGTCATCTTAGTTGATCAGACCATTAATGAAAGAGTAGCTTGCTCTCTAGTTGTCGTATTCAGGTGGGAATCGAACCACACTCTAACCCACCAACGCGGGTCGTGCTAACCATTACACTATACTGAAAGTTGTCTTACTTGTGAAATTTGGAGCACGGAACGGGACTCGAACCCGCAAACGGTTTTCACCTGCCACCTTGAAAGGGTGGTGTCCAATCCATCTGACTTCCCGTGCATTTTTTAGTTTTAGCACACTCTAATTACAAACTTTGGTGGACGATACGAGAATCGAACTCGTATTGCCCGTCAGCAGCAACCATCATGCCCCATTAAAAGAACTTCAACATTTAAAAGTTCTTTTGGTGGAGCTACTCGGATTTGAACCGAGCTGTTTTTCCGCATTGCAAGTGCGGCGACCACGCCAAGCAGTCCCTAACCCCATTCGTTTGGTCTCCATGCAAGGATTTGAACCTTGATCGCCTGGCTCCGGACCAGCTATGCTACCAGATTGCACCACACAGAGATAATATTTTTTGTTTAGAATTCGTTTGTCAGGATGACTGGATTTGAACCAGTGGTCTCGAGTTTCCAAAACTCGCGGATTACCAAACTTTCCCACACCCTGACAAACGAATCCAAATTGTTAATGAACAGTTTAAAACATTTACTACAAAATCAACAAACAATAAAAAAGGGCGCTTTTTCGGAGCGCCCTTTTTAGAATTTCTGGAAACTTTTTAGTTTTTCCAACCTTCCTCAAGAGCGCACACAGCCATCTCTGGGGCATGCCATGCCTCAGGGGTTGTAAACGCTGTAAAGAAAGTCGTAAAAATCATTTGTAAATCTCCATTAATTAAATTTATTGAGTACTTTGCTCAACTGTTGATACAAGTATATATGACTTATTTATAAAAGTCAACAAAAAAGTTTAAATTTGGAAGCTTTCCACTTCCTTGCCAGGTTTGAGCCCGTCTTCGTCGGCTTCACACTATCGCATCCTTGGCAACAGGTTCTTAACCCACAATATCCAAGGTTTCCTGTTACTTCAGGAGGTCCTTACGGCTAGTGTATGTATCAACGTTTAGCGCCTACCACTACACATACACCGTTTCTGAGGTCCACTGGACTATTTTCGTGGTGTCTTTACCATAAAGGGATTCGGGCACCACGAATCAATAAAATATTATATATCTTTTTAATCAAAGAGTCAACTTGATACATCCGTTGATATCCAGTTCACTATAATAATATAAGTTACAGGTTGTACTTCTTTATAAATGTAGGATAAGTCATACTGTCCAAATCTTTTTTAACTTGAGCTTCTAATTTTTTATCTGTTCCAACAAGATCTCTCAGTCTCTTAGTATCATACACACATTCTTCAGGAAAATTCTTCATGGCTCCTCTTGCAGTCTCGTCATTAATACTAGCTCCTAATTTCCATCCACTAACCCGTTTTGGATTTTCTTTTAGGGCACGTTCGAACATTCCTGATGGTAAACGTGATGGCCCTGTGATTGAATCTGGATCTTTTGAACGAAGATCGTTTCGTTCCATAAAAGCTTCATATTCGTTATCAAAAATTTCCATCTCTTTAAATTTGCAATTATCAATTCCACCTGCTGCGTTCACATATTTTGCTTCTGTTCTATCGGCAGCGTTCCGATTAGCACCAGCTAAGAACGTCTGTCTTAAATTACCCTTTCCATACCCATAATAAGTGCTGTGGTTGTTAGAGTTGGTAACTTTATACACAACCCAGTCTGTAGTATTTTCTGTTAGAGGAATTAGGTCTTTTAATTTCATTTGATTGTTCCTTTTAAGTTTGTTGTTTATACCTTTATATTTATTATTAAGTTTTAAGAAAAATACATCATGCCAGCAATAAACACAACCCCACTCCAAACATTTGGTACTATTCCAACATATACATCCGTATCCAGATATTATGTTAATGGGACACCATCGGTCGTTTTTGCTGTGTACCGTAGGGTCAATTACCACATCTGGATTTAGGGTATTGCATTATGAAAATCAAGTAACAACCGACGCCGGTCCAAGGTCTTCATTCTTGGTGTTCAGTTAACATTAAATTGTTGTAACGCTCTTTCAGTTCCCACACCAATAAGATATTTTGTATCTCTATAGTGTGGGTTCTTTTCGAGTAATTCTGTTGTTTCTTCACGCGCCGTATTTAATACAGCCACAATATCATCAATAAGGTATTGCGCGTGAACTTCACCGTTTTCATTTAAAATATCAAAAGCCCAAATTGTGTTATCAAATTTGGTGTCTGCTAATGAACACCTTGCAGACCAGTTTTCTGGATACAGATATACTATAGCCGTTAAAATAACGGTTCGTGCTTTGTTAAATGCTTGTATAAAACGTTGAATGTTTAAATCTATATCTTCGACGTTTTCGGTATTCAAATTTTGTTCAAGAATATCAGACACATCAATTCGGTCCTATAAAATTTTTAATATTGTACTCGTTTTATAGTTATCTGTCAACGATTAATTTTTGGAAGGTCCAAGAACTTGTCTCTTGAATTCTGTCAAATGTTGTTTATCTTTTGGAGAGTTGGTTTTTACATGGTGTCCGGTTTTAAAATCTCTCCATGCGTATCCGTATTTTTTTCCAAGAAATTTAAAATCTCCTTCTCGAGCCATCAACGCAAAAAGATATTGTTCTGTACGAAATTCTAACCCACGTTCTAAATATTCGTCTTTCACTTTATCGAACACAGAACGTCTCATTATGCATAATTGATGAACAGGGATTGGTGTTTGAATGTGATACTCTCTTGTCCACTCTGTTGTTTCACTGTAAAATTGTCTTCTTATGTTTTTATACGGATTGACTATAAAAGAGTTAGTATATACACCTGAAAGTGTTTTATCTTTTTCCATTTCTTCCAAACACGCATGAAATGCTTCTGGAAACACATAATCGTCGTGGTCTACGTGACAAATGTATTCAGCCGAACCTGTACCATAGCCTACGCATCGGGCTTTTTTGAGAGGTGATATATCATCAACGAAATGTATGTTTATTAAATGTGAAGCAGGTTCTATAGATTTTAGACACTGTTCATATAGTTTTTTATCATAATCACCAAACCTACATATGTGAACGTCTATTTTATTCATTTTATTTTTTACCTTTTAAATAAGAACATGTTTGGCAGTATGGAGGAATAACATTAACGTTAAATGTGCTCGTATGAGTTTCATAATTAACATATTGGGTTCTATCTTTCATAAATGGACAAGGATATTTATGTCCGTTTCCGTATGCAATAGAACTATATGTACTTGCAACAGGTAACCCAGATTGTGTCCAATTTATTCCATCAGGACTTACAGCTGAAACTTTTGTTGCTCCATAACCAACAGTTACAAATTTTCCATTTCCATAAACAATAGAAAACTTTGTTCCAAAGTTCACCACATGTTCCTGATTTTCCCCCAAAGTGATACAAAAATTCCAGGTATCATTTTATATCATTCAGAATTTGACAAATTGCAAAATTTCCTGATGGACTTACCATATAACTCAACACATCAACTGCGTTTGCTGTTGGTGTTAACGTTGGAGCAATACCACCAGCAAACTTCCAGTATGAATTAAAGGTTAAAGTTCTCGGAGTTGTTCCATTTTGAATTACGATTATTCCACCCTGACCAGCACTAGAATTAACAGGAGAGTTGAGTGTTGAATTTTCTGTCATAACAACGGAGAAGTTGTTTCCTGAATCCATATCTAGACCGATAATTCCTCCAGAAGAAAACAAATAAACATATTGTCCACGTTGGCCTGCTGTCCATATATTAGATTGAGACGTTATCAAACTACTTGGATTTGCCCAATATTGATGTCCACCTGAATCAGATATTATAACTGTGTTTGGAGGACTTGTTGTATTTGTTCCAAAATTAATACCAGTAGTAACATTCAATTTATTAGTGCTTATAATTCCTGAATTGGTTATATTAGTAGATGTTATATTATCAGAAGTTAAAGTTCCATTAACAATAGTTGAAGAGTTAATTGTATCAACGGTTAATGTATAAACCGTTGAAGAGAAAGGTAAAGTGTCAATCTCTAATGTGCTATATTGAGAAGAATCAATTGAATATGAGACTGCTGAAGGAGTTACAAAGGTTGTAGGTCCCGATGCTACAGCTGTTAATAACCACTCTTCACCCGATATTAATGAATTTATGTTATTGGAAAGTAGTGTATCTACACTTGTTTCAATAAAATCATCTGGTAAAATGTGAAAAGAGCAAAAATTAAAAGATCCTACTATTGTACTTGTTGTTGGTGTTGGCACTTGTCATTCTCCTTTTATAGATATCCACCGCCACCAACCGCACAATTCCCCACAGAAAATAGTACGTTGGCAACCGGTATTTTTACAGTCATCATTTGGCTAGTATTTGTTCCTGCTCCATTTTGGTGCGTGTATCCTGTAACTGCTATTTGATTATTACGAACATCCAAACAACGATTTGAGAAATTCCACAACAAACCTTCTGGACTTGCAAAACCTATATCGGAAGACCAATCAAGAGTTAGACTTGGAAGACTTATTTTTAGTATTGACCAGTCACTACCAAATGTATTCGTTTGAGGATTTCCAACAGCTATTAATTCAGTTGGAGTTGCCACAATTTCATAGAGTTGACTATAATTTCCATGAGAATTGTCATATGTTCGAGATGTCACCAACTCACCTATCGTAGCTGTTATTCCTGCACCTTGTGTGGCAATATATTCACATATACAGAAGTTGGTCGATCTTTGAGTGAAAGCTTGTCCACACACATAAATTGAAGTTCCCCCAGAGTTGTGTAATGTACTTCCAATCCCAAGAGTTATACCCGAAAATGTCTTATAGTTAACTAAGTTACCAGCCGCATCATACGCTTGATCATTTATGTGAGTAGCGTCTCCAGATACATCACTTAAGCTAATCCACTGTCTATTTCCTGCCGAATCATAAGCTGCAACAAAACCGTTGTTACTGGAATTGGACAATGAATCCTTAGTAAATAAATTTCCACACACATATATCTGATTCAGAGAAGGATTATATGTTATTCCTGTTAAACGACAATCACCCCTCGATGATGTTGAATCTTGAATCAACTGTTGCCATATAACGGAACCATCGACACCCGACAGTTTTACAATTAAACCAGCGTTCATTTGAAGTCCTGTATTGTCTGGATTTTTAATTATTAAAAATCCACCAGCGTAAACGTCATTTACGGAATCGACTACAATGTCTGTGATTTGGGGTTGATACGTTCCTGGAGAAGAATTTATATCAATGTTTTGAGTAATACCCACCTGCCACAAGACGTCACCATTTGAATTTAATTTGAGTATGGGTTGCGTATTCGATGTACCATAAGAATTAACATTTACTGCCATAATTATGTTATCTTGAGAGTCAATCGCACTAGCATCTGCTGTTGCTGTTGATCCAGATGTCCCATTATTATCACTTATAAGTTGTTGCCATACAGTATTTCCTGCAGAATCGACCTTAATTACCAATACACTTGTAAGAAAACCTTGATTTACAGAACCAAGAGTTATAATGTTTCCCAAACTGTCAATTTTTACAGTTGAACCTTCAGTTCCGTACGATGTCAATGCTCCACTTTCAACAACAGATACCCAAGAATCTGGTGTTCCACTGAAAAACCGAATATGTCTTGTATCAGTTGTCATAACGAGTCTACCATCAACAACGTATGACATAGTTCCATTAGTTCCAGAATCTGTAATCGTTAATGATGTATCCTCTTGAAAAATCATGTTACTTGCACCGGATGAAAGTGTCCAAGTTCCTGGTCCGGTTTTTGTTAATACACCTGTTGTTCCAGTTGCGAGATTGGAAATTGCTGTTAAATTAACGTTGAGTGGTTGACCGTCGGTTATCCCATAACCAGCAAGAGTTGTAGGTTTCCATAATACAGAAGTCCAATCAGGAGTAATTGTAATAGGGGTTCCAGTTGCTGTTACACGTCCTTTCGCGTCGACGGTAAATGGGGTAGAAGTTAGAGCACTGTTGTTATATGTTCCAGCTGCAACTCCGCTGTTTGAAAGAGTAGTTGTAATACCACTTGTACCCGAACCACTAATATCACCCGACAAGGTAATTGTTTGATTAGCAGCACTATCGACGTACTGTTTTGTAGCAGCTTGTAGATTAGCAACTGGGTTTGCATTCAAAGTCAAGAAACCCGTCATCGTGTCGCCAGATTTAGAGACCTTATCAGAGAGGTCTGACATAATTAGAGTTAACGTTGTATCTAAGGGGGTTCCTTGATAGAAAACATCAGTTGATTGGTGTGTGTGAGCCAGTGGTGTTCTCGCATCCGACATTCTTGGGTCATTATCTCCAACAGCGATTGGAGTGTTTAAATTAAGTGGATCTAGAGATAATTCAGTGATACCAATAACAGAACCAGAAGCTTTTTGAGTTACGACAGTATTGGTTACAGCACCCGCATCATTGAAATATCCTTGACCAAATATAATTGAGGTTGGTGATATCACTCTGGCAATTGGCTGTTGAAAACCTCTCGTAGGGGTGGCTATCCCGGGATTTACGTCAGTTAGTTGACCGTTAGAGTCAATCCATATTTTTGCATTTGGTGTTTGCCAATCCCAAGCAGGATTAGTAATCATTCCTTGGATTGTAACAAATAAACTTTCTCCGTATGTTGCACTATCAATAGCCATACCTATAAACCCAGCTGTTGTGTCTTCATAGTTAGCCAAATAATAATCATTGAAATATTCTAACTTCACTGCTGAATAAGAAGGAATACTTTCTCTTGCAATCCCGACAACAATAGAAGTTTCAAGTTCTGCCGTCCGAACATCAGAATTTTCTATAAAAAACCTATCTTCTGATGTGACGAAAGTCTTGTTAGCTTTTTTAATTGGAGTTCCAGTACCGTCTCGTAAAATGCGTCCTGATTTAATAGGAGACGCAACCCCCACTTGTGTTCCAGTAGGATATGGAACAATGATAGAACCATTTTCAATTTTTGCAGCAAATACTCTAATCTTTGGAGTCCAAGACGAACCACTCCATACCTTCATTGTCATTGAAGAAGTATCAAACCAATGTTGTCCAGTTGCTGGAATTGTTGGGAACGGGATAGTGGTTTGAAATGGGTCAATAGGACCGAACACGGGAGCTACTGTCGTGAAACCATACGTTACGAGAGCTGTAAGATTATCTATGTCCCAAAAAATCCAAAAATCGGAACTGTTTGAAACAGGAAGACCAGTCCAACGTACAGTCGCATTCTGGCCCAACGGTTCAACGAGAAAATATTCTGAACTTTGTTGAGAAAATGTTACGGTTACAGGTTTGTTCGTTGTCGAAAGAGAGATACTATCACTTCCAACAGATGACCAAGATAAAAAATTTGATTGATATTGAACCAACCCCTGTCTAAAAGATAACTGCATATACGGCTCCTAATCATTATACTTCACATAAGATATTTATAAAATTATGTTGACGTTTTAATTTATATGTTTTATCATTTAATTTGACATTTAGGAGTTGTGTATGGCTAGACCAAAAGGTAGCAAGAACAGAAATAAAGAAAATGTTATCGAAGCAGTTCAAACAGAAAAACGTCCTCGGGGGCGTCCTCGTAAAATACCAACAGAGTTAGTTGAAGTTAAAGAAAAGCGTCCTCGAGGACGTCCTCGTAAGAATCAAATTAATTCAAAAGTTCAACCTAATACAAATTTAGAAGAATTCCCTGAAAAGAGTATATCAAAAAATTCTTTACCTGAAATAGAAGAAGATTATAGTTCCGTGATGGATAGTTATTCAACAACTCGTTGGACGTCTGATGATTGGAGTGGAAGTAATTTTGATAATTTTTCGATTGGTTCTGATTACATGTATTAACCGTGTTTGGTTTTCATGTTATAACTATCAAGTAAAGCAATAGGGACTGGTGAAACCAGTCCCTTTCTATGTAAAAAACATATTTGGTTAAGAAAATCAGAGTAATACGTTGGATGAAGAGCAATTCCCTTCGCGAGGTATAGCTGTAAAATATCACAACTTACCCTATCCCGCATATAAACTCCTTAATGAATAGAATCGTAGTATCGTTTCTTTATGTTAGAAATACATTTCTTTTGAGCAGATGTAGATAGGTGTTCGAATTTAGGATCATTGTCAAGCATTACGTCTATCGCTTCGTCGAAGGACATTTTATCATTCTCGATCATGTCCGCTAATGTCTCGACCCATAACTTATAGTCTGCTTCTGATACATTTGAGTATTCATCTTTGGTGGTTTCGAGGAGTTGGTTTAATTTCATTTTGTTTCCAGTATAGAGAGTGAACGTATTTATACTAAAGTCAAACAGTTGTTTAAAATAAATCCACTCTCCAACATAACGCTTGGTTACGTTTGTGTTTCGGGTGTTGGATCCACGCTGCGCCAAACCATTAAAACACCTTCCTGTTTTCGAACGTTTACGTGCCCTGGAAGTCCTGTTTTATCAAACCGTTTGAATTGGCGAAGAACAGGCATCGAAATTCCATATTTTTCGATGAATTGTTCTGCAGGAACAGGAGTTTCGGTGATGGCTAAGAACGCTGTTTGAATTTTATCACCCTTACGCCCGCGCTTTTTTTCGGTAGTCGTGGAAGCTATGTTTTTGATTTTTGGTTTATTGGAACTTACACGCCCAAACAAAACTCCATAAGGTTCAACGTTTAAAGTTGTATCTACTTGAAAAACGCCCTTTGAAATTAGTGCTTTTGCAGTATTAAGTTCTTGAGAAGTAACCCCAAGAACCGTACACGCTTGATCGTCAGATGGATGGTATGCGTTAATTAGGGCAAAACGCTGACCCCAAGAGAGATTTGTAATTGAAATGTTCGTCATAATTTGTTTTCCTTTCGTTGCTGGTTAAATGAGGTTAGTTCTCATTGTTAATATAATATATCAAAAAATATTTAAGGTCAACACAGTGATCAACAAAAAAGGCGCCAAAGCGCCTTTTTTGTGTGAGTAATGTTATATTTTATTTGGTTATTGTCCACAAATCGCTTGCTAAATTTCGATCTACCACGTATTGATATGGCATTGTAAAGTATCCACCCTGCCCCCCAACTTGCCCCCCAAAAAATTGCGGACGATTACTCGTTGAGTAGTATTATCATATCCCACCATAAGAACAGCGTGTCCTCCTTGACATTGTTCACCATCAACAGGCATTATTCAGTATTCCCGTTTGGGCTACTTGATCACTTTCAAAACTACCGAAAACTGTAAACCCGAATATGATAGGATAACCTGAAGTCAAAACTTGTTTAATACCGTTTACACCGTTTGAACGATCTACACGAGCATAAGCTGAAATTTTTTCTTGAGAGTGCATCAGAATAAGCGGAATCAACAGGTTTAATGGCGAAACGATAAGTTAAGTATGGACAAACATCTTCTGAACACACACCAAATGTTGCTAACGTTTGGATTCCACCACAAATTCTTGCACCAGCATCTTTAGTAATTGTTCCTTCCATGTTGCGTTCATTGTAATAAACAAATAACCTACTTAAGTCAGCAAATTTATTATTTAATTCAAATTCGTTTGTCTTATTTTCAAGAAACTCCATAAAAAATTACATTTTAAACTAACACCGCAAACCTTTCAACGATTGATTGAGTAATCATATAAGGCTGAAAATATTTTTGATACGTTATGATTGTAAAAACCTGATGAGTTAATACAGTTAAATTCTATAACCTTTATTTTGTCATCGACAAGAGCTGTGTCCATAACACAACACGGACTTGGTACCCACTTATCGGCGAATTTTTGTGCTTCTTTTATAACGCCAGTTTCCGTTTCATGATTTTTAATTAATCGTCCATTTGCACGGTACATGGAACCGTCAACAATTTCCCCTCCAACAACAAACCAACGCCATTCAGCTTGAATCGTCTGTGGTTCAGCAAGAACAATCATCGTTTCCGGTTCCATTTTATAAGTACCAGACATGTCACATTCCATTGCATCTTTGAGCCATTCTCTACATTCTTTCGCTTCAATAATTTGTCCAGAAAATTGTTTCAGATCTTCTGAAGGACGAATAAACCAAAGTTCGTTATCTGGTCTCGTGTGTAAAAACTCAATCGTCACGTTCAATGGTTTAATGAACTGTGCATTCATCATATCGTCACGGTTGGATGCAGCAGCTTCGTAATTGAATTTAGCTAAATCAAAATAGAGACCTTCCCATTTTAATTCATAATCAAGGTTTGTTAATAGTGTTGAACCATAAGGAATGTATTTGGTTCCTGTTAATGGTTCGGTTGAAGTTATTTCTCGAGAGAAAGGAATTAATCCAACAAATTCATGTGGGTAGTGTTCAACAGCAGCTTTTGTTAACTGAAGTTGTTCTTTATCCATTAAATTGTGTTGAATAAGAAATTTCATTTATTTAACTCCTCTCACTATAATATAACCAATCGCGCCGTCCGCACACATCACATTTATACCCTTCTGTGTCCATGTCTTTATCTTTTGGGTCTCTTTTCATATTTGGACAATCGTGAATTTCGTATCCAGGGCGAATTTTGTCTTTGTTGATACATCAAGGACGACAATCTTGATTTATTTGCACGATTTACTTCTATTGTGTTTGGCGGAAGTAGTAGGATTTGAACCCACGTGCCCTTTCGGACCATCTGCTTTCAAGGCAGCGCCAATAAACCGCTCTGGCATACTTCCAATACTATTTACTCGAACAACTTTGTCCCCAATAACAAATTCTTTCTCCAACACACCGACCAGTTTCTTTCCAAACCAATCTCCCTCTTTAACTCGTTACAACATCGCTGTCTCCTGTTACAGGAATAATTTCCATTAAAGTTTTGTTCGTTGAGTTTTGTTCATTTGCTTCTCGAATCTGTTCCGCAAATGACGCATACACACTACCCATTAAACCACTCATACGTTCAGACCCCTTATAACAAACATACACGGAACCAGAAGAATTTGTAAATTCATAACGGTCATCGAATTCTTCTTGTTGTGTAATACCTGAACTTAACTTCCAACTGTCACCATTAAGGTATCCACCATACCAACCTGCAAAAATCTTTTCTATTTCTCCAAATTCATCATTTGTGAATTTGACCTTAACCCAACAATCTGGTGTATATTTACTCATATTATATTCCAAAAGTTAAATTGTAACGAGTTGATAACGTTCACTGTTAATAACATCAAGCATCAAATCATAAGCAGACAAAAATTCTCCACCTATTGTATGCTTAAAGATAGACGGACTACATCCACTAACCATTTGAAAACCACGCTCATCCATACTCATTGGAAACTGTTGGTTCTGAGCATCAACATTCCAAAACACCAAATTGGGCATTGTATATCCACACTCACCAAATTCTTTAGAAATTGTTTGGAATAATTTTTCGTCAACCATACCCCGACCTTGATGCTCATAAGAATATCTAGCGTTGCTTGTAGCGGCATCAAATTCCATGTCAGAAATGATATACAACTTCTGTGGTAATTCAGATTGTGCTAACTTGTTTTGTTTGGCAACAGTAAGAATCAAACGGAACACAGCTTGAATATCTGTATTCATTTCCCATGCAGAACTATTCATATTGGCTATTTTTTCAACAAGGTCAGCTCCCTGAATTTTAAGTAGTTGAGGTGTAGAGCTAAAAGTAATGAACTTGTTATGATAAGCTTCACAAGTGTTACGTTCAGCCAAATACATTCCAACCGAAATGGCAACTTCCAATGGAAGACCAGCCATAGAACCAGACACATCAACTACAGCAAGAGCATTTTCTTGTTTATCTCCAATATAGTTTGGAAGAGCGTCCCACAACGCATCCATGAGTTGGCGTTCGTGTTGTGGTGTGTTCCTGCCCATCGTAAATGCTTTGCGGACGATTTCATATGGAAAAAGAACACTCGCATTGATTTTCTTTTCGCCAGTCTTTAAAGAATCCAAGAATTTCTTACGGCGTTCAGCATCGTGCGCGAAAAAAGCTTTCCCATATAACAAGTTAGCTTGAGAGGGAACGGCACTGTATTCAATACTATCCCACTGATTGGCAGACACCAACCGTTCAACAATGTTAATTTTCTTACGAAGAGTGCTCAACATCAAGCGATATGCTTTGGATCTTAATTTAAGACCCTTACGAGTTTTTGTTGCAAGTCGTTTCGTTTCTTTTGAAGAAGCGTTTTCACTTTTCAACCATTTTGCAAGCAACGAGGGATGTTCAGATGCCACGTCTTCGGTAATCTGTGTAAAGATTAGTGCAATCGCATCTGTTTCAAGTTCTGTATCAAATAACACATACAAATCATCCCAACGTCCAAAGTATGGAATAAGTTTAATGTTTTTACGGACAGCGTCAGGGTTAACGTTAATCAACCACTTTAATTGCTTTCTAAACGTATCACGTTCACCTTGACCACCACGAGCGTCCCTGAAATAGAACATAGCACGAGTGGCTAACAATGCATTTTCTGCATAAGCTTTTGAAAACAAATGAAGAATTTCATCATCATCACGATTGCGGAGTGCACCACCCTGTGCAAACAAATCCAACATAGCTGATTTGGTTGTATCAAATGCAACAGCACCATTTTCCGTGTGTGCTACATTGGTTGTAATAGAAAGGGCATCCACAAATTCTTTGCTCACTTGTTTCTCCTTTTATCAAGACACATTTTACTGGTTAGATTAAATGTCTAGTGTATTATGCGATTGCTGTTAGTGTCTTTAAACTATTAAAGATTTCTTATAACTTGAAATTCATATTGTGGTGGAACTATAACTGCTTTTACGTCTTTAGGCAACGCTTTGTCAAGTGCGTTCGAAATTTCTATTATTTTACTCTTCTTAAATAGAGAATCGTCATGAACTTTTATGACTAAAACATCACCTGGATTAAGTTCCAGTTTTGAAATTTCCACCAATACGGTGTTAAAATTAATAACTGGTTGAGAATCCATTATTCGTCTTTACTAGTATCAGTTCGTTCAACACGCTTCTTTTTGTTTGCTTGGTATGTCAATTCAGCTGAAATCATAGCACGTTTGTATGCATCACGTGCATGCTTATCTTCAATTGAAGCCATCATACGCTTAATTGATCCCGGTAACTTAAAATGCCGGTTGGGTTTTCCAATAATCACTGCAACCGCTTGATCTTTCTTTGCTTTTTTGGTAGTCATTTTGGTCCTTTTCGTTAATTTAACAAGACGCCAACCGAAGCTCGGTCAACACCTACCGTATTGAAACACGGTAGCACGTTTTTGTTGTAGTCTCCATTGGGAAGCTTCACAAGAGCAATCTCCTCCACTTCCCAGATTCTCCACAACTCAAGTCAAAAGATTGCTGTGTGCGTCTTAAACTTCAATAAAGACATTTTACGGTGATTAAAATCAAAAATCAACGATATTATTCGCAGTTATCGGAAAATTTTTCCCAATGGTCTGGCCCATTGACACGATTTATCAAGAGCGTGTACTCTCTTTTTTCAAAGTGACAGTTCACAAGTATGCTTTAAACAATCTGCATTACCAACTCTCTAACCCCTTTTACAAGGGAGGTTCTACACAGATTGTTTAAAGCAGACACCTCAATCGAGGCATTTACTTTGTATAAGGTTGAGATTAAACCTATACTATTGATACCTTCGAGACATTATCTCATCACCTGCTACAGCTAGAGTTCTTCTCTTATCCACATAATCAGCTTTCGCACAACTATGTCTATCAACATGACTGCATTTTTTAAGTGGTTGCTTTTCCACCAACATGTAAAGCTACTCGATTATCTGTCTACCGCCAACCTTGCGAGCTGTACAAGAGCGCTAACTCTCTGCGTGCGACTTTCTTTCAACATCCTCGACCTTGCGAGTTTTGGACGCCTTCATTACCTTGCGGCTGAAGGATTAAGCCATTTTCACTTTACACTGGAAACGTCTTTGCGTTTTATGTAATATAATCCAAATTTATATGGGCTGTTAACCCTAACATTGTTAAACCTACCAAGAAGTGCGTTTCCAGTGGATTTCATACCTTTTGAGTATAAAAATACCACACTCCTCATGTTTTTCATCTGCCGACTACTCAACCAGTTTTCAGGAATCGTGACACCCTATTACAGGTACCAAAACCCCCTCAACTTGCACAACAGCCCTTACTTGCGGGTTCGGACCACTGTACTACCCTTTACCTTTTGAGATGGCTAGTTTGTGTAGGCGTGAGGTCGGCACAACCCGTTACTCTCCAAATGCCCAAGTTCCCTGCAGAGCAGGCTTGTAAACATTCGTTCTTTCCACACCCCTAACTTCCCTCATATGACTACCGTTGGCGATAATCAGCTCCTTTCGGAGTAGGTCAGGCTTGCTTGTTTGTACCCCTTACAGGGCGCGGTAGTTGTAGGACCTACCGCTTTCACAACATCGCTGTTGGTTACTTTGCACAAGCGCGTAATTCTTTATCTTTTAAATTGTTTCTGATGAAACGTTCTGAATTCACAGAACTAATTAAAAGAGTGACTTTCTTAATACTATCTGTATACTTTATACTAACTTCTTCATTAAGTCAACAGATATTTAAATTATTTTTGTTGTATTGTTTACTCCTCATGTAACCACCTTGCCTTCTCCTGGTTGATTTCGAAGAACAATCCAAACCAACCTGGGTGAGCTCCTTGCGAGAGCACAACACAACAAAAACAACTCAAAGTCTATTTTACTACTTTTATTTCGTATCGTCAACAACTAATTTTGTACTAACTTCAAAATCACATTCAGTACAAAACACCTTCTTTGACCGCCTAACAATATAATCTTGGTAGCGGGGGTCAGACTTGCACTGACCTATTTCGGCTTATGAGACCGGTGATGAACTACCTCCTCTACCCCGCAATTAATACAAAAGTGTAGACGGTCTGTTTTTCACTAAAGAATGGCGTACCAGTCCTGATCATTGATGTTATCTCCAATTTACTACACTTTTAATCATCGTTAGAAACGCTCGGTCCTTTATAGAGCTTCGGATCCCTTCCTGTGGAATTGAACCACACCCTTTTCTAACTTCTCGGTGCCCAATGTCGGAATCGAACCGACGGTCAAGTGTTTTAGAAGCACCTGCTTTACCATTAAGCCAATTGAGCAATCATTTGCTAATATTACTTGTTCTTTTAAATAATGTCAACAAATGTTTCTCATTGAATTTATTTACTATAAACAAGGAGTTCGCTGACTTTAAATACCAATTCCCGCATGAATAGTGGGTTCATTTTTGGAAAAATTAAACTCGTTTTTCATGTAATAGTCAGCCAATTTTTCTGTAATCATGCGGATTACATCCGAATAGGAACGTTCCAACACAAAACGAACATTTGTGTGCCGCCAGGATTTCGTTCGTAAAAATTCATAAACAATTGTCCTATGTTCACGATTAGAAGGGTCGAATATGGTATATTGAGCCGCAAATTTAAAAATTTCTGTATTCATCATATTAGACCCTATTAAAAGCAATACAACTGTTAGTGTATTGGTGGTCGTTCGTAACTTCTTCACCGACCCAATCTGGTAAAATTAAACTATCAATTTCTAGCTGAGATTTGTTTTGATTAAACTCGATTTCGGCTACGATAAGCCCCTCGTGTTTTCCCCCAAACACATCAACTTCCCACAAGTGATAATTATTTTTAACAATGTAACGAACCTTCTCTATGGAATTATGTTCAAAAGCTGAAAATAACTCTTTAGCTAACGTTGGTTCGATATCAAATTCGAATTCCTCCCGCCTCAACATATCACCAGTGTCTTTTTTAATAGTCATTCTGTACCAAGACAGGACCTGGGGAACAGATTCAGTCTTTATCCGAACTCGAGTATTCGGAGCAATGTATGCTTGTTTAATATGAAAAGTTCGAACGATATTGTTCCTCCAATTATCGTTTTTTACTAGAAACTTTCGTTCGATTTCAAGATTCATTTTTGTTTCTTTGTTTATAATCAATCGTTAACACTACTTCATCTTTTCCAGTCCAAACTTCACAAAGTCCGTGTTCACCCCATTCACTCAACACACTCATTTCACCATCACGCCAAAGCTCAGGACTAGCACAAACATAACCTCTTGGAGTAGTAACGCTAGTTTTGTTTGTCCAGGGGTGACCATAATCTGTCCATCGCCAGAAACAGTTACAACAACAGCGATCGTGCCACTCTTCTTTCATACATTTGTGATTAATCATCATTAGTTCATCATTCATTAAATGAAATTTGTCGTCAGGACAAATTGCTTCAACGGGAACAACCTCGACGTTTGTATACCACTGGGGGTGTTGTTGAATAATACCTAACTTTGTCGTTAGCGAGTTTGGAGTTTGTGTAAAGGTGAGCATCTTGGCGGTTCTCTGATGAACCCTTACCAATAGACTCATAACAAATCTTATTTGAGGAAGTGTGCGTATATTGAACGGCGTAACGAATCATCAGATTATCTCTGTAATTTTGAACATAACTGAATTTTACACTTAAATTACTGTGATGTCAACAGATAACAAAAAACGGACCGAAGCCCGTTTAAAGTCAACCCACCACTTAATGTTTATCTCCATTAAGAAAGAATTTTTGGAGCGGGAAAAGAGACTTGAACTCTCGACCTCAACTTTGGCAAAGTTGCGCTCTAACCAACTGAGCTACTCCCGCATGTTAGTGTATTTATAAACCCACTCAAACAATCTAACAATCAACACCAAGGGTAATAGAATCGTTCGAATCGTTTGTCCCCAAATCCAATATAACCAAGGCGGCCAGTTATACATTGAAACTGTTATATTACTTTGTACGAAATATCAAAAATATTGCTTTTTATCAATCTCTCAACTAAGAAAACCCCAGATGCTTCAACATCGGGGATGAATTAGTTGATCTCTCTTCTAACTTCCCCCATAAATACTCTTATACAAAGGGAGAACACCACTTGCATAAAGCATACACGTTCCGATTAAATCCGACAACAGATCAGGAAACCGCGCTGAAACAGACAGGTGGATCAGTTCGTTGGTTGTGGAACCAAATGTTAAAAGCAAATATTGACAAATATGCTGCTGAGGGGAAGTTTAATTTTCAGTTCGATATGAACCGGATGACAACGAAGTTGAGGGCCGAGATTCCGTGGCTTGAAGAGGTGAATAGCCAGGTTTTGCAGCAGAAAAACAGGGATTTAGATAAATCAATCAAAGCAAAAATCGCAAGGAAAACCAAACAGACTGGATTTCCTAAATTTAAGAAAAAGACAGAAAACAATGATTCATTTCGAGTTCCTGGTGGTTTTAAGTTATCGAATAAAGGCGTAAAATTGCCTAAAATCGGATGGATTTCGTGGAAAATCAATAGAAAACTTCAGGGGAAAGCGAAAAATATTACATTTAAACAAGTAGGTGATAAGTGGAACGCAGTTGTTTTGTGCGAGATTGCTGATGTAGAACCAAGAACATTGTTTTCTGATGCCGAAGTTATCGGAATTGATGTTGGAATTAAAGATTTTGCTGTGTTGAGCAATGGAAAGAAGATTGCTAATCCCAAGGACCTTGAGAAGAGTTCTCGGTTGTTAAAGAGAAAACAACAATCACTCTCTAAGAAGGTTAAAGGATCTTCCAATCGAATCAAAGCAAGAAAATCTGTTGCTAAGTTGCACAGATCTGTAGCAAATAAAAGAAAAGACTTCCAGTGGAAACTAGTTGATTTGATAACCAAAAATCACTCAGTTGTTTGCATGGAAGACCTGAATATTAGCGGAATGGTCAAGAACAGAAAGTTGGCTAAATCAATCGAATCTGCTGGATGGAGAATGTTTAAAGAAAAACTTAAACATAAACTAGCAGAGACAGGTGGTTTGGTTGTCAATATCCCTAGATTTGCTCCATCTTCTAAAATGTGCTCATCGTGTGGAGCATTAAATCATTCTCTGACTCTAAAAGATAGAGAGTGGAAATGTGATTGCAATGCTGAACACGATAGAGACATTAACGCTGCGATTAATATTCGGAATATTGGTTTAAATACGCTGGGAACTAGCGGAATTTACGCCTGTGGAGTTGCCTCTGATGGGGATATAGCATATGATATATCTAGTTATGCAATGATGAAGCAGGAAAATCTGGGCGTTGGCCTGGAAGCCCCAAATGCTTTAGCATTGGGGTAGTTCACAACTCGGTAGTCTTCATTGCTTACATTTGCAACCAGATAATCACCTGGAATACTTTCCAAAACACTACCATTCCAAATAGAACACCTAAATGTGTCTTCTTTGAATTGTTTGGAAAGATAAATCGCAGTATCTCTTTTTGTTGCTGTTCCAGGGTTTGTTCCATTCGAATCGTTCATAATTTCATATTTGTCAAAAGAGCTTTGGCCAACAGGATAACCGGTCATCGTATTAAAATCGTCAAACATAACGACACAATCATCAACAACTGTTTGAACACCTTCAAGTGAAATTACTGTAGTTCCGTATAGGCGAATATAATCACGACCCCGCATGAACTGTCGAACAATGGGGAGTGCTTCGGTTAATTTAAAGCCGTTTGATATTGAAACTTCGATTGGTGAGCCATCTTTCATTTCAAGCATGATTTTCCTTTACTGTTTTGTGTTGTCAACAACAATCCTTAATCTTGACTGTTCTACATTGGAGCGAATTTCCCCACTAAACACTTGCAGCTCATACTGAAACGCATAGAATTGGGTCCAAAATATAGATTGAACCTTATTGAACCGTTCTGTTGAATCATGAATACGGTCTAATCGGAGGTTCATGTTGAATATTTTAGCTTCCATTTGTTTCTGTTTATCGGGGTCTTCTTGCCACCTCATAACAGCATCATGAATTGCTTCATTACGTTGTTTGTTGAACTCTGTTGGATTATCCTTGAATAGATTCATCCAATAGTCAAAGGTTTTTTCTTCATTCATCAGAATTCAGTGTGAAAGCCACTGGAGTGCCATATCAATATCGTTATCTAATATATCAACAAGACGTTTTTCCCAGTCATAAGTTGAACTAATATTTACCATTCCTGGGACGTTTATATCCATTGGTTCAAATAACACAATAGCCATTTCACAATCAGAAACAAAATCAACGAAACCGACGATTTTATCATCAGAATCGTCTAGGACGAAACATCCAGGATATCCATGCTCAATATTCTCTTGAGTTGCTTTTATTTTGTAATATTGAGTTATCATTGTTTTAGTAATCCTTTAATAATATCAGATGCAACTTTCCCGTCATACATGCCCCCGTGTGTATTTTTTAGATATTGCATAATAAGACCTGTTCCGTTTGATGTTGCAATCCCACCATTTAAAATAAATTTAGTAATAACAGAAGTCAATTCTTCAACGGAAAGTTGTTTCGGAAGGTAATATTCCAAAATTTCTCGTTCAATTTCTAACGCGTCACGCCAGTCAGCATCCTGTCGGTCACCAGCGTAAGATATATTTTCGTTGACACCTTTAAGGAATTTTTTAATTGTGTTTATAACTTCTGCATCGGTTGGGTCTCTAGGTGGTGTAGCATTTTTTCCAACCATCAACGCTTCACTGTAAAGTGTGGTCAACAAACTTACAGCGTCGGATTTAGATTTACGTGCAACAATTTGGTCAGTTTTAATTTGTTCAATAAGAGACATTTATTTTTACCTTTAAAGTTAAGAATTCTTGCTCGTGGTTTGGTGAACCTTTGTGTTTTGTGAACACATGGAACAAAAGATATCCCATTATCTATTAAACATCAGTTGGTGTCAACATTTATTATTAATTTTCACTTTAGCCGTTTCAGCATCAGTGTCGATAATAATAGTTAAATATTCTCCATATCTAACCCACTGTGATATGATATCATAAAGTTCTTCACTTCGGTCATCACGTATTGATTCAATTTCTTGTGACGAAAGACCTGTTACGTCTACCATACTCTGTTTAACAGCGTTAGCAATACTTTCAGATACACCATCGGGGGGTCTTTAAATGTTAAATTAAATTTCATGATTATTCCCCATTAGTTGGAGTCTTCAAATTGCCCACAGCAGACTGATATATACGTTCATACACCTGCCTGAACACTGTGTGGTCAGATTAACTTAAAAGTGAATAAACGTCAATAACTATTTAAATAAAGAGGGTAATGCAACTGAACCACGTTGAACAACAACTGCGTCATCATTATTATCAGCATAAAAAAAGTATTGAGAGTTATCAGCATACACAATTTTCCAATATCCAGACGGAATTGGAAGACCATTAATTGTTTGTTTGTTTTCGTATACTGCTATCGTTACAACATAAACATCTGTTTTTGAAGAATCAAAAATACTTCTTACTTTTTCTTCTAGTAACTTCCACTCAACTCTATTTAAAGTTGGAGATTGTGGAGTCATATTTGTCAATAAAAAAGTTTCTTTCATTTCTTCTAAAGAAGATGCATCATCAGCAGGTGCCATATGACCTTTGTCATAATGTGTTTTTAAATATTGGCGGTTGTTAGGAACAAAACCAACCCTATCATCAGAATGAAAATTGTTTGTTCGTTTTACTGACCCTACTGGGGAATTGTGTTTCAATAATTCTGATACAGCAATTACCTTGTGGTTGATAGTGTCATAATCCGATACGTAAAAACTATTACAAAGTTCAGTAGTATTAGGAATGTTAAACGGTTTATGATCTGGGTATAGTTGAGGACAGTCTGCAAACGCGAAAGAAGAAACTAAAAGAAGCCCAAATAGAAATTTCATACAATAACTCCAAAAAGGGTATTTATATTTTTGGCTTTATTGAGTTGGTCCTGTGTAATTAATTTGCCCAATATTTGTTTTTTGTGTTGTTGAACTGATTTAACTAGTCTATGAACCCCATCTAATACTACCAATTTACCTTTCGATTTGATAACAATTATAGGATGTGAAGTATCTGCCTTGATTGTTCGCTGTTTTTCTGTTTTAGTGTATGGGGGAATCCAAATTAAATCAGATACTTCAAACTCTTGGGGCTTGACGTTTTTAATTATTCATAATAATTTATTAACGCTATAATCATTTCCTTCAGAGCGAATAATGCTCGAATCTTCTTCTTGATATTGTTCCCATAATAACATATTATTCCATTGAACTTATTACACGTTGAAGTGCAGAACGGATTTTATTCATATTAGATAGAACAGCAGAGGCGTGTTTCTTCTTATCTACGGGGTTTTTCATCTTGTTAACAATTCCCAAACCACGTTTTGCAGCATCCATCATTGATGCAATTTGGTCCAAAGAAACGTTATCAGGAATCTCGACTGCTTCAATAAGCATTTCCGATTGACCAATTCCAGCGAGTTCCATGAGTCTTGATGTTGTTGTCATAATATTATCCTTTAATTGTTGTAGTATTTATCCAAAGACTGTACGGATGTTCATATTTACAACTAAACATTACAGAATTAAAGGATTTTCCGGGGAACTCTTCAAGAAAGATATTTGTATGATAATCACTTATAATCATATATGATAGTGTATACTCTCCACCTTCAACCAATCCAAGTTTTCTAGCTTGAATGCGATTATAATCAAGACCGTGTTCATCAAGAAACCTTACTTTCGTTCCTGGTGGAGCATATAATAAATCAGTATGAGTCATATTCAATCCTGTTTTTAATTTAAGTCCAAAAGAACGGGGTTTCCCCCTGTCCTATTACTTATAGCTGCAAGTTCTGCGCAACACTGTATTAGGTTGTAATCAACAAACTGGTTTGCGATTTTTCGAAGTTCTTTATAATCACGTTCCGACACAGTTCACCTTATCAACAAACATTTAAAGTAAAGATACTTTACACTAATGGAGAGTAAAAGTCAACAATTGGTTGTTGTGGTAGGACTCGAACCTACACAAGCTGCTGGAAGGGTTACTATTTTAGTCTGTCTTCACAGAGCTCCCCACTATGATTCCACCGCCGGGGTATACCAATCCCCCTCACACAACAATTTGGTAGTCCTGGTGGGTAACGCTCCCACTACTTGCCCTCATCTAGGACCTTGGATGTTTATAAATCATCTTGTTTTCTTTAAACTACAGGACCAATTTGTTTGGTGTCTCGAGGGAGACTCGAACTCCCACCTTTCGGTCAATTGTTTTTGAAACAATTCAGTCTACCAATTCCCTGCACCGAGACAAATTTAAAACTTTAAAACTGGCGGAAGGTACAGGAATCGAACCAGCGGCTCTACTTAGATGCCGGCGACTGCTTTCAAAACAGTTTGTCTGCCATAGACACTACCTTCCATATATCACTTTCTGTGTTTAATACACCGAGTTGAAATCCAACCCCGGCCACCCACAGTTCCTCGTGCACCACACACTTCACAAATCATTTTACTTTGATATTCAGCAAACTGAATTGCTGAATATTGTTCTTCGGTTGCGTTAGAAACATAAAACCGAAGAGTTCCAAATTTTTCTTTCACTTGCCGAGCAACAGGAATCGAAAGTTCTGCATCATCCATCCTTACTTTGGTTGCGGCAATCAACTCAGTTGTGATAATAGGGTTAAAATCACTTTCAGGACTACCTGGATACAAAAGTTGACCAAGGTTAGGCACCATACGATCGTATGTGTATTTCTCATAGATCCAATCGCTGCACAAAAATTCAGACAATTGATTAATAAGATTAAACCAACCATCTCCACAAGTAACCCCCCAACACATACAAGTTTCACTCATCGGAAGAGTGTGTTCTTTATATAGAGCAGGATACTTCTTAAAAAGATAATTTTGATAATGTCTGTTCATTTTTAGTCTCTCATCATATATTAAATGATATTTTAAAATGACGAAAATGTCAACACAGGTCCGAGTGACCGGATTCGAACCGGTACGACCTTTCGGCCGGCAGGGTTTAAGCCTGCTGCATCTACCTAATTACACCACACTCGTAATTTTGGTGCCCCAGACGGGAGTCAAACCCGTAAAAACCTGCGTTCTTAGCGCAGTATCTGTACCAATTTGCATTTGTCACCGGGGGCAATTTAACTGTCTGGTCCGCAGGGAGGGATTCGAACCCACAAAAGCACTACCGTTTGAAGATAGGGGCTGTACCAATTTACCTAAGCCACCTGCGGAAATATGGCGGAGAGTACAGGAATCGAACCAGCGGCTCTACTTAGATGCCGGCGACTGCTTTCTAGGCAGTTTGTCCACCATGGACGCTACTCTCCAATATTTGGTCGGCAAGGGGGGATTCGAACCCAACCAAGAGCACTGGAACTTAAATCCAGGGGCTGTACCAATTTACCTAAGCCACTTGCCGAATAGTACCTAATGAGGGATTCAAACCCTCGCTCACCTTGTCATATAGATTAATGAGACAAACGTGGTTGGTGGCCACAGGATGGGAATTTAACCCACTTATCCAGAGGAATGGGAGCTACGCCTCGAGGAATCTCCCACAGTGCTGTTTCAACTACACCTATCTGCGCCATAATATTTTGGAGCGGGCTATGAGATTCGAACTCACCTCTTTCGGCTTGGAAGGCCAAACGTACACCACTTGACAACCCGCATTAAATTTTGGAACCGTATTGCAGTCACGCTCTGCCTGTGTTGCACCTGGACTCCAAGTACAACTCTTATTGATTCTTACCAGCACCTACTGGAATGATACGGTAATATTTTTTGGTGCCCCAGACGGGAGTCGAACCCGTAAAAACCTGCGTTCTTAGCGCAGTAGCTGTACCAATTTGCATTTGTCACCAGGGCAATATATCATGTTTTAATCTTTATAAATGTTCACGTTCTAACTGTTTTCTTGTGTATCGAATTGTGGTTCGTTTAAATAACCAGATACCACCAACAAAGCGATTGTTCCAAATAACACACAACAGGACAAACTTGGTACCCAACCTCAGATTCGAACTGAGAACCACAACGTTCTAAGCGTTGCCGCGTTACCAATTAGCGTAGAAGGGTATTAAATTTTGGTGGGGAGAGGACAGAATCGAACTTCTTGCCACGAGGGACAGGGGCTACAACCCTGCGCCAGGACCACCTAGCCTTATTTCACTCCCCTTTATTTTGGAACGCTAGGTAGGATTTGCACCCACGTGGGCTTTCACCATCTGCTTTGCAGGCAGTTCCGTTCGTCTACTCCGGCACTAGCGCATAAATTGGTGGGCATGGTAGGAATCGAACCTACTCACCACGAGGGAACGGATTTAGTCGAGAACACTGGAAAACCAATGCTCTCTAGTCAGTCCGCCGCGACTCTCCAACTTCGCCGCATGCCCCAAAATATTTCAAATTTTTAAATAACAGTTTACAACAAAAAAGCCTGGGTCTTTCGAGCCAGGCTTTCTTTTGGGATTTTTTCTCTTTACATCTTGGTAATTCCCCAAACGGCGACCTGGCTCTTATCCAATATGGATAAAGACCCGAGTGATAGACAATAACCTAATCCGTTTGTGTTCATTTTGTAAATCCTTTAAGTAATTAATTCAGTGTTATAAGTATATATGACTTATTTATAAAAGTCAACGAATCATTCTATTCCATCAGAAATACCACCAACAAATTTCTGACATTCCGTGTTATTATCGATTAATTGTTCAATGATATCATGTGAACTACCCAATTGTTTTAGCAATCGGGTAGTTCACCCCCGGTGCTGAAGCATCTGAGGGTTTTCTTAGTTGAGAGATTGATAAATGTCATTCGTCTTCCTCCGCGTCTGATAAACCCAAATCATACTTTTCGATATCAAAAGTTGCTCCACAGTGGGCACAATAATACCAAGTTGTTCCCAACCCATTATCCCAAAACTTCCCACGAACATGTCCAAGTTTTCCACATTCTTCTTGGAGAGATTTCATATCCTGTTGATATTGTTTATATTCAGGTGTATTGTGATATTGGTACATCCACCCTTTTCGTAATTCTCTTTCATGTGTATCAAGGTTCGTACGACGTTTCCAAATTGTGTTTTCTTCACTCATCATTTACCACCTTTATTAATTTATAGTTGTACGCATCAACATATCCAGTTTCCCAGTCATGACTTTCGTTACAAATAACTACTTCGTAAATTCCATCAGAACAACTGTTAAGGTTTGTGATATCAGAAACAACGAACTCAGGTCCAATATTACTAACATCTTCTTCTAAAATATTAAAACCAAAACTTTTTCTTCGGAGATACGTGATATCTTTTTTAATATGAATACCACGACTATCGTTCCATACAGATGTCTTTAAACGCACAACACACTTAGACGTTGGTTCAGATGATTGTGGATTCAGATTAAAATCAAACATTCTCGCCAACACCAATTCGTTCCAACGTGTTTTTCATGTCTGTCATTACTGTACCCAACATATGTTTCCACATAAACAAACCTGGTTGTGGGTCTTTGGTTAAATTATAAAGTTTGAAACTAAGTTCAGACAATATTTTCATATCTTCATCAAATGGGGTCATTTGTATCTTTTTTATCGGTTTTTTTCATTAACAAGTTCAGTAATTATTTGTTGTTGCGTCTGAAGCAATTTGAGTATTTTATCGTGCGAAGACACTGGGTTAGACTTAACAGGCTCCACTTTAATAGGTTCAGTGGAATCTATCTTCATGGGGTGTTCAGCTTGTTTTCCGAGAACTTCAATATCTGTCAAAAAGTGATTGTCGGAATCAGAACGACACAAAGTCATAGCTTCAGTTCGGTATGTGATTTTGACTTCTTGTTGAGAATCCATAAGTTCAGCAACTTTTTTAACCAGTTCAGGATTATTTTCGACAGTAAATTCGAATGGAGCTCCCATTACACCAGAACCATTACTAAATCCACCACGAATGAGTTGACCTTCCCATGTTTTACAGAAAACTCCTTCCTGGGCTAACTTTGTGACTGAACCAACCTTATTGCCATTACCAGTATCAACACAACCAGACAACATAACACCAACGGTTAAACCTATCACAACAGAATGTATTTTCATTGTGTGTTTCCTTTAAAATATTCAGAGTGAAATTATTATAAAAGTATTCAATGCTTTTAACAACTACTTTTTGATTATAATACCACTGTGATCCTCTACTATTTCGTATTCTTCAAGTTGAAACCATATGTGTCTGTTGACTCTACCCATATGATCAATGGGAATATAGCAGACAAACAAAAAATCAAAATCACTGTTCCAACTAAAACATCATTGCTGCTTATCACTTCTGTTGCTCCTTTTTTGTTGTGCTTCCATTTTTACCTGTTTGATTTGATTTAGAGACGCTTGAAGAGCATCAATGTAATCTTGGATAGCTTCTTCACCATTAAAAATAAAATCATAAGACAATTTATTATATCCCTTGAATACACACTCCAATCGGAATTTAACACTTGCCCAAACGTCCTTAAACCAACCAAAAAATCCTGTTTGGTGGTTCCAATAATTTGGAGTCCATGTTTTAAAATACAACGTCAAAGACAACAAATCAAACTCGTCATCATAATCGATAATCAATTCGTGTTGGTGTTCATCGCTATGACATTGACACTGTGCATTCAGTGCTACCCAGTCGTGCATCCGTCCATTTCTAAAACGATGTGTGTAACTAATATTATTTGCTGGTAATGTCATTGTGTTATTCCTCTAATTCAAAAAAGCCTTTGGGGTAAAAATCATCATACTTCCACTTTGTAAGTTCCCATATCATTTTATCAGCCGAATAACTACGAAACTTATCCCACCTTTTATTCATACGGAGTTCCAACTCCCGAATGTCTCTTTGTGTATAACCAACATTAGCGTAAGTATTGTCAACGTCTTCGTGGTTCATCTCACTGACTTTATCTATCGCTTGATCTCGATAACGATAAGCAACATTCAACCGATAATTATTAAAGAAAAAGAACCCATTAATTAAAATAACAATGGGAATAATATAACACATTTGTTTCTCCAGTATGTTGTAAAGATAATTTAAGTTACGTATAGTATAATTAATAATTACATAAAAGACAACACAAAAGGGGATAAAATGAGAATAGTAGAGGATGTTAAATTGGATTTTGGTGATGTGCTACTTATTCCAAAAAGGTCATCACTAACTTCACGCAAAGACGTGTCTCTTGAAAGGTCGTTCACATTCAAATACTCTCACCAACAATGGACTGGTATTCCAATTATAGCGTCAAATATGGATGGAGTTGGAACTTTTGAAATGGCGGAACGATTTGCTGAATTTAAAATGATGGTAGCATTACATAAACATTATCCAGTAGTTCAACTTGTAGATTTTTATAAAAACAATCCCTCAATTGAACAATATATTTTTTATTCAGTTGGAACGTCTCAAAGTGACCTCGATAAGCTTGAACACTTCATCAAAATGTTTGGCAGACCTCCTTTAAATGTGTGTGTTGACGTTGCTAATGGGTATACAGAAACTTTTGTGTCTACTGTAACTAAATTACGAGACAAATATCCAAACACAACTCTTCTTGTTGGTAACGTTGTTACACCTGAAATGGCAGAACAATTAGTATTATCTGGTGCAGATATCATCAAGGTTGGAGTAGGCAGTGGGTGTTTAACGGGTGATGCTCGAATTTTAATGTCCAGTGGTGTTTATAAAAATATCAAAGATGTTCGACCTGGGGATCGTATAATTACGAGTACTGGAGAACCAGCAACTGTGTTATCCGCTTATACCACAGGATATAAGAAAACAACACAGATAAAACACGATCACTTCAACCTTCCGTTGAGACTAACTCCTGACCATCATTGTTACGTAGGTGATCTAAATTCTATTAGTATTACAACACTACAAAGCAAAGGGTATAAAAAGGCGCTGGAGGTTCCTACTCGTTTGGGAGAGGAAAAAATAAAATGGAAACCGGTGAGTGAAATACGACAAGATGTAGCTTTACTTCCCATCAATATTAATTGGGAAACACCAGATAGTTTTCATATCGATATTTCAAGTTATTTTATACGAGAAGAGCATTTGGATAATTATAACACTATTGTTAAATCTGATTACAACACTGGTTATGTGTTTGGTTTTTTTCTTGGAGATGGTACTTCAAGAAAAACAAAAGGAACCAACAGCAGAGGATTTTCAAGTTTTTCTGGAGGTGTTGAGTGGTATATAAACTCAAGAGATCAACATCATGTAGTTAAATTAATGTCTGCTATTGAGATGGTTACGGGTAAAATCCCAGTATGTTCTAATAAACGGAAAACGTTGACCACGATCACCTTGTATAGTAAACAGTGGGGAGAATTTTTCCAACAGTTTGGAAAGTTCCATGAAAAACATCTTCCAGACCAATTCATGTGCACCAACACAGAATATTTGCAGGGATTGTATGATGGATTAGTTGATAGTGACGGCCACATTACAAAAGAAGGCCAGGTTAATTTTAACAACACGTCACAACAACTCATGGAACTATTCAGCTGGATTACGTTTAACATATATGGGAGTTTCCCAAATATGTCAAACAACGGGAAACGGTCTTCATATCCTGTGCAACACCCCCGAAAAGATGGATATCGAAGTTTTCTGGCGACCTCTCACAAAAAAAGACATCTTTCACATTATCAGGTTATAAAAATACTTGAAATTGAAAACCCAACAGAGTGTGAGGTTCCCGTCTACGATTTAGAAATTGATCACCCAACCCATAGTTTCATTGCAAACAACATGATTGTTCACAATTCAGTTTGTACCACAAGGTTAGTGTCTGGAATTGGTTTTCCCCAGTTAAGTGCAATTATAGAATGTGCTGATGCTGTTCATGGATTAGGCGGAAGGTTGTGTTCCGATGGGGGATGTAATACTCCTGGAGACTTTGCAAAAGCATTTGCAGGTGGCGCTGATTTTGTAATGAGTGGTGGAATGTTCGCTGGACACGACGAAGGTGGAGGTGAAGTAAGTTCGAAGTGGTATAAAACTAACGAAGTTGTAAAAGATATTGATGGTTCTTCTCTTGAGTGTTTAGAAGTAGAGCGTAAGTTTGTCCAATTCTATGGGATGAGTTCATCTACAGCAATGGAAGCTCACAGTGGAGGTTTGGCTGAATATCGCTCAAGTGAAGGACGAACAATCGAACTTCCATATCGAGGACCAGTTAAAGATACAATTAACCATATTCTTGGTGGGGTTCGGAGTACGTGTACATATACAGGAAGTAAAACACTAAAGGAACTTTCAAAACGTGCAACGTTTATTAGAGTGAATAGCACTCACAATCGGGTGTATGAAGACATAACAACAAAGGTGAGATAACGGAAAACAATTTTGGACCATCAATGACAATTACATATCACTGTAAAGGATGTACTTAATTAATAACTGAGTACTACTGTAATACGCCAGAAGAATATGACCGAGGAATACAAGTAGTCTGTGGAGTTAACAATAAAATAATTTCAAATTGTTGGTATGAAAGAGATAGAGCACCTGAGTGGTGCCCTGCTCTTCTAGCAGTTTCAAATTAAATATTTTAAACTTTAATAATTTCCGCAAAACCTTCACTTTTTGTTGGCTCTTGGTATGCTTCTCTCATACTCTTGATTACGGAAGAAGGAATACGTTTTCCAGTTTCTTTTTCTCTATTATCCAATCGACGCTGAAGTTCTGCTGAATCCACACTAAACACCACAGCAATCTTCGTATAACTGTTCGGAACAAGTCCTAACTTCCGACTACGAGACCCAACTGTCATGTTCGTTTGGTCAATAATAATATTCTGTTTTTTGTTGATAGCTTGTCTCAAATGTATAAACATTTTCTTTTCTGATTCTTTGTAATAACTGTTGAAAGCATCCGAATAACTAATACCAGAGTCTTTCGCAATTTGTTCCAAAATATCATCTGTTGAGATAACAACATAATTCTTATGTTTTTTTAACTGAGCGATATATGTGGATTTGCCTGAACCAGGAAGTCCTACCAACATAACCATCTCAGGTTGAGTTTCTGTGATTTCATTCAATTTCATTTTATTTTCCTTGTTTTAAACGGTGTCTTATTTTATCTGGCAATCCACCATATGAAAAATAATCTTCCCCTGTGAATCCATCCAATATCCACGCTTCATCACTCCAACAAAAGATTAACTCGTGAGGGTTAAGCAACAATTTTAACCTCCACTAGAACGTAGGACGAACTATAACGGTTGTCCATTTGTTAGTTGTTTGGATATTCATTCGGTGACATTTACTAATTCCTCAATCTTTTCAACAGCATCCCGAACTACAACAGAATGTAATTGTCTACCGTCACTTAAATATTGTTCCAGTGTCATCCAAACAGTTGCTTTTGTTTCTGTTGAATCAAAATCATCAAAGTCAGTTGGATCTTTAATTTGCCCAATATAAAACATAATTGTAGAATACTGACCAATCGGTTCAATGCGTGATAAATTAGAACGTTTAAGTCCTAATTCTTCAGATGCTTCACGAATTGCTGAAAGTAAGACCATTTCACCTGGCTCAATCCGACCCTTACTAATTTGAGGGATACTTTCTACCCACTCATTTTCAATTGGAATCATGAACATCATTTGTATATTGTTTTTGTCATCCACATAAAACGGAATGAGACCCGCTCTATTGAGAATACTTGGGTTGTCTGTGCGTTGCATTATTGTGTTCCTTAGAAATATTATAGGCATTTAACCTTTGTGGATAATTATCCTACATTCTAAAGTTTATGTCAACTCAAGCGGTTTTATTATATGTGTTGTAATTATTAACAAACTCTTGAATTGTTCCAGCACCTTTTGGTGTGTTATACCATTGTTTCCAATATGCCGCCAAACCATTAACATCGTTGTTCGGTAATGCTGCTGGAACACGCATATATCGTACTCTACACATTGCTGTGGCATAGTATAAGTTTCCAATCATTTCATTTGCTGAAATAGAGTTGATTGTGTTTGGATGAACAGAACTAATAGACATTGTTAACCCATGAAGAAGTCGAGCTAAATCAGGGTGGTAATTGATATAATTGGACCATGTATCGTCGTGTGTAAATGGTTCCATTTGAAATATTCCAACTGCTGGACCACCACCAACTTGTTTTAAGTATGTGGCGTGGGACTCTTGAATGGCTGTCCCAATCACCAAATTTTCAGCCACATCACTCCACATATTAAGATATGTAAGGACTGGACGGACTACATAAACACGAAGTTGTCCTATATCAATCATTTGGAATCTTTTTTATATAATTTAATTTCGCCAACAAATTCTTGTTCATATTCGGAATATTTTCCACCTGAAGGTTTCTTCGCTAAATGAATTTCGGTACGAAATTTGTTTTTAAATTCTGTGTTAATAGAATTTAAAACATTGTTGGCTTGTGTAATACTGGATGCAAAATGAGTCCACGCTTGAGATGGTGTCATTCTACGATATGTTAAATCGAACCCTACACCAATGAAATCATTAGTTCCAAACACTTGCCAAACAACTGGTCCAACTTCTTTATCCTGATATTTGCTTTTTAATTTATATCTTACGGAGTCAAAAGAATCGTCCAATGACTCCGTAATTTGAGAGAGTAAACTAAATTTTGACATTATTTTGATTTGTATCCACGTGAAACTGCTTTTTTGTATTTTTTCATAATCTGTTTTGCGTCTTCTGCTTTATGAAAAACACCAATGACAGTTGGAGACTTTTTGGATTCAAAAACGATGAAAGTATCAGACTCTTCTTCCATAGATTCAATGATTGGGTCGATTTCAATTCCAGCAGCTCGACGGATGTCAGACATAAAACTTTCTTCTACGTCATCTTTATCATCTTTATCTTCATCTTCATCTTCATCTTCATCTTCATCTTCTTTTTTGTCTTTCTTTTCTTCGTCCTTATTTTCTTCTTTTTTGTCTTTTTTATCATCCTTGTCTGTATCTTCAGCATCTGCTTCTTCAGCGGCTTCTAAAATTCGAACAATGTCTTCATCGGAGTAATCAATACCCTCTTTAGCCATTTTCTTCCACATAACGGCTGCAGCAACTTTCTTACCCGCTTCTTCAGAGCCATAACGAGCAGCAGCTTTCTTTTCGATTTTCTTAAAGTTTTTTCCTTTAGAACCAAGGTCTTCACCTTTCTTTGCTTTGCTTACAACTTCTGACTTTTCTCCCTTAGACATACCAGAAGAAGGTGCTGATTCCATTATACCTGCAAGATTTTTTAAACGTCCGATGTCCATAATAAACTCCTATAAAATGTATATTATGAATCTATTTATGTAAAATAAGACAAACGTTGGTTTTCCAGGATAAATATTATCAACTTTCACATTTTAATTATGTCAGAAAACAAAGAACCATTTGATTTTATGAAAGTAAGAAACAATAATGGACAACCCAAAAAAGATTTTATACCATATCAAGACGCAAAAGTGTGGGTAAATCGTTTGGGATTTGAGAACTATCGTCAGTGGTTAAAATTTGCAAAACTACGATATAAGAAGGGTCCACTTAAAGGACGTTTGATTCGTCCAAAGTTTATTCCAGCCAATCCCCAGTGTTCATATGCAATACGCGGAGAGTGGAAATCTGATACTGACTTTTTGGGAACAAGACCCATTCCATACCTATCTTATGAAGACGCGAAACAGTTTGCTTTGAAATTAGAACTTGGTTCTAGTCATCAATGGAGGGCTTGGCACAAAGAGACAAATACCTGTTTTATTCCACGATATCCAGAATTCGTTTATCCGGAATGGACGATATGGAAAGATTTTTTAGGTTCAAAGTATATCCACTATTCTAAACAAACAAAACCAAGACTTTCATTAGAAGAAACAATGAAGTTTGTTCATTCTTTAAACTTGTCTTCGCCAGAGGAATATAAGTTATGGGTCCGAGAACATCCACAGTTGAATATTCCTCTTTCTCCAGAAGGTGTGTTTGAGAATTGGCCTGGGTGGAGAATGTTCCTTGGAAAATCTATCTCCGATAAAATAGAAGTGGTTCAGAATATAGACGTGTCTGTTTTGTATATCGCTCACTATAATCACGACCCATCTAATGTTTTTGAAATTAGACTAGAACAAGGAGGAAAGTTGGCTGTAAACGAAAAACGTCAACGAACCAACTTTAAAATTGTTAAAATGTTTTTTGTTAATTCATCGGAAATATCCGCAGCGAATCAAATAGTTACATCGAATTGTTCACCGTGGTGGGAAGATTCAAGTAAACAACTTGTGACTAATATTCACGAACTGACGTTTCAATTAAGCGTGTTACTATTAATTGCTTAATTGTAGAGTTAAACATTTACACCCACCACCACTTTTAATGAACTCACTCATTGGTGTTGTGATGACTTCAAATCCTCGTGTGATTAACTTCATCCTTAACTCATCACTTACATAATTAGTAATTACTTGTTTGTCAACGTTAACTGCATTACAAGCGAAGTTTAAAGCATCTTCTTCACTAACTTCAATGATATTGTCTTTACCGAATATTGTTTCTATGTGTTTGAAACTGTTATCTCCCAACGCAGGACGATATAACATAACACTTCCATCATTCAAAGGACAGAAACACGTATCAAGATGGTAAAATCTGTCGTCTACCAACTCAATGGGCACGACTTGTTTATTATACCACCACGTTAAAACATTTTGAAGGTGGACGGCAGCACCTCTTGATGTTCTAAACCCATACCCACACCAATATATTTTATTCCCTAACAGACAATCCCCAGCACCCTCGAACACAATTTGATTATTAATTGGAACAACTTCAAAGTTGTTACATTTAAACCACTTACGGAAATGAGGTGTTTCCCCTTTTCGTTCTTTATTTTTAAATTGAGACACAACTACACTGTTTCCTACAACCAAACCAGCATTAGCAGTAAACACCATATCTGGTAATCCTTGTTGACCAGATATAACTTGAACTGTCGCATGTTGTTCAAGTATTCGTTTAAAGTCTGTCCATTGTTTGTGTGCTAAATCAGTATCTACGCAATCAACATTCCCATTCATCCAACAATTAATCTCATAATCAACTGAATAGTGAGTTGGTTCACACATTAAGATGTTTGCCTTATTCACAACAGAACCCCTTTAAATTTACTATATTTATCAAACATAGAAAAGGGGGAAGATTATCTTCCCCCTTTTTCGTGTTAAAACAAAGAGTTAGAAGTTGTACTTGGCACCAACTGTCCACCTCTTACCAGGCGTAAGAGTTAGGTTGTTACTGTCAACCCAAGCAAGCTCTCCAACGATATTCTTGGTGAACTGCTTATTAAGTCCAAGTTTGTAGTCATTTGCTTTGTTGGAAGTACCATCAAGGTCAAGATGTCCAACGTGACCAACACCAATCAACCCATAAGGAAGTTGATATGTTCCATTAACTTCTGTATAAAAAGAATGTTTTCCAGAACCAAAATAGTCAGAAGAATAAGACGTTTTCAACTGTGTTGTGACATTATCAAACTTCAAATTTCCAGCAACACTATACTCTGTGGTTTGGAGAGATGAAACACCAGGAAAGTTGTAACTAATAGCACCCACATCAACTGAAACATCTTTGGTTACAGGAATGTTATAGTTAATCATGGCGTCCAGTTCAACGTCGTCGCCTGAATTCTTTACAGAAGTTGCGGTTGCGCCAACTGTCAAATTATTAAGAGTGTATTTAACGTTACCCTGAATACTCGGGTCGTTGTTTGAAAGTGAAGCACCACGGAAAACATAGTCAGATGCAACACCAACACTACCTGATAAACCACCCGCAAAAGCGGACGACGCAACAACAGAACCCAAAAGTAAAGCAATAAGCATTGAATTTTTCATATTTTTAAATCTCCTTAGGTTATGTGATTTCTTTATCACCATTCTATATTACTATAGAAGAACACTATTTAGCAACGAAACACAACAGGGTTATTTAAATTATTTTTCAAAGTATGGCTTTTCAGCAAATATCTAAATAAGTTAAACGATGGAGTATTAATTATGAATATAACAGGTCAGGTAAAAGATGTACTAAATCTTTTGATTGATAAAACATTGTATCTTTCATTAATAGATGGGACATCACTGGTGGGAACAATTGAATTATATGATGAAGTTTTTGTGGCTATTAAAACAGAGGAACGTCAAAGGTTTACGACAAACCCAATAGAACAAACGATTATCGTTCCTATTAATTCTATCGTGAAGATTAAGTTAGTTTAATCTATATCGCGTTGCCAAATCATTCTTGCCCCATACACTTTACCTGTTTTCGTATTTTTGACAAGTAGTTTTTCTCTTTTGGGTTTAGTATCTTTCCCATAGTCATGTTTATCGTAAACAGAAGGGAATGTCATCTCTTTAGCTTTGTGGTCAATTGAATTTTGAGCATCAAAATCGTTATCTTTTTCAAACAAGTCTGCTAATTTCATTATCATTTCCATTTGGATTTAATATTTATGAAAAATGATTTCCACCATGAAGTTAGTTTCTGTGTTAAAGTGGATTCAACTTTGGTGTCAGGTGTTGGTGTTTTTGGTTCGAATAACTGCCCCTTCAGTCCACATTCTCCAAAACTCAACCGCATTACTGAACATGACGTATCAGGCTTACCATTAACCAACGACAGACGTAGGTCACAATATGATATAACCCAAATTTTAAATTCATGTTTACAATTAATACACAATGGAGCATCATTCATTTTTCATTTACATTTGATTCAGCAAGCGCCAACAACATAGTCCACATTTCATCAACAGTAAATTCTTCACACCTCAACATTATCTCTCTCATCTTTGGTGTCATCTGTCTTGAAACTCTTGAAGTTTTACCATCTACTGGATAGAGTTCGTATTCAACCATTTCAACGTCTATACATCCATAATGGTACTTTTTTATATCTTTTACTCTGTTCTCTGCTACACCTTTTTTTGTATACATAAACGCTGAATCTTCCTTTTCAGACGTTCCACCATTGAGAGTAACCCATTTAGTTGTCTGTGTGTTAGCATTAGTGTATTTTACTACCCATCGTTTCATAATATATCGCCCCTCAAAAAACACATTTTATACTATTTTAATAAAAATACAACATTGCCTGTTGATAAATTTTGGTGAAGCATGTGTAATATCTTTTAGTTTAAATTTATTTTAGGGAATTATATATGAAAATTAAACAATTGTCAGACCTCCACCTTGAAGGATATGACATGAAGTATTCTTACGACGGAGAAGATGTACTCATTCTGTCTGGTGATATACATACTAGGAACCGACTTGATAAGTTTTTAATTCAAATTCCTTCTAGTGTTAAAATTTTGTATGTAATAGGGAACCATGAATTTTACCATTCATTGGTAGATGATGTTATTTCTTATCACACAGAATTAGAAACCAAATTTCCGAACTTTCATTTTCTCAATAACTCTTCAACGAAGATTGATGATATTAACTTCTTTGGCGGAACAATGTTTACTCAATTCACATTGTATGGAACCACAAACGTATTGGCCCAACATCATGCGGAACGGGGAATCAATGATTTTATTTTAATTCGGGTATCGGATGACCCTCGTATTCTTTGGAAAACACAAAACCATATCGAACAACATGAAATCTTTCGTCGGGAATTGGCTCGTTGGATTAAAGAAACTGAAGGGCAGAAACGAGTTGTAATTTCTCATTTTGCTCCTCACCCCATAACCGTGGACCCGAAATATGGTTCGAGTGTTTTAAATTCGTATTTCACTGAAAACATGGAGGAGTTTATGGGTTGGGAAGGTATATGGTTCTATGGACACACTCACAGCAATTTTGATGGAATGATTGGGAAAACGCGAATTATTTCAAACCAAAAGGGATATGGAAATGAAAGTGTATTGTTTAATCCAAACTTCATAGTGGAGGTTTGATATGATTGTGTACACGAAGTCTTCATTTAAACGGAAAAAGAAATCATCAGCGAAACAAAAGGCCGATAAGGCGATGACGGATTACATTAACCAGAAATGGAAATATAATCCAGATTCTCCTCCTCCAAAATCAACATATAAATTAGGAATCCCTGAAGACAGACTACCACCTCCAATTAATAGTCACAAACCAACGATTGGAGATACAGCAAAAATTCCATCACCCGTCTATACAGGTGATAAGATTGTAGGGATTAGTACAATGCACAAGAGTAACGCTATTCCAGTTTTCTCTCAAGAAGAAGCAGAAGACATTGCAAAAATGAGGAGATAGTTATTCTTCATTTCAGACCATTTATTAGAACACCCACACCTCAAAATAAAAAGAGGTGATTGTTCTGTATATACGATAATCTACACAAAACGTTCCCCAGTTAAATTTCTGTTAATACTTTATCGTCTTTTGTATATAATTACCTATATTTTACACAATAAGTAAACATCACAATAAGTTGCACTCTTCACGTTAAAGTTCTAAACAATATAAACAAAACCAAAAATTGAGTTTTGTGGAGAATATCCCATACCCAACATCAAACGACACGAGAAACTGACCGTTTAATACGAAACCATCAATATTATTTTATCATGATGTTGCATTTGCGACGTTCAATGTAAAATTGTCACCTGAATATGTTGCTGCCCCTGGATTAACTGTTCGTTTGATCCAAAACATTCTATAATACGCAGGTTGAAGTGTTCCAAGCAACAGTGAATTTGTTATGGTTCCGGTATAATTTGCAAATGTTACACCAGATGGTGTAACGAAACGACTTGCAATTCTCGGTTCTATAATAGTAGTATTGTTTCCAGTAGACCACGTAACTATTCCACTGGTTCCAATTCCCAGTTGAATAGATGTGTCGGGTGATGTTGAATCAGCAGATAACCATACTCTTGTATTATCGGAAATTGACGCTGCGTTGGTGTTTATCACCCCTACGCAAAAATAGTCTATTTGTCCATTAGCAGCTTGAGTAAGTGTAACTTCTGGGAACACAGCGTTAAGAGTAGAGCTTAACAGAGATCTATAAGTTCCTGAAGACGCTCCATAGAAACAATTCCCACCTAACATATCACCAAGAGTTGAACTATTACTTCCAGTCGTTATAATTTTTAGATCGGTTCCAATTAATGCCATAAGTGTTTTCCTTTATATTAATCTACGTTCCATATTAAATTAACAGAGTTCGTTTGTTGAGTTGCTGAAACATCCCAGCTTAAATTAACAGAGTTCGTTTGTTGAGTTGCTGAAACATCCCATATTAAATTAACAGTGTTCTTTTGTTGAGTTGCTGAAACATCCCATTTTAAATTAACAGAGTTTGTTACAATAGCATGAATTGAAACACCTTTAAAAAAGGAAACATATCCACCTGGAATCATTAGTTGGTTACTCCATTAATATATTGTATTTATTAATGAGGTGATTACAACATGTTTACATATCTAAACCTACATATATGTCTTCAACTGAAGCATCGTCCCAATCATACTCCGAAAGACCCAAAATACTCAAATCAAAATCATCTGGGAACGTTAGTGTTGTAATCTGAACCCCATCACCCGAACCCCAATATTTATTCGTAGTCACCAGACACTCCATCCAAGTTTTTAACTTTCAATCGGAGTGTCTTTAAATCAATGTAACGAACTAGAACCATCTATAAACTTCTTTAGTCATCTTTGTTCTCCTTTGATTTCCAATCATCACTGATTCCATTGTCAACAATAAAGTCAACAAAATCGTGCAACATCTTTCTTGTAGTTTCACGACCCATACATTCCGTGTCAAACGTTAGTGGTTCGTTGACCCCAATTTTTTCAAAAGACATTTGACCGAACCCTATTCCTAAACAGTTCCAATCAAAATGCGCTGTTAAATAGTGGATGTCTTGTGTATCAAATTCAAATTTCATAGGAATTGCTATACTCTTAACGTTAGGATATAGTTTAAGGACATCCTTAAATTCCATTCCAACAACTGTCCAATCAGCTGACGTCCACTCACATTCGTGTATAAGTTGATTTTCCACAAGGAGCAAATCATCTTTAGTTACAAGATATGTTGCAGTTTCTTTCCGTGGGTTGAAGAACATTGATTCTCCAACATATCCATCTGGGGGTCGAATGCTTTCACTCATTTAACTTCCTTTCCAATTTCTGCCGCAGCTCTAACAATTGCTCATCTGGTAGATGCAATGTTGTTATCACCAATCGTTTCTGAACATCCTGTCCATCTTTTAATATCCCACCACTCTCCTGATACGAGAACAACTTTACCCCAATAAGCCTGAGCATCTTGGTGTCCACAACCCTCCATATAAAATAAATTGTTTGTCTATGTAAGACCAGTAACCTATCTTAATTCATCAATCACCTGGACAATCCATTTCACTCGAAAGTAAAATATTTGTACCGTTCAGAGGATCTGTACTAATCGGCTGCTATTCTTGTTCAACTCAACTGCTGCTAATAAACGATCTGCAAATTCTATAAACACCAAATCCATCACAATAAAAGTAGCGATTTGTCTTTGTTGATCATTCATTTGTATTTTCTCTAAATTTATCAAGCCAACGTTCATACGTTTCTCTAGAACCCCAACATTCGGCAGGAAGTTCATTGTATACATACACAACAAGAGCTGGAAGATTATTTTGATTATAGGAGTCGGCTCTACTGACTGCACTAACTAAATCATTAGACACGACTGCTTCTAAAAAGCCTCCCAACGGGACTCCATTAAACGCATATCGACGTAGTTCATCAATTGTGTTTTGGGGAACGTAATACCCAAGATGTCGATAACCAGTTTCAGTCATTTCGTGAACCCAACTCTTTGTTTAAATTAATATTCATTTCACATTTTCTCCTGTTATTAAATAAAGAAGGTTAATCAATGTATTATATCTCTGCTTTCCTGTGTGATGTTACAAAATACCTTATTGGTGGTGATACAGGAACTAACACGGGCCACTACTAGTATCCCAAATCTTATCCCACTTTCGAATCAAGTCCATTCGCTATTGTTGCCTGATTAAAATACGAATTAGGCTTAATTGCTTCTTTGTTGATATCCATCTATTGTACCACGCTCATACCATTCATTGTAGACTTGTTGTTCTTTAGATGAATACTCTAATGTGATATAAGTTAAAATTTTTTCAAGCAGTTCACCAATTAAAAATTATTTAAAGGGTTATCTACTTTTTACAAAAGTTCATGATGTCACAAATGAATGAAGTATTTGTTTTATACTTTTTGTTATGATATCAATATATTATTAACGTTATTGTATATTAGTGTGGGGAATATGTCAACACACAGATAATCTGTTGTTTTAACAGAAGAAATAACCCGCGGCAATACAGGGGTTTGATGGATTGAAAACCCGCATGAATACACGGTTGGTACAATGTAACTAGGTTTTTGTGACTTTAATGGTAGTTGGGACAATTTTATATCCTCGAATAAACAAAGAGTTAAAAGGAAATTGGAGAAAATACTTATTTGTTTACTAGTAAACTTATCTTAACAAAGAAGAAAACAATAATTTGACATATTTTTTGAAATGATTTATTGTTTACTAGTAAACAATAAGAGAACAAAATGGATTATTCTTTGAAAAGTTTGATTGGTATACCAATAATGATGAACTATGATACAAACAACGATAATAGTATTCAATGTGTTGGTATTATCCACGATATTACAGATGGTTTGATAGTGTTCCAACCTATTGAAGTTGTTAATGTTGTAATATCCAATGATCCTCACACTTCTGTTGTTACTGTATGTGATTCATATTCAACAGTATCTGCTTATAGTGTATATCGTATCATCTCTATACATAAAGTTACATATGATTATCTTGTTAACCCTGGTGAAACGGTTATTCTTACTGATGTTTATCGCTATAGTACATCTCATACTAATAATCATCCTGTTAAATAGTATTTGATTTTGGTTTTGATTTTGGTTTTGGTTTGAAAAGGAGAGGGGGTATTAGGGTAAAGTCAACAAACGACTCGGTTACCCTTTTTATAGTTTGTAATAGGGTCGTCCAGTTCCAAACTATAACCTATCATTATCCCACATTTTTCCAAGGAAATCAACGTTTGGTTCGGATCAACGTTGTTCCAAAACGGTTTTGGACGATCGTCAAACCCCACTGTTCATGCGGGGTTTGAGTGTGTCTGAACCCACGATTCATGCGGGGTTTGAAGCGCATCAAACCCCACTGTTCATGCGGTGTTTGAAGCGCGTCAAACCCCACTATTCATGCGGTGTTTGAAGCGCGTCAAACCCCACTATTCATGCGGTGTTTTGGTGTGTCTGAACCCACTATTGATGCGCGATTTGAAGCGCGTCAAACCCCACTATTCATGCGAAGGTTGACACAAAGAACCACCCCGTCAATAGTGGGTTGACGAGTGCCCATTATACTGTGGAACACCTTGTTGTGAGCATTGAATGTTTTGATGTGCTGATAGAAAGAATTTTGTTGACTGCTGAATTGCTCTAAAATAAGAGTTGTATACCTCCCTACTGACCCCTGATGTCATGTAAGTATTATCTCATATCGTTACCCTAAAGTCAACAAAAAGTTCACCAAAGGTATACCTTTGGTTTCCCGTTGTAACTCTTTGATTATAAACAATATTTATTTTTAGTAAGAATTGAAGGAAAAATAATTTGGTGTTTTTCCATGAAAAAATGAAATCATAACTCTTTGATTATAAAGAGATTGTTGAAAAAATTGGAACGTAGTTAGTTGATTATACAGGAGATTTTTTTACGAACTTTTTGTAATAGGGTAAAAGATATGTTGTTAAGTTGTGACCCTATTAGGATTTTGAATTTTTCAATTCCGCATGAATAGTGGAGTTTGTTTAGTTTGAGACCGGTGTAGAGTCGATTTTTACAAAAAGAAAGAGCCTGGGAAGGCGGACACCTGCCCCAAGCTCTATTCTCTGTCATACGGCTTCTCATGGACGTCCGCCCACTTACACCTCTATTTTCATAGCGCCGTCCAAAATTCTGGAACCGTCTCCCGGCCTCTCAACACCACAAGCAACGCGGCCGAAATGTGTGCTTACTATTACACCACTTGGCATATTAACAAAGTGAGGACTCGAACTCCTTACCTATCAATGAATGCCCATCACTCAACTCACTAAAGACTATTATACCCAATTACTGAAGAAAGTCGACTGATTTTCGTTTTTAATGATCCGCATGAATAGTGGAATTTGTTTAGTTTGAGACCGGCGTAGAGTAAAATTACATACTCCAAAATCGTTCCGTGGATGGGTCAACACATGAATCAACATCTGATGCTCTAATTTGAACAGGTGCCCCGGTCATTAAACTTTTAACTTCGACCATTGGTTCAATAGATCGGAAATGGTCATATGTAGTTACGGCCCAATGTTCTGGAATGAACCATTGATTCTCTTCTTGCTGTTTGATGAGCTTCGTTAGAGCCCCCTTTGCGCTACGTTCTGTTGAATACGTCTTTGCGGAATAATTGGGCCGATAAAGAGAAAAATTTGTTGTGTTGTAGATTATAAAAGACATTAGAGTTCCTCCGATGGGCTATCTTGGATTGTGAATTTGATCATACTGAATGTGTATAGCGGAACGTTCTCGTTGTTCATACATGTAACAACAGGGAGTCCATTAACAGGACGTTGGTAGATGATAGTTGATTCTTCACTCGATTGTTGGAGAATTTCCTGTTGGAGAATTTCCATCGTACGAATCATGAAGTTCAAACATTTGGTCTTATTGAAGAATATATTGTCACTGGCTTCTGATGAGAGAAGCGTTGAGGAAATATTGAAACCATACATATTGTGTTTTGTTTTCATGATCTTACAATTTCTTGTGAACAACCAAATTCGAATAAATCAAAATTCATAATATGAAATGACATCTGTGTTCTCCTTAACTTGATGTGAACATTATCTCACAAATGTGACAGAAGATCAACCGTTGACCTGGTAGGTTGGCCTAATAAGATCAACTGTTGACCTGGTAGGTTGGCCTAAAACGTTAGTTCTATACCTCCCCACTGACCCCTGATGTCATGTAAGTATTATACCTTTTTGTTACCCTAAAGACAACAGATAAAAAGAGGGCCCCATTGCAGGGCCCTATAAAGGTTTGTGCTGCGGTACGAGCAACCCGATCGCTTCTACTGTGATGTTTCTAGTAGTCCTGACCTGTTATGTCGTCTGAACACAAACGGTAAAGAGACTATACATCCCTTACGTATTCTTCGGCAACGGATCCAATCGTTATTTTTGCAGTTTCAAGAAAATTCTTTGAATATACATCACGCAGTAAATCCTCTGCTTCGAGACACAGCTGGCTCGAATTTGATAACACCTTCCGATATATCATTTTTGTAGTATCGTCTGAAGAACTGATCATCTGCTTCGCAAAGGACTGCTCTTCATTCAGGATAAACCACGCAAGCAATTCTGCCATTTCATCATATGATATCTCTTCAGCAAGCTCGATAAGGTTAATTGAATTCATTTGATTTTATCTGTTTGAGCAGTAAGTGTGAACACTATACCACATTTGACCCAAACATACAACAGAAAAAGAAAAAGCCTGGGAGTTCCAGGCTTTGTGTGTTGTATGTTTGGGTTGTTAACGAATACCGTCGTCAATCTTGTCGTATCGACCTGAAGGTAAATATCCGGGGTGGCGGCGTTTAGCTTCTTCAGCTACGTTACCGATACCTGAAGCTCGAATGTATTCAGTAATTTGAGTTGGTCCTTCTGTGCATGCCCCCATCTTAATCATCGTTACCTTGTAAAGGGGATACATATTGAGATTTACAAAAGAATTGTTCATTTTACTTCCTTTCCTTATACACATTGAAAAATAGTACCATCAGGAAGATTATAAACAGGCCATCCCCCGATGAAGAATAGATTCGCTGGATCTTTAATGAGACCCATTGTTCTAACAAGTTTGCAGTATTGGGTGTAATTGAGTTCGGCGTTCATTGATGGAATATACATCCGAACGTTGTATGGATTCGGTTTTTCCATATGAGCGTAATTGGTCATTTGCATTTTAGTGTATCACTTCTGTATCTTTAAAAAGGAATACCCCATCATCCCCGAATTTAGGGAAAAGTTCAACGCTGGAGATTTCGAGTGGGGAAGTATAAGAGTCTATGAACTCAAACGTCGCATTAACATCGTATCCGAAATTGAGTGCAAATCTTGTCAAAGCATCCGTTGATGCGTCGTCGAAGGAATCAAAGGTCTTCTCTGACCCTTCGTATATTAATTTGGTCTTCTTATCGACGATGCTTACTTTGTACATCAGTTGACCCTATATGAGAAGTTTGTCGGAGGTGCAACAAAGAAGTTGTAATCTTTGGTGGACCTTACGACGAGATCGTCATAGAAAGTTGTCAAAACTTCTGCTGCAAACATCAGTTGTTGAATTTCATCATTGGTTAATTCAGGTGTTGAATCACCATTGTCAAAAATCTGTTGAGTCATTTGTTGGTCCTTCATGATAGATCCTTTTTATAAACACTAAACATTTTGGAGTTGAAATTGTTGAATGAAATCCAATCAGCATCTTCCAATCCACGAAGTTTGAATATTAAATACAAACCACGATCTTCAGGGTCACATCTTGGATCAATGATGTCAGCTAGGCTGACTGCATCAACATATTCTGTCCCAAACATGATCACTGTATTCTGGTTGGGTTTGTAATGTTCCAACGTTTCATCAGAATTCGCGTACGCGCTTACGAAATGTAGATTCGATAATAACCGAATAATCGAATCACTAACAGCAAACTGTGTCATTTCAACTCCTTCAACGGTATAATGTATTGTATACCAAAAGGGTGAAGAAGTCAACCCTCTTCACCCTTATTGTTTACTGCATTACACCATAAAAAGCTTGAGTTGGGTCCAAAAATGCATTTGGAACACGAGTATCACGTTCAACATTCAACAGCCTCTTATTACGTTGTTCACCTTCAAGCAATAACGAATTTGCCATCCGTTGAAGACCAATGTCGGAAGAGTTGGTCGATGCGGTCGTGTGTGAATACATTTCAGTCACCAAATTCCAAGCATCAAAAGATGACAAGTGACCGACAACTCGTTGTGCAACTGAACGATCATCAAACACGTTTGGAAGATAGATATCAGCCAAATGGATCTGTGGATTAGCGATGTTACTGATTGTACGAAGACGATGAAGTTCATCTGGATGTATGTCGTGCATCTGTTTAATCCGAAGATTGGCGTGGTCAGTGATAGCAAGTAACTCACCAACTGTTGCACGTTCTTGACCCATTTCAAGAATCCGAGCTTTGACACGACTCTGGACTTTGTTTTGGATCTGGGTGTACGAGATGTCCATATGTTCTTCCCATCGATTGATCATAGGAATTTTTGCGTTAAAGAATTCAGTAAGACCAACCATACCGTTCGTGCAGATCTGGCGAATCAGTTCAAATACACCACGAATATGTTGACTGAACGGAGACCAGCTGTAACTCAACTGTGACGTGAATAATCCACCTTGTTGGTACTCGGTGATGTCGAGAGTTTGTTCACCCCATGGATTGGACAACAAAATATCACTTTGAGTGGTATCAACTTTGATCGCCCGAGCCAAAGGATTGACTTTAGCAACACCGATTGTATCGATCAGTTGCTGGATCGCAGTGTTATCTTGAATAAAACCGTTGTACGATCCATCACGGAAATCAACGAGTGTGTTGTTGATGGTGAAGAACTTTCCACCGACCATTCGTTTAGCCAAAGCTTCTGGAGGAGTAAAAGAGAGTGATTGAGATACACGTGACGTTGGTTTGAATTGGTGAATGATTTCACCGTCATTGATGGAGATTATTGCAGAAGTCTTTTTTTCGGACTTCAGTTCAGAGATTTCAACTTTTTGGGCTTGAACTACTGCCCAATCATTCACCTCGAGATGTTGATGTTGTTTGGGGGTAAGAACACGTTGTCCGAGTTGCATTTTGTGACCTTTCGTTTCAAAGGATTAGTAAAGTTTTGATGCGTTTGTTGTGATCTACACAACAGAGACATTATCTACTATCTTTGGGGAACTCACAACGAAACTTTCATTATATCTCGTCTCCAATTCTTGAACTGACAGTAGGGGAATTGCAGTTTTGGATGTATCACGGATAATTGATTTCCGTTTTGTTTTGTCTTTCCAAAAATGACCTTTCGACATCAAGTACTTAATAATCTGACGAAGAGCAAAGATTTGATTAGGAGTGGTAGCATTGTACTGCATTCCCAATAACCACGACAGTGCATGTGTGAATTTCAAACCAATATCAGTTGTTGCCTTGACCTCTTTCGGAAGTCTTGGAATGTTCACTGTCTTCAGTTGAATCATCATTTTTGGGAGTTGGAGTGGTTGAATACTCTCGTAATCAAATTGATCAGTGAGTTCTTTTGCTGACCGAAGAGCAAAGTTCAAATTAACAGCAATTTGTTTGTCAACACCTTTCAGAGATGAAACCAAAGATGCTGGTTTTCCACTATCTGACTCCACGTCTGATGAATGCAAGATTCGTGCATTTTCAGTTCCAAGCGTCTTCCATATTGGAGCAGAGATACTGAATGTGTCCAAATTCGGAAGAATTGCAACACACGCACGACTTTCTTGTTCTGCAGGTTTGAAATTCAGATAAGTGAAATGAATCGCTTCACAAGGAACTGAACGAAATAGTCCATGTTCATCAATCTGTTTACTTGACTTTACCAAATCAAGCATTGTTTGGTTTTCCCAATGTACTCCAAAGTTATAGACGTATAGTCCATCAAAGAACCAATCAACATTGGAATTATCAAAGAAAGTACTGACTGCATTACGAAAATGAATTTCCGCGTTTGAAGTCCAAACACGTTCAGTTCCATCAATAGATTCAATTACCCGACTGTTTTCATTGGCTTTTTCGATCGTTATAACTTTGTCACCGTACCACATGATTAGACCTTCATGTGGGACGAAGAACTGGGACATTCCATATTTCACTTTGAACATACGAGCAAGAGATAAAGGAATATCAATTTTGATGAATTTCTCTTTGCCAGTATCAGCAAACACCTTTTCATCGAGTATGGACATTGAACCACCAAGAGCTGTGGACACACGTTTGATTTTGACATTTTGGAACCGAACTTTTGAATGATCAAAAGGTAGAATCATTTACTTCTCCATGTGCTGATTGACAGAACACAACCATTATAAATGAAAATGAGGGGAAAGTCAACTACTTTTCCCCTCAAAACATGGTCTTTGGTGGACCTTTAGTCGAAATTAATGTGCATCTTGATTGTTCGTTTTGCTTCGAATTTCACTGGATTTTTGAGAATTAGTTTATCAATCTGGTCAAGAACACCAACACGAAAATCTTCTATTATATCGTTTGCGTAGTCCTTTGCCATATTTGCCACATCTTGTGAGTTAGGGATTGATTGAGTTGGGTAATCTTCGTACATCAAAACAACAGACTCTGCCATCATTTCAATCGCGAATTTTGCAAAAGCAGATTCAGTTTTGAATGTTCCAAACTCTTTTACAAAGTTCGAGAGGTCACTAGTTGTTTGCGTTGGTGTGACAGTAGGAGTGACCACTGGAATATTTGGAGCATTTTTTGGAATTGCTGATGCAACACCACTGAATACAATTTTCAAGTGTCCACCAACCATATAGCTGGTATATGCTGGCTTGAGTTGTTTGGAAATGTAGACCTTTTCAACACCAGGAATCTTCATCAAATCAGGAATACATTTTTCCCGTTCTTTGTGAGTCAGTCCATCGGAATATCGTTCAATTTTGTATACAACATTCTTGGTTCGTGGGCGGGTACCTTTATGTCCACGCATGTTGGAAGATGGACCATCTGCATAATATGTGAAGTTGGGGTTACCACCATGATCAACGATTACTGCACGGATATCACCAATTCGAGACATTTATTACTCCTTACGTTTTAACAGAGACATTGTCTCATATTTTACCCTGAATGTCAACACGACTATTACCTTTTTAGCGGTTTTCCGTTCGAGGTATTATCCGTAAATTGGACATACAAAGTAAGCCGCACACTTCATTACTGTTTAGTGGTTCGATGTGGTCAACTCCATATCGCTCCATAAGCATTATACCTACAGGAGTGTTTAATCCAGGTTTACTTTTACACAGTAGTGTAATCGAACTGCTCTTCAAACCACTTGCCGTTTTTGCGGTAAGACAGAATATGGATTTCAGGTTCTCCAACAATCGCTGTTGTTTCCAAGTTATAACCCGATAGCGGATTGATAATTTCCCATACCCTGCAGTCACTGTCAGGTCTTGCTGCTCTTCCAATGACTTGATTTAGAAGGGGGTAACTTGCAAACGTTCGTCCTAGTAGGACACTCTCACATTTTTTAACATCAACCCCCTCACTTATACGTGAACAGTTGACCACGAAGTTGTATTGACCTGCACTAAAGTCGTCGAGGATCTGGTCAAGCTCACGACTGGGTTGGCTGTCAACGAAAACAGACTTGTAACCGAGAGATTGGATATAATGATGAATCTCACTGGCTTCTTTCTTCGTTCTCATGAAAACCATTGTCTGACCCATCAGATGGATGTAGCCATCGAGAATGTCTTTGACCACACGAGTTTTATTCTTTTCAGGAGCGTCAACAAATGAATAGATTTTAGTCGGAGCAAGAAAACCTTCTTCAACTGCCTGTTGACGAGAGATTGGTTCAATGATCTCTTCAAATTTGATCAAACAACCATCAGCTCGGTCAGGTGTAGCCGTCAAACCAATAATCACTTTATCACCAACCTTTTCAAGTTGATACTGAATGGACATCATTGCTTCGTGGTGCGCTTCATCGAGACAAGCAATATCCCACTGTAAGTCTTTGGGAATATCAGAGAACGCTGATTGGGTTATGATTTCAACATTCTCTGCTGCAGCATATGTAAGTTCCGCTTGAGACAACAAACGACGTTTGTGAGCAATGAATAACAACCGAAGTTTCCGACCATTTTCAATGTTTAGGACTTTACGAATTCGAGGTGACGTAAAAATCAAACCTGAAGTGACAGTCTTACCAGCACCAGTGGGAAGGACTACGAGAATCCTCTTTTTATTTTGTTCCATAGCCATCTCGACAGCATGCAGAGCGGCAAGTTGAAACCAACGACTTTTCTTTTCACCAAAGAAAATTTCTTCGTTAAACTCTTCTTCGTTTGTTACTTCATCATTTTCGAAGACAGACATAAATTACTCCGTTGGTTGAACAGAAGACATTGTCCCATACATTGACGAAAAAATCAACTCATGAATCTTGGTTCCTTACAATCAGGGGAGGGCTACTAGTAGCCCTCCCCTTCAAGTTGCATTACGCAGTCAGACCGAACAGGCCCATTACACGCTTGATACCAGCTTCACGGTTGGCAAACTTCTTGACAGGCTTTTCAGCTTTGCCGTTGTAGGTCGCGACCAGAGTCTTGGTGTCCATGGCGGCGATAGCTTCAGCAGTCATTGCGTTCTTCTTGGCACGAGGGGCCTTGGGCGTCTTGGGGGCCTTCACAGCCTTTTCCTTGACATCGGAACCGTCCAGCTTCCACTTACCACTTGCCACGTTGGACAGGTAGGTGGATGCACAAGCGACCGAAATACCCACTTCCTTGGCCAATTCAGCAACCACTTGACCACGCTTGGCATCCTTGAAAGCCGAATTGCTCTTCAGGGCCACATACTTTACAACGAAATCATTCTTCTTAGACATTTGATTCTCCTTACGGTTTGGTTAACAACAAGAACATCTTACCCTATATCACAAACAACGTCAACTACTTTTTACTACCTACTTCAAAATAATTCAGAACATCTTTCCAGGTGCCCGACACAACAGGGGCCTCAAAACCGTTGTCCCGACAATACACTTCGGACAGACCAATCTTCGAATTGTGACCATTCTTGGGACAGATGTTGTAGATCACATCACCAGTAATCACGTCACTGATTCGAATATCGTCATATAACTTACCCATTACGGGACAGTTATTCTTGTACCACACATACATTGTATCAACATCAATTTTGGGTGACTTCGCAATCTTGCGAACCTTCGCATCAAGAGACTTCTGTTTTGCGACAAGGGCCTTGTCACTACAGAACCAATCGTAAAAATTGTTGCAGCGAGCGAAACTACTCGAAGAAGGATCTTCCAAATATTTTGCAAGTGTTGCAGTCATTTTTGTTCCGTTTGTTTAGTCAGTAAGACTATTGTCTCACAATTGGGGTCATTTGTCAACATCTATACTACAATTGAGAAAAGAAACAAGAGCTTCCAAAATTTCAGTTACATGGAACACGGAACCGGCATCTGACCAGTTCAACTTATTCGGTTCTTCTTCAAGAGTAGCTTCAACTTGTTCCAATTCAATCTCGATTAACTGTATAGCTGCCCGAGATTCAGCAATACGAGTTCGAATCGCAGTTTCTAGTGAAACAGATTGGGGGAAATGTTTCATTTTGGGTTCCTTAATCATTAAAGAGTAAAACAGTAACGCCCACCAGTTCTGGGTTTTGTCGAATTGAGTTTTCGGTTGGGACGAATAACCAGTACAGTATATCGTTATCAACATCTCGAACTTCATCTTCTTCGACAAAGACAACTTGTTTGCCAGTCTTATCACTTACCATCGTGAACCCAACATCACAAGCGTCAGGGTAAACGCGTTCCATCCGGAAACCTTTACCCAAACTAGAGATTTCAGAGATAAATTGTTTATCACATTTGCGGTAGGTGAAACGACTTGAGTTAACTAACATTTTGATACCTTTGTTGATTTAGTGAGAACACTATACCACAAAAGGTAAAGGAATACAACAGAATAAAATGGTGCTGTGTGTCGGATTTGAACTGACGACCTCATGCTTACAAGGCAAGTGCTCTACCAACTGAGCTAACACAGCATAAATTTGGTCGGACATGTAGGATTCGAACCTACGACCCTTTGCTCCCAAAGCAAATGCGCTACCAGGCTGCGCTAATATCCGAATATCTAACTAATAAAATATAACTCAGAAATGATTGGCCTGTGTTTCCAATCCACTATGGGTTTACCAGCGCTCTTTCGAGTTGGTTTCCACGTCTGCCAGCGCATGTCGTGCTGAGTTATTAAAGCACCTTCATAGCGACCAGTCTGGAGGGTTCACCTCAACAAAAGGTTAGCCTCTTTCTCCTGCCAGAGCGAACGATTATTGAAATTCCATGGCAGTGGCTATATCGTTTATCGTTCCTTGTACTACTCTATTATATCAGACCTTCGCTATAAAGGCACTTTAATTTTATTTTGGAGCGGTGTGTCGGTCTCGAACCGACGGCCTCGAACTTGGAAGGATCGCGCTCTACCTACTGAGCTAACACCGCAATAATACTATTTATGGAGCAGGAAAGTTGGGATTGAACCAACTTCTTTAAGGTGGACCCCTAACGCATTCAATATGCTATTCCCGCAAAAAGGTATTTCAGATTCGGGGCGATGTTCCCGATAAACGCCTCAAATGAGTTTCTGAAATACACAAAAATGTATTTAGTAAAGAATGTAAGAGGAATCGAAACCTCCAACAGCGACGGTGCGCTGCCTGTAGCCTTGGGTAATTCGACTGGCCAATCTTATTACCTCACATTAGTTCTGGATTGCAGCCCAAAACCTAACATTCTTTACTACATACACATTTTATAGCAATCTATTTATAAAGTCAACAAAAAGTTTTGGTCTCTATATCCGGTAATCTTGTGAACTACCCAATTGTTCAATGGGGGTAGTTCACCTTAGATCATATTAATGGAATAAATGATGATCATAGATTAGAGAACTTGAGAACAGTTTGTCCTAAATGTGATTCATTATTACCAACTTTTTGTTGTAAAAACTAAAAGTTAAAAAATGGTGCCCCGAGCCAGATTTGAACTGGCACGCTCGAAAGCGAGGGATTTTAAGCGGTTGTGTCTCGAAGTTTCCTTCAAGCCCGGACTATCTCTTTACCTTCAACATTATTTGGTCAGGTAATGGGCGTTCAAAGCTGGTTATTAAGAGGACTAAACCTCTCCAGTAGTCTCTACACCTTCAAGTGATGTATCACTTGCTTGGCTCGCGATTGCCATTTTAAAGGCTCTCCCGAATTAACCCATAGTTTACTCAAAGTTTCCAATTGAGGGGGACTAGCGTCATGCGATCCCTTGTGTCTACCAATTTCACCATCGGGGCATTAAATTATAAAAGAACAGTCACACCAAAAACATTTACTTCTGAGTCATTCTTCTAACTCCTTCTTTACTGGGAGACTATTATATATTAAGTATCCCATAAAGTCAACAAAAATTTGGTGGGCCTGGAGGATTACGATACCTCGACCTTGGCGTTATGAGCACCCTGCTACTTCCTCTGAGCTACAGGCCCAAACTTGTTTAGTGTTCCAAATAAGAACCTTCAGCTAGAGTACATATCTGATTGAACGGTTCCCTGTGAGTAGCTATATTGTCAGGTAACGCATACCTAAAGTTGTTCCAGAACTTACAAACTTCTTCCGGAGTTGTGGGTTCAGGTTCACCTTTTTTACATACGTTGAACAAAGACACATAGTAATCATATGCATACACAGCTTCTACAGTTTCTTGATGAAGTTTCAAAACGTTCATTTGTTAAACCTTTCAAGTAAGTTTTGTGCCAATTCAACTCGGCCGACATCAACGCCACCACTGAAGGCATCATCGACGTTACCACCAGCATAATCATCAACAATGAAGTCTTCTTCATCTGTATCCCAGCATCCACCATCGATAATTTTTTGTAAAAAGTCCACTAATTCTTGTTGCATCATATGATCTACTTGGTTTTGAAATTTTTGATGTTCGCTTTAACGACACTGTGTTCCAACAATCCCTTCAAATACTTATACTCTTTTTTAGCAGCCTTAAAGTACCCCGGATCATCACCTTCGTCCGTGCTCATTACAGCTAAAGTGTAAGGAGTCCCTTCACAATACTGTTTCCCTGTATCAATACAGATAGGACAGTGTTTGCAATCATCAGAGCGATCCTGGCCTGTTGTCTGTGGAGAGTTAGAATATGTATTAAATTCTGCACACAAAGGACAGCTAGAAATTCCTCGGTCTAAATCTTGATTGCCGTTCTTAATCTTTTTCCATTTCTTGATAGATTTTTCGAGTGCTTTGTAAGTCTTCTTGTTCAACATAAACACTTTCATTTTAACCTCTTCCGTATTTAAAAAGATATTCATTGCTGACAGCCTTCCAATGTTCTCGTCCATTAACTTGCTTGTATACTTCTCCTTCTCGGAGTTTACCAGTAAGTTTACTCGTTCCATCTGCCATTGACAACACATCTTGAACAGAAGTTTCAGGTGGAAACACATACTCTTCGTGAATTACAGGGACGTGCTTAAGTCCAAGGTCTTCACACAATTGACGCCGCTGGTTAGGGGAAAGAAAACATCCCAACTTAATGTCATATATCGCGAACACGTAGAAGTCTTGACCCTTCAACCCATAATGGTTACCCTGTATACCTTCTCCGATAATTTCACCCTGAATAATGATATCATCCAAGCCCGTTTCAATCAACCGCTGTTCGATGTTATACTTACGAGCTTGAGCCCACAAAGAGTTACCTTCAGTTTCTCTCAAGTTCAAGTTCCGAGAACATACGATGAACTCACCATCAATTCGACCGACAGACATCGAGCTACCCTCAAGCTTCTCAGTAACCTCATAAGTTAGTTGCTTCAATTCTTCCCAGTTACTAGTGAGATTCTGAATTCGTTCTTCATCTGTCTTGGGAAATACAGATGGAAAAGCTCCCTTAACTACACCAGCCAGCTGAGCTGGGATTGGAGGTTCGTACTTGACGATGCCAAGGAGGTCGGTGACATCTTCACCCTCATTGAACACCAACATGGATGTGGGGATGGGGAGAACAAGGCCCTGACTCAATTGCCCCCTCAATCGAACGGTGCGCAGACGTTCCCCAGAGATACCTTCGTATACAAAAGGAGTTTTATCACCTTTAGTCAGGAAAGGGGCAATGTCGTGTGGGATGAAGCTATCAACTTCACAGTATATTACAAGGTTACCAGGTTCAAATTCACCTTTTTTGACGACGACTTTCCATCCTCCAAGCAACGCAACTTCAATAGCGTCAGCATCAGGGATAGGTTGAATGTCATCGATTTTTCGAATAGTAGCAAGATGTCGCATTAAAACTCTCTTCAGTTGAGTTAATGATTATCTATCAACAGTAGATAATAGTCAACCCTCGTCTTCACTGTCGTCTTCAGGTAACCAGTCTTCGTCCGGGTGATATGACATAATCATTTCACTGAAACGACGTAGCCGTCTTTAACGGTAGCTGTCGCATACCACTTGTGGGGTTCAGGGTAATGAGGACCTTCCAAAGAAACAGTCCCATTTTGGTTAACTGGAAAAGGACCAGGACTGAATACACCAATCTGCTTACCTGCAGCCAGTGCTTCTTTCAATGCTTTCTTCGTTTTGAAGTTAATAGTTGTGTATGCCATATGTATCTCCTAGTAATCAAAAGTAATAACGACGAGTTCCATCAAACTCGGGATGAGAGGTATCTCGTGTATCCAAATATGCAAACCCTTTATAGTTTCCTGTTTGGAATAAGACCTCCTCAAGAGCAAGCGATATCCCAAGGCGAACGTCTTTTGTGCCATTCCGATCCCCTTCAAGGTGACTATTCGCCCATGTTCGTACAAATTCTACTCCAATCGTTGAACGTGCCATAGTGTTTCCTAGTAGTTAACTTACAACTTTAGGTTTCCGACCTTTCTTGGTACCTTCAGTGATATCACCAGCAGCCTTTTTCATGTTATACAGATATGTGGTCGCACCTGCTTTGGACATATCAAGTTGACCAATGAACAAAGCAATGATTTCTTGATTGGACTTACCACGATTCGCTTCGTAGATCAGTTTGGCCGCTTCTTGTTTCAAACCTTTCTTTGGCTTGACCGTTTGGCCATTTACCTGTTTACGAGTAAGCAAAATCTCTTCAGTTGGAACGTTCAAGATCTCATCAGCAGTTGGAATGTCTTTGATCGTGCTCTCAACATTCGGGTCATACCAAGGAAAATTGATAAAGAATTCAACAACCTTTCGTTTGACCACTTTCGTCAATTCTTCAGGGTCAACAACAAATCCATCAGCATGAAGTTTAACAGCTTCCGTGATCATATATCGAAGAGCAACATTGGCTTCTTCGTTGTTTTCCGTTGGAAATGTGACTCCAAACAATTTATGAATCTCTTTTTCAGCGATTTTTGGAGTTATGTGACGCTCTGTGTACTTGTCATTCACTTCACGAGCACACTTGAAGTATGAGTGGACATCATAACCAGCATCAATTAGATTCTGTATCACGGTTGACATATTGATTCCTTGTTTGAATTTCAGTAAACAATACCCTATTTTGAATTAGACGTCAACAGACTTAACTGCAATCTCCAACAATTCTTCAACGCGACGCATTTCACTTCCACTTCGTTTTGGAGGAGCTTCATAAGTTCGGTGTACCCGAAACCCCAAGCGACAAAACGTATCTTCAAACTGGTCTGTAAACGACCGACAACCCACAACCACTCTCACTACATTGGAAGTGTTTTTGGAATCCGATACATGGAGTACGTCCGTCTTTTGAATCATACACTATTCTTAAAAATCGTCACCGAAACAACCATAGTCTTCGTCCGTACCAAAGCCTGCTGATGCCATCCCTGAATCAAAGTCGCCATCAAGGTCGTCATCAAATTCAGGTTCATGCTGCTCATCACAGCCCTCTTCATGATAGACATACCAATCGTTCATCAGTACACCATATTCATCGTCGACGAGATATTCTTCGTGTTCCATTTAGTGTTCCTTTCTTAAGTCAACAACAACATTATATAGTATTGTGGGGCAAAAGTCAACGAATCAATTAGGGTAATAAGAATTCCATACCCTTCCACTCCTGTCCCCCACCGGTAAGGCTATTATCTCACAAATAGGGTAAAAGAACAACAGTTGATTTATTACACAAGATGAGAGACAATTGTTACATTGAATGAACAACAGAGAAAAAGATGCCCAAACAACTCAACGATTATCTTGAACTCAATAGCATGTATTCGTTTGAATCGGATTCGGGTGTCCGGCGATTCAAAAAGTTGATTCAAGAAGTGTGTGGTTATGGTTCTTTGGAAGAATTTCTTGCTGACAATCCAGGAGCTATTAATAGTTTGGTTGAGTTCATTGATGAATGGATTCCTCGGAACGACGAATGGCAAAACAATATAACGAATCTGACTACCTTCGAAGAATAGTTGGTTGACTTTTGGGTTAAACGTAGTATAATTACTATATTGAAACGACAAACGGAGTAAACAAAATGAACCTCTCTACTCTTAAAGTTGGTGATCGTGTCTCTGTTGCATACAACGGCAGTTGGTCAACTCGGTCTCAGGGGATTTATATCGTTACAAAGATCAACAAAGTTCGAATCACTCTTCAGCGTGAAGGTGATGGTCATGAGCGTGAATTTAGTGTGAAGACTGGCACTGAGATAGGTTCTGACCGTTATCGTTCAGCATACATTGAGTCTATTCAGGACAAGGAAAATCGTGAAGCGGCAGTTCTTGCACGTAGTGAAGAACGACAAGCATGGGAGAATGCTGAATTGGCGGCAAAAAAGAAAGATATATCTGCTCTTCGTAAAGCACTTCGTGATATCGAAGAACGAGCTTGGTTGAAATAGGTTGACTCACCCCTCTAAAGGTATTAAATAATCGAACCAAGTGGGACCCAAACGATAACTTTGTAATCACTGTACCTGAATTAAGGGTGAAGGGCACCGCAAGTTGTAGTTGACTTCTTTACTCTAATGTGTGATAATGTTCTTGTTGTAGAAGTACTTGAAGAACCCAATAATCCTGAAAGGAAAATGAAATGAAATTCAAAAACACCGCCAACAATTACGTCGAAGAAACAACTTTTCCGTTTGTGTGGACTCTTTTGTTTGGTTCGCTGTATCTTTTGGTAAAGGGTCTTTGGGGTCACGCCATTATTAGTTTCATACTTGCACTGTTCACATTCGGTCTTTCTTGGTTGATTTATCCGTTTATTGCTCGTGGTCTCATTTACGAAAACTACCTGAAAAGGGGATGGGTACCAGTTGAGTAGATTGAATACTCCGGATAACGTTCATACACTCGTCATCATCCAACACAAAGCATTCGCTATCCCCTCCGATCAACTCCAAGGGAACATACTTATACTGCTTCCATGTTCTCTTGATGTGTTGTTCAATCTTGAATGCTTCGTATAGTGTAGTAGCTCTCTCGTACCGGGAGGTAACTGAGTATACTTTTTTGGACTGAAACCTTTTAGTCACAGACCGCTTCGTAATCCCTATCTTCTGAAACCGCTCTGATCCTTTACTGAACTCAACGAAGTATACCAGCGCGCTGATGTCTTTGAGTTCGGGTTTCATCTTGAACAGGTGTTCGGTGTACACCTCAACAACTTTTTGTAGTAATATAGCTAAAACTTCTAAGAGGATCACCATGAACCAATACCAGACTCAGCTATTCACTGAACTGCAAGCGCTCATCGCTAGCAATGAAGCCTTTTACGCACAGACGTTCGAGTCGAATGGTCACATCTATAAGATATACAACTATCGGTTAGCCTCATATACCGACTTCCTCGCTCCTTCCGCTTTGGAATCAAGGGGTGTGATGTTTGAGGTTGACGCTTCCGACGACCCAGTTGAACTGAAAGTTCTCCCTCAACCCAAATTCTTTAACGCCTATGAGAATCCATTCACGATGGATCTCGACTTCACTGCAGTTGATGCAATCTACGATAAGCTTGACGGCTCGTTGATGTCTACTTATATGGAAGACGGACAGTTGAAGTTGAAATCTAAAGGTTCAATCTCTTCTGAACAAGCACTTGCTGCGATGGATTGGTTGGATAATCCTGACCAGGCTATGCTGTATCATAACCTCGCGTCAGCCACAGAGAAGGGATGGACTATCAATTTGGAGTTCATGAGCCCCAACTATAGGATCGTATTGGGTTACATGAACACTCACTGTAAGGTGTTGAACGCTCGTAACCGTGAAGATGGCTCGTTTGTTGAATACGACCTTCTCCAATCGACGTTCGGTGCTCATAACGTGGTCAGTCGAGTGATTGTGGATGATACCAAAACCTTCATTGATAACATTCCTGGAATGCAGGATGACATTGAAGGCTATGTGGTTTGGTTGTCTGACGGTCGAGTGGTCAAAATTAAATTGACCAAATATTTAAGCCTGCACCACGCGAAAGATTCTGTCAACAATCCTCGTCGATTGTTTGAGTGTATTCTTGATGAAGGTGTTGATGATCTTCGTGGAATGTTCTATACTGATGCTGTTGCAATGATGATGATTGATCAAATGCAGGTGAAGGTTGATCATATGTTTAACAGCATGGTAAATGAAGTTGAGACGTTCTACGAAATGAACAAACACCTTGACCGAAAAGACTACGCTGTTAAAGGTCAGGCTGAAGTTTCACCGATGTATTTCTCTCGTGCAATGAATTTGTATCTTGGGAAGAGTCCTGACTACAAACAGTTCATGAAGAGTAAGTGGAAAGAATTGGGATTTAAAGATATGAAAATTGAAGAGACTGGAGAATGAAATGTTTATCGGATATGTAATTGTTGGAATTGACAAAAACTACGGAAATGATATATTTGCGTTGGTTGATCATGGTACAGGTGGACACCCTTATTGGTCGCCGCAAATGAACACCACCGGAATTCACAGTACATGTCCAAACATAGAAGAGATGTTTCAGGGTTGTGACTACATGTACGAAAAAGTTTCTGGAATTGGAATTGGAATTGCAGAAGTTGAATATAAAATAGACAAGTTTATTCCAGTCTCGGAACTTAAACAAGTGATCACAATTAACCAAAAGAAACGTCGAGCGATCCAAGTTCAAATAGAACAACTTCAGCGTGAGTTGGACGAAATCTAACATGGTAGTAAAACTTCGTGACATTGAAGACTCAACAATGGCATACGAGAAGGGTAACAAACAAATCAAGGCAATCCAAGCTCAGAACCAAAGTTTAACCTTTAAAACTCTGTTCTCCGAACAAGAGATTGCGTTTGGAGATGTCGTTCGCGCTAAAGTGAAGCGTGTGTTCGGTAGCTGTAAAATATATCTTGATTATCACAAGACTTATATTAAAATCAAGGTGGACAAACCTCGAACAGAAGATTTGAAGTCGGATAGGTATGAAGAGTTGAAAAACTTTTGTGAATTGACTAATATAGCGATTCGTGAACGAACATCTTTGGATGAAGTTCGTTCTTTAATCTTCCGTATTGAGAAATAGAGAACTGTTATGAATATGACTGAAATGCCCATCGAGCAATGGAAAGATCTTGTTAAACTGAGTTCCCATGTTCTTCCTGGTGAGACTGTTCGATTTTCTGATGTAGCAGGGGATGGGGTAGTCCGTGCTAACGTATCTATCAACAATCCAAAATTTGAAGGTCACTCAATCTTCATTGGAGCATATTTCACGAAACCTCTGACTAACCCTACTGTAAAAGCAGGTTGTGGTTGGTTCTACGATTAAAGAAAACAAAATGCATTTTCATACGGACGAGGATGGATTTCTTGTAAAGTGTTATCACGAGACCAAAAGTCAACTGAAATCATTATCCTTCTGGGTAGGAATCACAATTTCCTTCCCATTTGAGCATTTTTTGTGGGAAAAAGTTCCAGGTTTTAGTTATATCACTCACTTATTAGGATTATAATGAAACTTCTGTTTTGTCCACATTGTAATGATGTGTTTAGCCTTAACACTAAAGGGCGGCGTAGTTGTTCCTGTGGTCTAACGTACGGTGAGTACACTGACGACATCAATGCAACAATCAGTTCAACTGGGGTTGCTTTAGGGTTTGCTAATGGAAGTTTCACAAATGCTCTCCGTGAACACATTCGTAACCCTAAAGGGATCCCTGTTAAGGGAAGATACTTTGACAATAAGGGTCACGACTTCATTGCATTCACTATCCCCGAAGATGCCCCAAGTGTCAAACGAGAAGGTCCGTGTGTGTGGTTAGATGAAATGTTAAAAACTATTGGACCCCCTGTTTGACTGTTGATTATTGATGCACTTGTGATGTATCACTCTTAAATTGGTTGACATTGACCCTATTATGTGATATGATAGGGTCAATGAAATAAATAAAGAGCTCCCCGATGTCTCATGTTGATTTATACTGTGACGGATCATATTACAGCAGACACAAAAAAGCTCAAACATTCTATTGTGGATATGCAGTCAGTGTAGTTGAGCAAGGAATTAGGACGTTTGCATTTGGGGCTGGTGATAGTACATCTAGTCCAAATAAATGGTCTAGCACCACAGCAGAACTACTCGCATTCAAAAGTGCATTGAATCACGCGTTATACATCAATGATCAACATACGACAATCAATATCTATAGTGATTGTGAGACAATTAACATAGTACTTAACAAAATTCTTCAACGCATCACTTATGGTGCATCTAATCCGTATGCAGATGTGGCACATCCAATAATATGGAAACAAATCATGTCAAGGTATGCTCTCTTAGATGCAAGAGTTGTTATTCGTCATATTGAGTCACATATGGTCGGCCCACGTATTCACCAACATCATGCAGAAGTTGACAAATTGGCTAAAGTGTTTGCAACTAAGCGGTTGGTTGAACGATATGCAAAAATAGCGAAACTGTGGTATGATGGTACAACAAGAACCAACTTCTTGTTGCCTTTTAGTTCGGCATAGGGTAACATCGTAACATCTCTTTAATCGCACGAAAGTTGTTGATGAACATTCCGTTAGTTGGTTCAGTAGTACGCGTTGAAGTTCCTAACTTCAGTGCTATGTTAACCAATCCAATCTTCAATGACTTACCTACCAGCAAGTTCTTTGAAGGAACTGTGATTCAAAATTCAGACTTCGATGATCTGAAGTCGTTCTGTATTACAACACCAAATGAGAAATTTCCTATCCGGAATATCTTATTCAAGAATGTGATCAGTATCAATGGAGCGTCTGTTGATTACAATGCTCAGACTACAGTCAAGACGGTTCAGGTTGCTGGATCCAATGGGAATGTGTATACTGTAGTGATTAATGGAGAGAAGTCAACCTGCACGTGTCCTCAGAATACATACAGACATCAAATGTGTAAACATATTAAACAAGTATTGGAGCTATAATGTGTATTATTACGTGGTTGTTGATCTGGTTCCTTGTTGGAGTTGTTGTGGCTATAATCGTTGGTAATGTTATTCACTTCGCTGCTGGTGAAGATGAATCTGTTGACCTTTAACCCTAAATACTATACAATATCATTTCTGTCAATAAGGAGTTGTAAAAATGTCTAAGACCTTCACTTCCCGTCATCTCAACGAGACTCTGAAGCGTTGTAAGAATGGTGCACATGAACCAAAGTCTGGACATCACACCAAGCGTGCTATCCAAGCGGAAGAGTTCCGTAAAGAAGTCA